CGCCATCACCCTCACAGGCAATGCATTTACCGCCATATAGTAACGTACCACATTCCAAACACTCATCGTTAGATGGTTTGTTGTGTACTGCTAATGCGGTTTTAAGAACATCCTCATGTTTTTTATTAATAGCAATGCGGATTTCTTCAAACTTAGATAGATCTTCATTAGACATTATACCAGCTACATCAGAACGAACGATGGTAGAAATAGCCTTATCAATTTCACCATAATAGCTAGCTGCACGTTGAATAGAGAGTTTATTATCTGCCCTCACGTCAACACTACGATTTACCTTTTCCCACAGAAATTCAATAGCGGAATCAAGACTTCTACCGTATGCCTCTTTCCCACTAGCAGAGTCTACATCATAAACGTGGCGGCCAGAAGCTTCTTTCTTTATTTTATCGTTAATAGAAAGTTCTGCTGCGACAACAGGCTCTTTAGCTTCGCTCTTTACCTGAAGATCAGTGGCAATCTCATATTTCATTTTACTCCTCCAACATTGCAATTTAGATATAAACTTATTAATATACTATAGGCCGGGAGTCGTCCATGAGGTCTGCCCAAATGGGGTGGTGCCGGGTGACCTAGCAAACCAAGATTCACGACCCTCTGGGCCCAAAGCAGACGGCAAACTGAACAAGCCACTCATGAAGGTGTTCGGATAGTATGCTCCTAAACCTTCAGTAAAATCGATTGAATCGTGTCCTAATCCGTCCCCCTCTCCCCAATTACACACCACTGAGGGTACATTATGTTCTTCCATAAGGGAACGTAAATATTTACATTTACAAGGTTCAATTTTACTGTCCTCTATTGCTTCATGTAATTTATATCTATTACTTGCTTCTTTTTTAGCAGCCTCTTCCTCTTTATCATTTTGCAAAACAGGATCTAATTTATCAATAAATCTCCCAGCCGACTGACACCCCTTTGGAATTATTAAACCGAATGGGCAAGAGTCGAATGTTTGAGACCTAACTTTTGCATACACCAATTGAGCAAAACTATTTGGTAAATTACCAGACCTCATAAGCTGTCCCATGTAGGCGCCAGCCTCTCTCACAGCCTCAAGGGAAGGTATATATACACTATTATAGTAATCATCTATATCCCGCATAGAAGTAATCGTGTGGGCCCTTAATTGACTCATCCAGTCTTTTGTATAAGCTGATTGAGGAAGTTGACCCTTATGTTTTTGAACTGTTGCACTATACCAATCTATAGATTTTTTAACTTCAGTAGCTAAACTTTGTCTTCTTTCATCTAAATCTTCCATCTGTTTAGCAGCAGATAAAGAAATCAATAAATCTTTACCATATGGTCCCACAGCAATGGCCGTAGATATAATAAATAACTCTTGTAAAACCTCTATAATATCCGCTACAGACTGACAAGTTCTAAGCATTATTCCATCTTTACCAAATTGTCCCCACTCCCCAAATTGACTTAATTCTTTCTTTCTAACTGAGTCTAAGTCAAGGGTGGCCATTATAGCCTCACTGTATTCTTTAAGCATTTCATCTTTTACTTCCAACATTAAAACTACTTTATCTATACTCGTCATAACTCTCAGATTGTCTTGTAGAATAGGAATGTTTTTAGTTAATGGAAAAGCTATTTTGCGAATAGAGTCTCCTATTTTAGCACGACCAGAAACAATACCCGTCAATTTAATAGCTCTTCCTCCCTCTCCCGTACTTATACTATCCACTGCCTGTAAAGCAAAATAAAGTAAATTAAGATTATCTGTACTGAAATTATCAGCTCGGGATAAATTCGCTGCTATTTTAGTAACCACCAAAGCATCATTAATTTTTCCATTAGCCATAAGTTCAAGGGCAGCTGTTTTAGTTAATGATAATAAGTTTACCGATGGAGAAGCAGCCATAGCCCTATCCTGAAAAGTATCCATTGGTTTTGTTTGAATCAAATGTGGAGCTATATTAACAACATTCCACGATTTATTTTCGCCAGAAGTGTTTTTTACTTTGTCATCTATGGCATGGAAAAAAACCTTAGCTGCTCGGGGAATTGCCTGTGCTACTGCATTTATCGATGAATATTGAGAAACCATATGTATAACACTTGGTTGTAATGCAGAATCTGTGGCTAATTTAAGAGTCGAAGAAATAAAATAATTATCAATACCTTCTTTAATTACGCTATCTAAAGCTTTGCTATATCCATCCGTTACTCTTTCAACAACACTAATCATAACATCCGCAGATTTGTTAGCTGATACTACCATATCTCTATACATGTTCTCTAGGGGCTTAAAGAGATTGGAACTTAAAGCTTGATAGTCTGATGATCCCAAAATCTCTCTTGGATCTCCAGATTTAATACCATCTTTCCACTCTTGAATTGTTTTGTTAACTAAATCTTTAGTGAGTTTTTTTGCTTCTGGAATTATAACATTACTCATAATTGGCATCATTAAACTATTGAGATTTTGCATAGCTAAATTTTCCAATTCAATTGCATACTTAGCCATTGCAAAAGATAAAATTTCATTAACATCAATTGAAACTGAACCTAATGGTTTATTATATATTTGAAGATAACTTTGTAATAATTGTGATACCTCTCTTCTTGATTCCTCAATTTCATCTTTTATAGATTTACCACCAAGAGGAGAAAGGTTTACATCTTCTCCAGATAAAACCTTATGCATTCCAATTGCCCTCATATAAATATCATTCAGGGCCACACCTACTGTAGATTTAAACACATTGGTTGAAGTTGTGTCTATTTTTTGGTCTGATAGACGTTGGGTCCCGGGGACCATTGGAGAAACTCTTTCCATTCTTTTAATTGAGGAGCCGCTAAAATTTCCAGACATTATTGTTAAAATAAGATTAACGGTTATATCTTCCGATCTAGATGAGCGAGTCATAATAAAATAATCTTTACCAGAAGATAAAACCTTAAGTCCACTATATTGTCCTGCTTGATCTACATCTATAGCAATCTTAGAATTAAATTGTTCTACATACGAGGGAGCGGTTTTATCCTCAGCAATTAAAATATTAGACATTTATCACCTCAATTCTTTCAGCATTGAATTAAACAATCCGACTAAGTCCACATCTTGTATTTTTATTTCTGGTTTTAGGGGATGTGTCTCCTTCCAGGTTGCCGCTGTATTAAAAGATTTATCTGTTCTATCTGAGTATACAACTGTTTTTGACCACTCCGTGTCTATGGTTTTGTCTTGCTTAGGGGCTGTTTGTTGATTAAAAAAGAAATTAAATCTAGCTCGACTGGCTTTAGATTCGTGATAAACAGCTTTATCTAAAGAAACAAACACAGGAGAATCAATTATATCAGAATCTTGCATAGAGGTACGCCAATCATATTGGATTTTTGCCCATATCAATTGCATAATAAACGTGGAATACTCGTCAATTTTATTTTCCGCGAGGGGACGAGTTTTAACCGCTGAAAGTAATGTGGAAATAGCCTTCATAGTGCTCAGGGTATGTGCCCTAGGAGCGAGGCGACTTTCTTTAAAATTATATCTATTGATATCTAACAGTTCTGGTAATTTTATTGCTAAAATTTGATTTACTATTTTCATATATATTAAAAGTTTATCTTGTTTTTTAATCTCTTCTATTTGACTAACATCGTCAAAAAAAGATTTATCATATATTACTTTTCCTTTTCTGTCTTTTCTTTCTAGTATAATGTTATCATAATTACTTTGAAGAAATTCTATGGCTTTAATTTTAGAAGCACGCTCAAGGGCCACCGCTACATCATTATCAATAGCAACACCTAAAAATGGAAAATCTCCCAAAACTTCATAAGCTTTAGAGGATATAATTCTAACGTCTGACACTGAAGAGGGCCAGGGTTTAGGTGGGCGTAGAAATCCGGCAGAGTCAAGCGCCATTTGAATAGTGGAAATAATTTTTCTTTTTGATTTAACTGACATTAAAGTAGCCGTAGGATAGATAGATGATAGCCCACCTTCCAAACGTTTAAGTGAACTGAACCACTGATACGTTACATAAATATATAATAATCTAGCAAAGGCGTGATGTAATAAAGCATTTTGAACAAGTTCTTGTGGATTAAGATCTTTAATCAATTCAAGAACATGCTTAGCTGACCCGATTGCATTCTCCTCCATTCCCCCCGCATATAAACTTCCTGCTTCGGGGTCATGATGTTTTTCAATAAGAGTTGACAACATACCACTTGCTATATTAGCATTTGAAAACATAGATTTAGATTTAACATCTACCGAATCAACATAGGCTTTAAATACCTTACTTATTGTCCCCATAAACCAATACTTAGACACGTCTGCGTTTTGGGCTTGAGGTTTTCTAATTTTTTCTATAGTTTCATATGTTTCTCTTATGTGATTAGATAATGATATATCATTATCTATAATATTTTTGAATCTGTCTGAAGAGAAAAAAATAACAGTTTTAGATACCATATCATCAAAGGGAGCATATATTTTAGCATATAATAAATCGTCACCTAATACAGATGTTTTCTTTGATGGTTCATCCGCTTCTGCCATCTTTCGTAGTTTTATTTTTAACTTTCTCACGTCAGTGTCCAACGGAAGAACATTATCATCGCCACCCCCAATCATTGTGGTGTCCGCAATTGGGGGAGAATTTGATGCGTCATTAATGTCTATATCCATGGGCCCTTTAATATCGTCTTTCATTATACCCCTCTATTCTCTGGTCTGGGAATAATTGGCGTTTCTGGTTTCGTTGAAGGTTTATTTAAAGGGGCGATGGCGGGAGTTGGAGCGGAAGATGGTTTCGCCTTTTCTTTGTTTTCTTTAGGAGCTAAAAAACTCTCTTTAGCTTCCTCGGGTGAAATTTTTTCTCCCTCTTCGCCATCGTCTTCAGATGGAATCATACTAATTTGTAATCCAAGTCTATTCATTACATCTTGAATTCGAGATGCGGAATATGAATAAGCATCAATAAGCTTAGAAAGCGCTTGTGGAATTTCTGGAAACAAACCCTCTGTATCCATTGACAAGACACGAGCTAAGTTACGCACTATCTTTTTTCTTGCCACTTCATTATTAACATCTCTAACTACATTAAAAATTTTCATCATTCTTTCTTTATTATGCGGGCCTTCTTCGGCTGCAGTTTTTACTTTATCTTTTTTCATCACATAAATTAAATCAACAACAGTTTGGACTGTTTTAGCTTCTTTAATACGACTAATCATTTCTGTAGACAATTTTTGGTTATCAGCAACCTTGAGCGCGGCCTGTTTTATCATATTGAAATCACAATCTAAATAACTCAATTTATCTACATTTTTATATTTAATGTCATCTTTATTTTCATAATAAGACATCCAAGATGAAAATCTAGAAATCTCAGTATCTTTCCATCCACGCAAAATAATAGACTTAGCTTGTCCTAACGGAGTGCCTGTAATTTCAACCAACCTCCATATGTTTTTATATGCCACAGACCATCTTTCTAAATCTGTGGGTTGAGTTGTAAACTCATTCATATTATATGTAGTCGGCTGAGGATACCCAGCTTTATTCATCGTGCCCTCCATTGGATAAACTCTGTCGTTGAATTGTAACCGTTTCTCCCGTTGCCGTTGTAACCTTAACTTCGCTCAACTTAGATAGTTTACCAGATAATTTATTAAGAAAATCTGGCAATTGTTGTAACATACCTTGCTCCCTAAATGTTTCTACCACTGCTTGCTTAATAGCATCTACGTGAGCATTAACTTGATTAAAATTTAAGACAACCTGATTATTGTCATTATGTTTAGATAGCTTAGCTTCCAACTGATCAGTTCTAACATCCGCAATAATTTTTCGCACCTGATCAATAGCTGCTATTAAAGTGGCCTTACCAGCAACAAAATCCCTATCTCCCATTGAAGTAACTTTAGCATTAATCGAATCTATTTCAGAAAGAGCTGTACCGTAAAGTTTTTCTAGTTCTTCTTTAACATCTAACTCACGCTCAGCTAATATCTCTTGTATATCTAATATATCAGTCTTTTGATTCAGGGTTGATTGAATGGCTAATTCTTTCATTTGACCACTAGAGACCACCATTCCATTTGCCTTAGCTTCGGCCCGGAGAACTTCTCTTTGTTTTTTATCTAAATGTAAGTAATTTTTAATAAAATCATTTACGGTAATCCAATTGACTTGATATCTAGGAGCCGCTACATATTTACGATTAATAATACTCGTAATGTTGCGTGCACCTTGACCGGCTTTAACTAACCTTATTATATGATCTATGTCGGGATGTCTAGCAACACTTGCGCCTCGCATTACATCTGTCTCCTAAATGTATATACGTCATGTGGGACACCATTAGTAAAAGGATTATCCACTATATGTTGTTCCTCTATACTGGCTGGCGATATTATTTCATCTCCTAATCTAAAACCATTTTTAAAATCATATACCTGGCCAGTTATAGGATTTACATATGTTCCCTCTCCTATATATTGCATAGGAACCCCATGCATATCTGGACAGTTTCTGGTTTGAACCGAAGTGGGACCATAAATCATATCATGCTCCAGTTCTCCTGGAGCTGGAACTTCATTAGCCATTATAAAAGTGGCAACCACTAATTTACTATTCATAACGGCTCCCACTTAAGTAAGCTTGATATTGCTTGTGCTTATTGTTCCCTCAAACCCAGGGATAGTGCGCTTCATAGAAGCTCCTAGCATTTCACATTCTTCTGGATTAGCGGACTTCACAATTTGCTTAGTGGAAGCTCTTAGCCTTGCACAGTAATTATCAACACTGGCTGACTTAACCCCAGCTGGCTGATAAAAGGAACACTTATTGCAAAAATGAGTATTCTCGGCTTTTTGAAAAGCCACTAAGACATGTTGAAAATCATCAAGAATAGCTTTCATCATAGTAGGAAATTTAGAACCAATAAGACGAATAGCTTCTTCTGCTTGTTTATAATCTTTCTTTATGGCAGACTTCAACATTTCACTACGTAATTCAGCAAAATTCATTTTCAACCAAGAAGCATCAAAAGTAAAAGAGGCTTGTTGCTCGATAATATTAGTGGCCTTCTCGGCGCCATCGGCATTAAGAGTATATTCTATAACCTCTTCTGCTGCGGACTTACATAAAAAAGAAATAGGTTTATGAAATCCCATAGTTGTTTTCTCGATAGGGACCTCAATTTCCATTTTACCCACTTTGGCCGTAACTTTAACAAAATAAGAAACACCCTTTTCTGTATCCTTGGCAAATTTAATAGAAGTTGGAACTGCTCCAAAGGAAGCCTGAACAGATCTCATAACAACATCCGCTCCCTTAGCTATGGTCTGGGCATCATATTTGCGAGATATTGTATATTCAGAAAAAATTTCTTTTGGATCTACTCCAGCAACAGGAGCAATATCTTCTACTTCTTTATTGGAATTTTTCATCTCTCTTGTGTCATCAGTAAAAACCTCACCAGCACGAGCAGGGGCGTTAGCTGGCCCTTCGGTTAAATATACACTAAAAAGATTACGTGTATGATTTGTATCTCCAAACGATGCCAACTCACCAATTAAAGTATCTAAATCTTTAACAGTAATAACCCCAAAAGGCTGACTGGCTGTGCGACGTTCAATAATTGCGCCAGCGTGTTGTAGAACTCTATCTTGCGGGAACTGTGCTGTCTTTTCTAATAGAAAGCGATTCAAGACAGAATAAGGAATTTCCTTATACGCCGCCGCCAGTTTACTAGCTAATCTAAAAATATTGTTACTCATGTAATCCTCCATTTTATTTGCCAGTTAATTTTTTGATTTCTTTTTTAACTGCGTCGACTTGATTCTCTCCTATCTTAGAGGCAAGCCCACTTCTTACAAGTTTATCTGTTTGACTAGATCTAATACTAGATGCAATTAAATTTGCATAATTATCAAACCATTTAGATATATTATTAAGGGCTGCTGCCGCCTTTCCTTTAAATTTATATTTTGCTCTTGGTTCTGCCTCTGTTCTTGTACGAGAGCTTGGAACTCTAGTGCTTATCGGTTTTCTTTCCAATGGCTTATCCACTGATTCAATTTTTGATAATATATCAGTGGCCGTTATTCCAGTGGCAATGTTAGCCAACGCCGTTTTAGATTCTGGTTTAGCTACGACATTAAGAACATTAGTTCTAGTATCTTCCAACGCCCCACTAGCATTTAAAATCTTCGCCATATCTTGCAACGTTTTACGGGTTGCTGGTATTGACATAATTGATAGGGTAGCATTGTTGTCAGCAGAATTAGTATCAGATTTTTTTAAAATTTCATTAACACTTTTCTTTAAAGCCTCTACGGAGTCTTTAATTTTATTTGTTCTAGCAGTTACATCTTTTTCAGATAAAGTTTCAAGATTATTTAATGCTTGCCAAAAAATTACAGCTAAGCGATTAGCCTCTTCTATATCTTTCATTATTTCTGGTCTGCCCGACATTTTAGATTGCATGCCTTTAACTCTATCCCACGACTCTTTTAAAGTGGGGTTTTTAGCTATACCCTGCTCAATAATTTTCAAATCCTCACCGGCGGCCAAACTACTTAACATACTAAATGCTTGCATTAATTTGACTGTTAGTTGTGGATTTTTTTTAGGTGGAGGGGTAGCCGACACTGCGGGCATTGGTTCCGCTAATTTTAATAACTCTAGCTTTCTAGATAAAAAAGACAACTTAATTAATTTATCGTATTTCATATATTGCCCTCAAGTACTTCTGGTTTCTTCTCTGGAGCTACCTCAGTTGGTGTAGTGGATGGTGTCCATTTAATAACTTTCCTAAGTTCAGATTGAAGTTTCACCAAAAACCAATGCTGATGTAGGGCTCTAGCAGAGGGGGCTCGGGCTGATCCATTTTGTAATATTTGTCTAATGGGGCCCGTAATTTCTTTTTTATGATCAGATTTTTCAAAATATTGTTTAATTACATCATCGATAACAATATATAAATCTGATGGAACAGAGTTAGGAGCATCCTTAAGATTAAGAAAATTCTTTACAGCTGTATTATTTCCCTTTGAAGAAAGACCAGATATAAGAATTTTTAACATTTTATTTGAAAACTCTTCATCGTCTTCTAGTCCCAAGGTAGATGTTATTTCAGATGCCCCGTCTACAACTCTAACAATTTGTTTTGATAAATTAGCTAATTTTACTATCACATTGGCTAAAGCATCTGTTGCTTCAGCTTTAGAAGCTGATTCCATTTGAACAGCTGTTTTAATTTTACCCTGAATGGTGGCACTCTTGTTTTCCATAATCGAAGGTTCAGAAGAGGGAACGTTTAATAAATCAGAAGAGGTCTCAGATTTAGTTTCAGTGGGAGCTTTTTCATTGGGAATTGTATTTTCTTCCGACATAACCGCTTCCTCTTCTGGAACCTCTACCTCAGCTTCCACTTCATTATCTAAAGCCACTTGTAATAAATCTTGTAATAATCCCTGTAATTCTAAATTAGCAGCAATAAGCTGTAGTCTGGGGAATAAAAAAATATCTGCTTTAGTTTCAGCTGTGGTTAATCTCATATCATCTCTTATGACAACTCAGGATATTTGCGAGTAATTAATTTACGCTCAGTTTCTGCTACAAGACTAAGAACAGAATCCTGTCCCTCTTTAGTGCTTAATAATTTAAGTAGACTGCGTTTAATAGTAATTAAATCGATGCCCGCGCCGAAACCAAAACTCTTAAGCTCCATGGTGGCAATGGCATCACCCTTGTATGCTACAGAAATCTTATCATTATCATTGTCCGCATATACACTCCAGCGGTGATCGTGTGATTCTGCTTGGCCCTCATAAAGCTTTACAAAGCAACCACGATCCTTATCTAGTCGCCAGTATGCATCGTCCATTTGTACGTTTGGATCAAGCTGCCAAAGATCAAAAGCAGTCTTAACAAAATATAGATTAAACTGATCGACAGGTAGTTCAGACCCAATCTTTAAATTAATAGGGCCCCCTTCTACCTGCCTGTCAGTACTTCTTTTTACAATTTTATCTAACTCTTCCCAGTAGCCCATTGTGTCCTCCACAAAAGAATATGGCTCACGCCAATGGTATACTTAATTATTAATAGGAAGATTATGTGTGAGAAAGATCCTCTTCGTCATACTCAATGTCATCTTTAACTAACATTTCAAATAAATCTGATATTTTCCCCATGTTTGATAAGCTCTCTACTGCCTTTCTAGTTAAATCTATTTCTGTATATTCGGGATGAGCTTTTTTAATTCTACTCTTGATTGTTTTAAGAAGGGCGTCTGTCTCTTCAGTTGTAGCCGACCCAGAGGCAACAGCCGCTTCTCCAACACACATTTTCTTAAGCTTAGGTAAAATTCCACCATGTTTCTTAGAATAAGTATAATTAGGAATACCATTAATTTGAAGGGAAACACAACTCTGAGTAATTCCGAGTCGCTTACCTATTTCAACCTGAGTTAAGCCCAAAACATATCTACAATACAAAATATCTTTTTGTCTTTGTGTTAATTGTTCGTCTGCTATTTCAAAAATAGCACCTAGAATTCCTTCTTTTTGCTTTTGTTTTTGTGCACTAGATATATTTTCTGCATTGTGAAGGGCCATGTTATCGGAAAAAACATCCATAGATTCCACTGGTATTTCTCTAAACTTATATTGATAACGCTTACTGCGTCCTTTATTTACAGACATTCCACACTCCTTTGAAGCTAGTAGTATCGTTGCCATCGTTGCATGTGAGATGCCGGGCGCCTGCGGCAACCCACTCCCGACATGTGTTAGCTCCATATTTTTTAATAAAATCATCTGGATCTTTTAAGCCGAATGGAGGAATAATTCTAATAGAGCTAAGCGATTTGTTTTCAATATAATACGCTGAATTTTTAAGAAACTTAGTATAAGAAGCGTGACCTGCATTATCGTTATCAGTTGCCACTAAAACTTTATCGGTATACCTAAGTAACTTACGAACTTGCTTTGGAGTAATAAATGCCCCAGTACAGGCCACAACATTTTTAATTCCGGCATCCCACATAGCCACCACATCTAAATTACCCTCTACTACTACGGCATATCCAGATTTTATAATTTCATTTTTAGCTCTATGTAAATTAAATAATGTAGATACCTTTGGGTAATCGCTGTTGTAATATTTACCTCTATTTGGATCCTCTGTTAACAATCTCCCAGTAATACCCACTACCTTACCATATGCATCATGTACTGGAATAATAATTCTATCCCTGAACTCCGAATAATATAATGTGGAACCTGGCTTAGGTGCGTATAAAATCTTAAGATTAATTAACTGATTACAGTTTAATGAGGCAACAATTAAATCTAAGGGAAAAGTTCCGACACTAAAAGAATCCATAGCGTCAGAACTATACCCACGTCTCATAAAATAATCTCTATGAAGGTTACTTAGATTTGCGTGACACAGCTCCACGAGTTTGCTTATTGGGTCCAGGCACATTCTTTTTAACCTCTTCTTTCTCTTCGAGAGAAACCACTGAATCTTTAGATGGATTATAATGACCAGAAATCTGAAGTGCTTTAATCATAAACGGTGTAATGTCCATGGTCTTATGGCAAATGGTACACTCAGCTTTATTAGTTGTTGAGTTAAAAATAAGTTCAGCAATAGCTCCGCACTTATCACACTTACATCCAAATGGTACTTTATTATCTGAAGCGGTAATATAATCGTTAGTCCTCTTCATATTTTCAATCATAATATTGGAGAGGGGCACTTCTGCTCCACATTCAATACACACTGGTTTATTGTCACTTTTTCTAAGCCTTACTTCTTTTTGTGAGCCGCACTTATTACAAGTAGTTAACATTTTATCCTCCTGGATTTAAACATCTTGATCATCTGAAATCATACCCTCTGGTGGAGCTACATCAAATTCACCATCTAGAGTTTCATAACGGCGAGCATAAATACTAGCAATAATTTTATTACGCAAAGATTCATCTGTTGCAATTGATTCCAGAATTGCTTTTTCTCCTCGCCACGTTGCTCCTTCAAATTCATAACTTTGAGTGTTTGGTTTAGTTATTACCCTACGACGAAGTGCAATATCAAAAACCTCACGCTCTTGCTCAACAACCCCTTGGCCAAAAATTACTTTATAATGGCCCTTCATATATGGTCTAGAAACTTTAGATTTAGAAATATAAGCGGTAACTGATGTACCTATAACCGCACCCTCGCCATCAAAGATTTTATTGTCTTTAGCTTCACTTGGTGTCAAGTTAATTGAAACAGATACATCGTGTTTCCAGGCACGACCTCCAGAAGTTGTTGTGGGGTCCCCATACATTACACCAATCTTACTGCGCAACTGTTGAATTCCAACAAGGGTAACGCCAGCAAAGGCTAACTTAGGCACTAGCAAAGGAAGATTTTGAGATAAGAAAGAAGATAATGCTCCAACTTGTTGAGTGCCTAAATCTGAATTTTCGACCCTAGGAACGATTAAAGAATTTAAACTGTCTATAAAAATAAGTTTAAGATTTTTTTCCTTTAAGAAATAATTTCCAATTTCACTATCTGGACATAAAATTCCTTCTTGTTTTTTAAGTCCCTTATGTGGCCCAATCAGCTTAGACCAAATAACAGCGGCCCTAGACTCCTTAACCATATACTCAGAGGGAGGAGTCTTAATACCAATTTTGTTTGCAAGATCAGCACTATATGTTTGTTCTACGTCAAAAAACAAAAAACTGTATCCCATATCCTCTGCATGTCGCATGAGGTCCATGCAGAGAGTAGTCTTCCCAGAAGATTCAGCTCCAGCAAGTTGGACAATACGGCCAAGAGGAAGGCCACCCACTCCTAAAATATAATTCAATGCAAATGAAGATGTTGGAACAACCGTAATTTTGGCATCTCTATCTTCATTCCATGCTGCTTCTTCGAAAAACTTTTTAAGAATACCAGTGCGTTTAGTATCAGAAAAGGGATTGTCCTCTTTCTCTTTAATTTTTGCCATTACCATCTCCTTCTGTTGTTGGGATTTTTCCAGCTTCAATAACATAACAATAACCAGTAACAATGGCATCGGCAATATCTTCCTTCCCAATTTCAGGTAAGGTAAGATTAAATAATTTTTCAATATATTTAACTACTTCTTCTTTGGAAGCATCCCCATTGCCAACAGTTTGCTTAAGAACGTGAGATCTTCTAATCAAAATGGGTTCTTGTTTATGATATTCGTAACACACTTTTTTAGCTGTACCTAAAAAAGAAGCTAAGACTTTAACAACATCCATATTTCTCAAATGATTTAGATCTTCGATAACACATATATCTGGTTTGACTTCATAAATTAAACTCTTCAATTGACTTTCAAACATAATAAGTCTTTCAGTGGACAAGGAAGACTTCGGCATAATACAACCGAAGCCTTTAACCTTGGCCAATGGAGCTTTGGCTTTCTTTGCCTTTAATATGGCTAAGTTGGCCCAACCCGTACTAATAGATGAAACATCTAAAGCTAAAACAATCATAGCTTAAACTGCGGAGTATCCTCATCTTCCGGCTCAACAGATGGCGCAGCCTCGGCAATTTTAGGATCAACTTTAAAGGTATTATCTGCTTCCGGCTCTGGTTTAGATAGGAAGCTGGAAACACTGAACGCTTCTGATGTAGCTGGTGTAAAAGTTGGAGGGGTTACCTGAGCCGAGGTGGAAGTGGCAACGGTGACTTTAGATGGCTGGGGAACACTAGTCGAGGGTCCCGTTTGTCCTGGAGTGGCCCAACCAAGATACCGTAGCGTTTGATCTGGAGAATAAATTTTAGCAAAATCATCAAGGTGGTCCATTAGCTCTTTAGCTTCCGCAATTACGCGGTTACGAGTCGCTTCGTCTACCTGAGGAACGGTTCCCTGTGGTAGACCATGTACCATATAAGACGTCTGATCCTTTCCATCTTTATTTCTTTCAGTGCTCTTAATAACGAGAAGATCGTACGACGTCATGTCTGGGCCAAAAGGTTGCAATTTACGGAGAGCCGAGATTCCCTTCATCATTCCCCTAGTAAGTTGAACAACTCCAACTCGTAGAGTTTCCCTCTCTAGGGCAACCATAAGCCACTTAGGTTGTGGAATATCGCCAACTGCACACACTGGACAACCCTCCCCACAACAAACTACAGAGCGCCCTTTTGTTCCAGCGGCACGAATGAAATGAAACATACGTTTCAAACCTTCTTTGTTGGATAGTAATCTAACCTGAGTAGACGGCTTATTGAACTCAATACGCTTGTCTTTTACGGAGGCAGATCCCTGAGAACCATTAGCGGCTCCAGTGCTAGATTTTTCAAACTCATCCCAAATATTACTCATTTTGTTTTCTCCTTTTATTTTAGGCTCATAGCCTTGCGTAAGAACCTTCGCTTGCCGCATCATAAGATTCCGATGACGGAGCTTTGGCTAAACTTTTTACTATATCTCGACTCAAATAATGTAAAGCCATTAGTACATCATATTTTCTTTTTAATGCCTCTAACATTGTTTCTGCGTTTGCTTTTTTAGTAACCGCATCAATGAAACCCTTATCTGTTTGGGCAAACATTTTTTGTGCTGCAGCTGTGCCCTTACCACTTCTCAATAATCCAGCTTTTCCCTCCTCTTCTTTCATTAGAATATTTAACATTTGATATCTTTGGGTTAACTCTCCAATTAAATCAGAACAAATATTAGCCCCAGCTAATGACATAGCCGCCAGTTCCTTAGCCACATTATGATCTATGCAACTATACATTGGAATACGATTAATAACCTCATCTATATATGTGTATTTATCTAGGAATGAAGTTTCATTTATTCCACCTATAGCTGATAAAACTTCTTTAATAAATTCAATTGCCACTACGATCTCCCAGCACCATTGTTTCAGCCACCATCTTCATCAGTAAATCATAATCAGCTTTAGTTTTTACATTACGAGCTAAGGACTGTAATTGTTCTGGTAAATCTATAATTTCTGATTCTGGAATAGAATAATCTTTTCCAGTATTAGACATTGGTGCCGATGGGATATTTGAATCATCTTCAGAAGAATCAGAGCGCCTAATGACTTTCTTTACTGGGGGCTTAGGGGGCTTAAATGAATTTGGAGGTGAAGCCTTGGCTTCATCGGCAGCTATCGGGACATCAACAACTGTGGAAGCTGACGAAATAGATATTTCTTTGCTAATTTCATTAAAAGCGTCACCATAATTCTTTAAAGATTCTATAATTATTTCTGAGCCGGGACTATAAAGAAAACCAAGAATAGTAAAAGTTTTATCAATTTCCAGATTAGTTCCAAAACATTCAAATAGTTTATTATAAAACTGTTGAATTGCTAATCCTTTTGAATCAGATAAAAATTCTGAACCGCAAAATGGACAGGCTCCCTTTGAATAAGCAAAGGCCATATTTAGTGGAATATCATGTTTACAATTATTACACTGCATTGTCATCTCCTGAGTCGCTTTTAATCTTATCCTCAGAATCTAATTCTGAATTTAATTTTCTAATTTCCTCTTTAATTACTGGCGAAGCTGAAAATTTTAACTTCAATATATGTTCCTTAGTGTACGTATTATTATCTTTAAAATCATAAACACTCTTTGGGCCAACGTCTTTAATACCAATAGAACCTATTCCTCTTAATTCTACCACCTGTTGATTTAAAATTGATTCCTTAATTGCTTCCATTATAATTTCTAAGATAATTGCACATTCAGATCTCTTCATATAAAAGCGCTGTCTCGGATCATGAAGAATCTTATCAATAAAATATTTCTTAGTTGTCCTCATTTATACCTCTCATCCTATAACAATATAGCTCAAAGTATTCTAAAAGTCAACCTATAAAACCTTTACAAACTGTAGTGAGGTTCTGCCGTTAAATACGTTGACCGCACATAAAAGATGACATACTGACCCAACTATAATCGGACACATCTCATGAGATTTCATAAACACCGCTAAGTCTGTAGAGCCACTGGCGTCTGAAATTTCAAACTTACACATTCTTTTGCCACCAGACACAATTTTATCTACTACTAATCTTTCTATAAAAACAACGATTTCAACTTTATCGCCGTTATTCATACTACTCACATAGCCAAGGTGATTCTTGGGTTTTATAGCAACGTCTTTAGTGGGGTGGCCACTTACAAAATATCCAAGGTATGCTTTTTCAAGTTTACATTTTTTGAGCATAGGCCAATCTGGTAGGTCTTCGATAGGGACTCCAGACACAGTATCTTTCTTCTCTGGATATACAGCGGAAAGAGCCTTAGTAATATATCTCATTTGCCTCTTATCGAACTCATAACTAACTGTGGGGGAATTAGAAATTAATTCTTGTACAACTTTCACTATATCAATAGTTTCATTGCCTTTAGTGTATTTTGTCACCATCTCCGTAATTTTATTTTCCTTAGTTAAATATTCAACCCTAAGTAGGCTTGCTACTTTATCATAATGAGCTTCTACTGTAGCCCTGTTTAAACCTAAAGACTCAAATCCACCTACCGCATTAGCTGCATCAACAACTGCACTGCTTACCTTAGAACCCTTCTCATGGGTTCTAATTAAAAAATCAACAAAATCTACGTATGGGGCACGGGCGACGATAATCTGAGGAGCTATTGCCCCCACTCCCTTAATAGATTTAAAGCCTGTAAGAATTTGTTTATCACCTGCAACGGTGTATTCAATTTGAGATTTAGATACATCCACTGGAAGAACTTTAATATTATGTTCTTGTGCGTCAAAAACAAATAAAGAAATCTTTTCCCAATCTTTTTCATTATTAATACTGGCAGTAATAAATTCAGTAGGATAATAAAATTTAAGCCATAGGGTATAATAAGCCATAATAGAATATGCCACAGAGTGTGGTTTATTAAATGCATATCTACTGGATTTTTCAATAGCATCAAATAGATATTCCGCTAAGTCCCTATTATATCCCTTGGATGCAGCCCCATCTAAAAATTTAGATTGAAGAGAGGCCATTTTATCTTTATCTTTTTTACCCATAGCTGCTCTTAAAATGTCAGCTTCTTGTTCTGAAAAGCCCGCGATAGTTTGAGCAATCTTCATATTTTGCTCTTGAAACACCGGTAGCCCATATGTATTTTCTAATATAGGTTTAAGAGCTACGTGATCATATGCTATCATCTCTCTGCCCTGTCGTCTTTTAATATACTGAGCTAATATACCAGAATCGATTGGGCCTGGGCGATATAAAGCATTACAGTGCGCCAACTCTTCAATACTTCTAGGTTTTACTGCTCTGACTAAATCTCTCATTCCAGAGCTTTCAAACTGGAAAATACCTAATAAATTAGGAGCCTTCCACATATATTCATATACTTTTTCATCTTCAAGGTTAATATCTTGAAGCTTTATATCAACGTCATGATTTTGTTTAATCATATCTAAGGTGTCTCTAACCACGGACAAAGTTTTTAATTTAAGAAAGTCAAACTTCAAAAATTTCCTAGACTCTAATACCTTCATGTCCACGTCTACAACTTCTCGGAGTTGTACCTGTTGACCATAACTATTATCTTCTTCCTCTGAATCTTCATCGCCTTTAATTTTACAAAGTTTCATAGGTAGATGTTCAATTAAGGGTACACTAGAAATAGTCATCCCACATGCATGAATAGAGTTGGAGCGAACCAATCCCTCCAATTTAATAGCTTTATCGAAAAGTTCTGGAAACTGTTCTTGATATTTCTTAAGCTCACTGGATGTTGATACGGATGATGCCACCGTAGCTTTAGGATCATCAGGAAAGAAAGAAGTAATACGATTACTTAAAGAGAATATCTCTTTCTTGTTTTCGGCTTTACCTGTTCCGTTTTCTCCAATTGCCAGCGCTCTGGACACATCTTTAATTGCAGACTTACCAAATAGCTTTACAACAGTGGAAATGGCAGCGACTTTATCTGCTCCATATTTATTTTTAATATATCCAATTACATCATTAATATATCTAGGATCAATATCCACATCGATATCTGCAAGATTTCCCGTTTGAAGTCTACCAATATTAAAGAACCTAGAAAACAAACATTCATATTTTATACTATCTACATGAGTAATATTGGTTAGATATGCGACTAAACATCCTCCTGAACTCCCTCTCCCGGGTCCCCTTTGAATTCCTTGTTCATCACAATATCTCATGATATCATAAACAATTAAAAAATAATCATCTAAGTTAGCCATATTAATCATTTGTAATTCATGCTTAAGTCTTTGTGCATATTCTATGTTTTTATTTTCAGATAAGTTTAAGGGAACTAGTTTTTTATCCCAACCCTTCACACATAGATAAGTCAAATATTCATGACTTTCATTATACTCCATAGTTTTCCTTCCTCCACTTCTTAAATCCTTCATAGTCGTCCGTTGAACTCACATCAAATTTTGGCATAAGAAAGGAGCCACTAATTTTTAAATATTCCCTAGGGTCCTGACATCTAGAAGCTAATACGGCGGCGTTATCTATAGAGGAAGAAAATTCTGACTCGCACATATTTCTTAACGCTGACTCAGAGATTAAAGAACTTCTATCGTAAAATTTATCTTTATCAAAGATAGTGCGTTTAGATTGAACTGCTTGAAAAACTGGAAATAATTCCGCATCAGCTTCATTAGCATAATGACTATCTAATGTCATAATTGCTGGAACACTTTTTTGTTTAGATAAATCTAATAAAATACTATTGATATCTTTTTGCCTATCATTGTAAGGGGCATTTAATTCAACAAAGAACCTATCACCAAACATAGATGAAAATCTATCTAACACTTGGCCTCCGCGAGAAGAGCCAAAAAATAAAGCTTTTCTTGCTAATAGTCCTGCCTCACATCCAGATAAAAGATATACCCCATCTTTATCTAGTTCATCTAGATCTTGCCATGTGATATATGGATTCTTATAGTCTTTAAAATAAGCCCCATAGGAAACTTTCATAATAGACTTAAGTCCATTGTGGGTTGAAGCTAAAGCGACGAGATGATATTCCTTCTCGTCGCCCGTGTCATCTGCAAAATTAAATTCTATACCAGGAATAAATTTTACATCATATTTTTCAGCCGCCTTTAAAGCAACAAATAAAGACGCCATATTTGCGTGTTCTGTAATTGCTAGAGCGGAGTATCCATTCTGCTTGGCTTTTTCAAAAGCCTTATCTACCGTCATCATTCCATCTAATACAGAATAATCGGTATGAGTATGTAAGTTTGCAAACATCTACATCTACGCCTCCATTCAGTTACAATATAAATAGTTTTATGTCAGAAGTCAATAAAGAATCAACTAACTGATGGTTCCACTAGAACCACATGTTGATTAATAAATTCATCTACCATATAAGATTTAACTAAGAAAGAAATATCTTTTTCTCCAACATCTGTCTTTATTTTTTCTACTGATTCGCCAGCTTCGGCTGCATATTTAATTAAAAATTCTTCAGTCTTATTTTCATCTGCTTTAAAATCTTCCATTTCACAGATAGCATCCACAACAAACCTAACCATAAGTCGCCTTACAGCTAGATATGCTAGCTCCGCAAACAAAGATTCTTTACTCACCTTCATCTCTGCTGCATATTCATCTACTGTCATATTTTTAGATTTAGCTAGATTTTGCATAAGGGCCTCCGCTTCTGACTCTACCATACTATCTGGAATTGGATCTATTTCAGAAGTAGCTAACAGAATTTTTTCTGCTTCTGCTCTAATAAAATCTCTTTTTTTAATTTCAAATGTCTCTTTTTTATTTTTTTCAATCTCCATAACAAACCTAGCTCGCCAATCTTCCAGCGACATCCCCTCTCTAACTGCTTCAGCTTCCTCAGTGGGTAGTGTACGTTTTATTACTCCAGTGGTCTCTACTTGAAGATTAACCTCTACTCCACGTAAAGATTCGTGAATATAGTCTTCAGGAAAAATAATAGTTTTATTGAATTTATCTGGAGCAGACTCCCCAATAATAGCGGAAACAAATTGTGGTGCATATGCGCCTGAACTAAGATGGACCATATCACGAACATTAGTTTGAAGCACTTCATTGTTGTCCACTCTAGTTAAAGAGTAAGACATCTCTACTGTGTCTCCAGCTTCAATTACCTTATGAAGTTGTTCGGTAGTAGCTAACGGTGAATGATTAAGCGCTAACAGGATTTGTCCTTCAACCTCTTTGGGTTGGGCTTTAAATGATGGCATCTGTAACTTAATATTTTTATAGTCTCCAAGTTTTACTTTGGGAATTATGTCGACAACAACAGAAAGAATTGCTCCAGTCTTTTCGTCCCATTTGTCCACACTAACAGATGAAATTCTATAAACCTTCAATGGTACTTTCTTAATACCATCACTAATCCACTCCCACATCATGTCCCAATATAATTTACTGCCCTTTTGTTTTTCCAAATATTCCCTCAAGGCAGTAGCTTTGGTCCATGAGCCAGGGGTGTCTTTCATTAGAGTGGCCCCATTAACTGCCCAAAAATCATGGATGGCTGTCTTAACTTCCTTGTCGTCCATTACTACAATTACCTTATGGGGCTGAGCCATAGCGTGGTGCATTACATTCATAATTACTCTCCTGTATCAATATTTTGTTTTATTAATCTTCCTAGATTATCACCCTAATTTCTTTTTCTTTTCTCTTTCCTGTTCGTCAATATTGACTCTGGCGGTATCTAAGTCTTTTCTTATTCTAGCATTCTCTCTATCTTTTCTTGCGTATTCCGTTTCATAAAAGCCACCACCAACAAATTTTAATGCTGGCACACTAGCTTTCTTTTTTATTTGTCCTTCCAAACATTTTTCACAGGGGGCCCCTTCCATAGATGAAGCCTCCGTGTAAGAACAAATTTTTTCTGTTACTTCGTGACAGTGTTGACATTCAAACTCATAAATTGGCATGACTATCCTCTATTATTAAAATGAATTCATTAAGACCCAGGAGATACCTCAGCTGACAATCCGTACGCTACAATTAAAACTTGAATTAACATGTTATCTAATTTAGACCCATTGAAATATACTGCTGTACCCGCTGGTGTTCCATTACTAACAACCTTCCATAGGCCATGGGTACTTTCATATTCTAATTCACAATTGGGACCTTCAATCCATACGTATGGAGCACTATCTTGATTATTTTCTGCTTGAGCAAAAAAATTAGAATATTGATCAGCTACGGAAATAGTCCACTTAAAATCAATTAAGTTTCCATAAGGAATATCATCAGCTACTAAAGCCACATTAGAGGTTTTACCACCCCTACAAATAAGTTTATTCATTCTTTCCTCCCGTCTAAGATAAATATAATTATTATAATAGAAAAAGTCAACACCATAAATAGCATACATGGTGTTGACTTATATAATTAGTAATTAAAAGGATGTGTTTGAGGATAAAATCCCATACCTGTTCCAGCCGCATAGGATGGTTCAGATTCCCACTTAAGTGATTGTAGTTCACCTAGATTCATTTTATCTTCATCGGAAAAAGAATAATATTCTTTTGCCTTATCTTCTTCAATAGGTTTCTCATCTATTGCGTTATCTAAAATATTATATAGGGTCTGTGCTTCCTTAATATTAATTGGTTCAGATAAACCCGTAGCTTGTCTAATATTCCATTCTGACCTATAGGGGTGATTACCAAGCATAACAAGATACCCAAGAGACAATAGTCCTATATTAAGATTGGTATTTGGGATTCCAAGAATTTTTAAAACATTATTGGATACTTTTAATAAGGTATCATTACTAATATCTCTAATACCAAGTTTTTGAAAAAGAGATTTATCTGTAGATGCCAACTTAAGAGAGCCCATTGTTAGCTTAGATGATGACCCTTCTTGAGAAGTTTGTTTAGACACTTCATCTTTTTGTACTCTTTCAGCTTCAGGTTCACCTTTGCCTTCGACATGTTCTTTCTCATGGGCCATGACTCCTAAAAATTGTTTAACCTGTTCTGACAACACCTCTTCAATCGATTTACCTTTCTGGGCTGCCTCTTCTTTAATTTTATTAACATTGAGCCCAATAATGGGAATAGCTTTACCACCAACTATAACCGGGGTAACTCCAAAAGCAGAAGGGTCATTATCTTCTACTATTTCTAATAAACCAGATAAAGTTCCTTGTTGTTTAGCTTTACTTAAGGCCTGTAAGAACACTTCATCATTAATTGTAGATCTTACATCATGTGGATTTGAAATGATTGATTGTTCTTCTGGTGTGAATTCTCTATCCATTAACTCTTTAATCTTTGGATTAACAGAAATATCCGCAAGTTTAATTATTACTGTCAAATCAAAATCAGCAGCTAATTTAATAATTTTACCACTGGCTATATATTCATCCATAAGAGATGGGTCTATATATGATGATTTGCAAATGCCGGGAGTATGACCAATTTCATCAGCTGTTTCTTCAATTAATTCTTTGAGTTTTTCTTTACGCCATTTTTCTTTTTCTTCTGGAGATTCACCTTTAGCTTTTCCAGCTGATTTAAGTTTAGCAATTAAAATATCATTAGCTGCGTGGGCCCTTAAATCTTTAGCGGTAATGTTAAAAGATTTAAGATATTCATTAATGTCACTGGAATATACATCAAATTTTTTACCATTTTCATCTGTATAGTCAAACAGATATGCATTACTACTTTTACCTTCTAAATTCTCCTTAATGATTTTGGCTATAGTTGAATCTGTTAATGTTTTATCTTGTTTCATATGTGATTTTCCCACATATTTAAACTGTACTTTATTTCCTTTTACTGTAATATGTTTCTTTCTAAATGAAGTAACGCCTGTTCCTACATTAGCTCTATCGCCTACCCGCTCATAAATATGATAAATAATTCCCACAGCTAAAGCCGTCATTTGTATTTTTTTATCATCGGACTTTAGATCTTTTTCAAAAGATTTTTTAATTTTATTAATATTTTGAAACACCTTTCTCACTTGACGTGCCTTTTTTTTAGCTCGTTTCTTTTTATCGGCTTCTCCATACTCATATACAACTGTACCGGTATCGAGTTTCTTTTTAGATTTATATTTAGCAATAACGAGCTTAGGCATTTTTACATCTCCATTTATTTTTTTATCTTTATATAAATCCGACAACACTTCAAAGATTGCATCTTTTTTAAACCTATGTTTAATTGATCCAGAAAACTTATGAGCATTGGCAAGATATTTATCAAGCGCCTCTTGTTCATTTGTTCCTTCATGCTCATTTATAAATTCTTTAACAAAATTTTTTACATTGGTTAGAATTTGTTCTGTCTGCTTAGATACAAATTGAATTATATCTTTTGGTTCTTCTGAAACGTTAATAATATAAACATTTAAGTATTCATATATAGATCCGATTGCACTATTATAAATTTGAACTCCATGATTAGTCAATATTTCTTTGATGATTGGAGCAGCAACATTAAACAAAAGGTTCCTTGGTTTAGACAATCTAAGTCTATTACCAAAGTCTTCGTAGTCTTTTGTTAGTTTATTTTTTTCTTCATCCTCTAATTGTTTTGCAGAAGAATCTGCGCTACCAAAGAAACTCACAACATAAGACATTATCTCCATCTGTTTTTCTTTATCTGCTCCAAGAGAACCACCAAAAGTTTTAGGCAATAGATTATAAATCATCTGCTTTAAAAATCTAATATCTCCCTCATCCTTCTTGGGATACTTATGAAAATCCATATGACTCTTCACAAAGTAATTAACAATCTCTTGAGTTTTTGGTGGTAACTGTGCCAGCTTCGGCCAAACATATTTTTTTAAAACATCTGTAGATTTATTTTCATGCTTTAAATATTTAACTGTTCCATCTTCTCTAGGTTTAAATTCTTTATGTCTTTTTCCCACATCATGTAATAACATTGCTAGTTGTATAGTGGCTTCAGTGTCTTTGGAAATGGGAAGGCCATTTTCCCCCATAGTATGAAGTCCTTCTCCAAGATTTTCCATAGCAAAGATTGTGTGATCATATAAATTAAGATTATGATGTTTGTTAAGTTGATCCATGTCCCAACTATTAAATTCTTCTTTTGGTAAATCAAAAATAAAGTCCCTGACTCCAGTTTCCTTAAACTGTTTCATAGCTTCTTTTAAATTCTGAGCAGTTAGAATATCTTTTAATTCTTTCCAGGGCCTCTCCGGTTTAACCTTTTTAAGATATAGCTCTTTACCTTTTTCTGAATTTAAAAAATCTTTAATACTTTTAGATGTCTCTGGTTCAATTGTAAAAGTTTTTTCTCCAAACTTTCTACCAGAAAATTTTACTGCCCTAAGAGCCCTAATGGGGTCCTCGCTTAAAGTAAAATCATGATCATCATTTACAAAACTAATAACTCCATTTTTTAAATCTTTAATTCCTTTATGAGTTGGGTCATAAACTCCAAACTCTCTTCCTCCAATATCAACCTTGTCATCTGGTTGAACAGAGGGAGTGCCGTATATACAAACATACATAGCATTAATACTGAAGTCTCTTCTCTCCGCATCTTCATTAAGGCTTGCAGATTCAACTGTAGGCTTCCTAGAATCTTCAGTATAAGTATCGGTACGCGAAGTAGCAAAATCTAATTCTAAACCATCGTGCCTAAATTTATATACACCAAAATTAGCACCCACAGCTTTACCTGGAGTAGAAACTTTAATGTTATTTTTTTCACAATAGTTTAAATAAATTTTTCCAAATTCTTCAGCTCCATTTTCTTTTTCTATCATAACATCTAGGTCATTAGGAGACTTTCCAAGAATGATATCTCTAGCGGCACCACCAGCTAAATAGATTGGTGCATTAAATCCTGCATCAGTGGCGGCTGCTACCATATTAAATACAGCTTGATTTAATCCCGCCTGGGCGGTTTTATGGAGAAACAGCGGCAGCTTCATAAAAATGCTCCAAACCAAGCTCTTCAATTATGGGGAGAGCTTTGGTCTTAAAATTATGTGAAAGCCTAGTTCTTAGTATTTCCTTTTTAGATCTCTTAGATAACTCAGCGGGAATGAGGCCATGCTCTAAGGCTTTCCTAATTCCGCTTTTTAATTGTTCACTTAATTTAAATCCGGAATCCGCTACTAATCTTATTGCTATAAATATGCTATTAATTTCATGTGGACTAGAACTAAAAAAAACAAAAGAATCTGGAGTAACAGTATTAATTACTCCATTATAAAGATCAGTAAACCCTTTTCCAGTTGGATCTTCAAACCTATCTCTTACTACGTCATAGTATATTGTATTGATAGTAAAATTTCTATGTTGAATATCTTCTTGAAGACTCTTTCCTCTTAACCCAACTACATCTACAGACACGTCGCTAATATCCACTGACCACAATGGAAATGGAGCATGAACCTCTTCTGCGGTTGCTCCCTCCGTTGTAGAGGCTAATGCTGAGGCAAATTTTTCAGGATTTATTGCCACCACCGTATCAACATCCTTAATCTTCTTAAGAGATATTATATCTCTCACGGCTCCACCAACTATATAGCAAGTTTCACCGGTTTGTTGAGCGGCTGTTTTGAGTCTGGAAACTACATATGCAAACTCTTTCATTTACCCACCCCAAGAATAATAGCTGCTTGTTTTTTAAAATCAACAATTTGAGTTCTGATTTGATTAATAGCCACTATACATTTAAATACATAATCTTTTATAAAAATAGAATATGCATCTACGTCTTCTTTATCTTTAATTTTATTCATTACAGAATCTACAATAGATTTGTAATCTGAATTAAGTGTTTTAAATCTATTTAGGTCCACCCTTAAAGATAGCTCATTAATTCTCATAACTTCCATAGCCCTTGATAAATTATTAGAAGAAATAGCTTGAATCATTTCAGACTTCATTTCATTAAACTTAAATAATTCTTTGTTAACTTCTCTAATCCAAACATCAAGAGTGTTTTTCTCAGTGGCTAATCTAGCTTGATACATAATTTCTTGACCTATACTAAGCTCATAATCAAAGTCTTCCATAGAAAAATCAACTGCTGGTGATATAAACAACTTGTATGCCAGCCTACCACTATCGTCCCCAATTGATGGTTTAACTGAAATTCTATCAGTTGTGGAAGATAATACCTCTTCTCTTTTTCCATCCGTATTTGTATAGATAGTAATCTTTGCTCCCTTACCGCCATTTTGTATTACGGGACTAGAGTTAGACCGAATGGCAAATACAGTGGCATCTTCGCTTTGTTCCACTCCAATGATAGATACTAGATTACAATTATCAACAAGACTTGACATTCTACCCATAGATCTACGAACAGTTTCAGATGTGCTTGCTTTAATTTGCTCGGGCTGAGATAATGAATATCTACCATGCTGTTCGGCTTTTTCTACATCTAATAATCTTCTGGAACTAAAATCCGTAAGACGAGTTCCAGAAGTTACACTAGTCATATTGGTCGGGATGGTTTTATCCCCAACTTGGATACTATCTAATGTGGCTTTAGATAAAGTAGTGGCAATATTATAAATTGCCTCTCTATTAAATGACGACTGTTTTTTAAAATCGAATGAGGCTTCCGATGAAGATAATAATGCTCCACTTTGCAATGATAATTTAATACCTTCCATTGCTAATGATTTAAGTTTATCCACCGATACCCCAAAATTTTGAAGCTTAGTGGTTTGTATAATAGGTCTCGTAAATGCTTTAGTCACACCAGATAAACGAAAATCGCCAGATGAATCTAAAGATGAATTTAAATTATCCATTAAATTATTAATAACAGATTCTATATCTGATTGAACTTTTTCATTAGAATTATATTCTTCTATTGTTGATATTACATTAGCTCTACATGTGGCTATAAATAACCTCACAACATAGAAAGCAATGGCCACTAGTGCCTCTGGGGGCATTGGAATGATTGGCATTCTATTATCAAATACTGGTTGTCCTATAGCCCCCTGAAGCGTTTTACTATTCGGTAAAAGACCTTTCATTTCTTCATGGATTGTTTCAGCATTAGTTCCCTTAGCTTCCGCTAAAGACTTTACCATTTGAGTTGGAGTACAAATAGAACTAAAAGTATAATTATTTTTAGATAAAGAGTCATGAGAAGTATCTGTTAATACTCCATATGAATTATATTTATATTTTGATAACACAGCTTTAATTTGAGATTTATCTTCAGTCTCTATTGCGTCTGCTAATTCTGCACCAAGGTTTAACATAGCTTCTTCGGGCATACCTATAAAGGACCCTAAGGCCTGACTAAACACCATGGGCCATGTATAAGAAGTTTGTCTACCCGAACCGGCTTTCTCTGCCCCCCCTAAATATTTATCTAATATTTTACTAAACTCTTCTGAACTTAATGAGCTAATATTTCCAGAATAATTCACGAATGCTTTCTTAGATGAAAATCTATGGTCCATAAATGTATCTGTTCCAGATATAGTAGTGGGCCACTTTGTGGCCATTCCTCCACCAACCGGACTACCAGAATTTTGATTTCTCGTTAAGAAGACTTTAGACTCTGATAATCTAGCTATCAATAAAAACTTTGCTATGTCGCTGGCGCCAGTCTTAGCTATATCTGGAATAGTAGACAAGTCAACAACTGGAAACCCCTCTTTAAACTCACCTGGTTTAATCGGTGGCATCCTATCTAACTGAGCAGCATACGCTAAAATTTTAGGATCTTTCATATCCACTAAACCATATTTATCCTTAAGTTCTTCTACTCTACTTTGAAAAGCGTTTGACGATTGTAATTTAATAGACAGCTGTTCTACTTTTTTTTCTACTTGTTCTGGCACATCAAAAGCTGAAAAAGATTTTTCAATTGATTTTAATTGTGTAAGTAATTGACCGCGTTTTGTATCTGCTTCCTCTGGTGACAACTGATCTAAATTTTCTATTTCTTCATAAACATCTTTTATCCTAGATAAATTATCTACATAGGTTTCTTTATCTAATAACTCACTAAGAGGTGTATTTTTATCTGTAAGTGTCCCACCTAGAGTTGGACGACCTTCTTCGCCTTTAGCTGATGGGCTACCAATAGGGGTTTCTAATGAGATTTCCTCTGGTCTACTTCCGCTAATACCAAGTAATTGTAACAGTGCCATCGCATGTGACTTACCTAAATCTTTAATCTGAGGGGAAAACGATTGTATATATTGGAGGGCATCTTCCTTGTTGTTGATTGGCACCTCATATTTAAAAGCCCCAATTTTACTTAAAAAGGTCCTAATATTTTCCATGGACCTTATAAAATTATTTTCTCCTAATTGTCCTATGTGATGCGTCAATTCCGATAGTGGAATTGGAAAATCATCTGACCATAAAGAAGATATAAGAGTATCGGCAAAACTCTCTACAAGTATCCCAATCATTTCATCATTTTCCCCAGGCTCTATCTCTGGGATTGTTGATGAAGATTGAGGTTTTGATTCTTCTAGACCATCTTTAGTTTCTTCATTAACATTTTTGTTATCATCGGAATACTTGTAGAGTCTCATTAATCTACCTTACCAAGGCTCCTTAATTCAGCTCGCTTAGTTAAGAACCTAGGATTTTTACTAGCTGTAGGACAGTTTTCAAATACAGGACACCATGGACATAAACCCCCAGTTACACATTTATATGTCCCTGTGGATCTAGATACTTCCATTTCCCTAATAATTGTTTTTAAATAAATTTCTGTTTCATCGATATCTTTTTGTTCAAAACTAGATTTAGGTTCCTGGCAATCAATTCTTAACATAAGATAACTGCAATCAATCTTATCTGCCGGGATATTATTTAATCTACTATATGCCATAGCATATATTTTAAGTTGTAATTGATCAGCTAATAAGTATTTAGTATCTGCATTTGTTTTATAATCCCTAATTAAATACCTATCTCCCACTTTAAGAACCTGATCAATTTTACCCTGGATATAATATTTATCATCCAAATCCATTTTGAATGATTTTTCGACTTCAACTATTTTTTCATCAGGCGTAGCTCTAAATTTTTTACCAACGTTATGTATGATATCTACAGCCTCTTTAATTAATGCACCATCAAAAATCTTCTGTGCCGACTTATATTTTTTCCAAGACTTAGATACTATATCATTTACATTATCTGGAAACTCATTATCATTGTCCTTGATTGCCTTACCTAAGTCCTCAAGAATACCATGTAAAAATTGTCCATATCTAACGGCAATAGATTCTTTAAATGGTACATCCTTATCAATGTGTATCTTTTTATATTTAAAAGGACATTGTTTATAACAATCTATCTTTGAGTATGATAATCTTTCTTTCTTAATTTTATCAATCATGTTGTTGTGCCCGATGACGGTGACCCGTTAGGATACTGGGTCTTCCACCACGGTGCTGCTCCTCTCCCTCTTGGGAAATACGCGGGTGTTAATCTAGCTGGAGGTGGTGTGCTTTGAATTTCTGATTCAATAATAAACCACCTAGCAAATTCTTGTGATCTTTCTATCACCCCAACCACTCTCTTAAGTCCGTCGTATTGTGGTATTGTGGACACTACGTTTACAGGCTCGTCTGCTAAATATCTAAATGCGTGATCACTCCTAACACTATCTGGAATGCCGTCATATCCTGGATAAACAAATCCTTTGTGCCCCACATTTCTAATAATGGGAATGTTTCCATCTACAGTAACTCTGATTGTATTTCTGCCATTTCCATTTTGAACTGCTTTAGCTAAATCATCTATGTAATATGGATCTCTTTCGGTAGCGGTAATCGTATACAATGGGGTTCCACAGGCGTCATAAGCTACATCACAGGCATCTGGTTTAGGAGAAGCACAAGCACAGTGCTGGCTTCTTACCCCCGCTAACGCGGCCTCTTCTGTCCTTCTCTCTTCTATCTCTTCATCAGTAAGAGGGATTCTAGAAATATAGATTGTCATAGTATCTCCTCAGGCATAGTGATACGCCATATGGAGGAAACTTTATTAATAGTCAATTAAACTTCCTCCTTATTGTTGACCACTATCTCTGATTTACCCCCACTTCTTTTAACTAAAATCGTTTGTGGAATATGATCTTTAAGCTCTCTTTGGTGTGTGATACATAACACTAACTTATCTGTAGACATTCTCTTAAGCATATTAGCAAACAAACCCATGTTGTATTCATCTAAAGCTGTTCCTGCCTCATCTAATAAAATAAATTTAAGGTCTGAGCCATATTTATGTGATAGAATTTCAGACATAGCCATTCTTATCGCAAATGAAACAATAAACCTTTCGGCTCCAGAAAATGTATCAAACTCTCTGAAGTCAGACTCTGGGTCCTTTCTAACCATAATGTCTATTTCATCTGGTTTAGATGTTATAAACTTAATAGATAAAGTATCATAATCATCAAAACTTGATAAAGCTTGATTCGCATATTTTTCAATTTCTTTTAATGCTTGACCAATTAGTATGGATGGTATACCTCCTTTCTTAGAACAACTATCGATTACATTTTCCACAACAATTTTCTTTGTGTTTAATGCTGATAAAGCTTCTTGCTTGGCACCAATGTCTTTAGTGGATTCCCTAATACCCCTAATAGACTCCACAAGAATACCCATCTTTTGATTGCTAGTGGCTATGTGAGATAGTAGTTCCTGCTTCTGTGTACTTAAAAGTGATTCTATCTTATCGTCATATTTTAAAGATATTTGTTGTTCAACACCCGTCGACTCAATTGTAGCATTTGTAAGTTGTTCTGTATAATCTTGAACATGCTTTGCTGCCACATTTAATTCTGGTTGAAGGGAAGATATAATACTCTTTAATCCCTCTCCGGCTTCTTTAATGGAATTACCTTTTGCAGTGAGTTGATCAAGTTGTTTAATAGTATCATTAAGTTTACCAAGATTTATATTGTTGCCGTGAATTAATATGTTATAGTCATTCATTTTCTTATTTGAAACTGCATTTGACATATGAGCTGATTCTATATTTTTATTAGCAATATCAATCAGTATATTTCTTTTTTTATTATCTAATGTACTTGTACATGTAGGGCAACAGGTTCCTTTGGTTTTTCCTAAAGCTATAATCATTTCATTGGAAGATTCTATTGTCCCCTGATTCTGTTTGATATCAGCCTTACATACTGCAATTGCTTCATTTAATTTAGAAACTTCTTCATCTGGAAGAATTGAAATAGTTTTCTTATTATCAAACAATGTCTTATAATGTATTCTAAGTTTAGCAAGGTCCCCTCTATATTCTTCTAATTTAATATTGGCTTCATTAATTTTTCTATTTAAATCATTGAATCTATTATTTGAGGATTCTAAATTTGTTTGAGCTGCTTTTACTTTATTAGTACATGTCACCCTCATTTGTTCTAAATCAGATACTCCAATTTTTATAGCAGCAATTTCAGCTAACTTAGAATCTATTTCTGAAAGGCTAGCATAATATGTATCTAAATCGTTTTTGTGGATGTTTTGTTGAATGAGTTTATTATCTATATCAGCTAAACCAGATTCAGCAGCAACAACATAACTTGATATTTCTGACACGCTGATATTGATTTTATCTAATTCAACCTTAGCTATTTTAACTATCTTATCATATTGATCGATCTGTAATGAATTTTTTATTAGTTCAAATCTTTCTCCCTTTTTAGCCCTTGCAAAAGCTGAGGCCATATCCTCTTTAAAATATACTGAATGACTAAAAGACTTTGCATTCATTTTTAATAAAGAATTTATTCTTTCTTGTGTATCATCTTGATCGTGGCACGTTAAGTCTATTCTTATGTCTTCTTTGAACTCCCCAGTTTTATCCGAAAATAAAAATGTTGTAGAAGTTCCATCCTTTCTACGACTTCTAAGAATCTGATAATATGTTCCATCTGTAGATTGTAATACCAACTCAAGTTTATATCCCTTTGCACCTGCGTGAATAGCCTGAGCTAAAGTTTTACCACGAATCTGATTATATAATGCGGCATAGATAGCCACAAAGATGGCACTCTTACCCACGCCGTTTGATTTTCCATATCGGTCTACATTCCTGCCTAAAATAACATAGCATCCGTTTTCATTGAATGTTATTTTTTGCTGGTGATAGGCCATAAAGTCTGTCATTTCAAGATATATTAGTCTCATGTTAGTCCTCGTTTAGAGTTTCAATTTGAGATAGGATGCCTTTAACATAAGAAATAGTCTCATCAATAAGTTCTTTATCATGGCCCTCCAAGAACGTTCTTATGTGAGACAATATAGAGCCACTAGCAGATAGGGTCGAAGAAACATCTACATTGATATTTTTTTCATCTTCTGATTTTATTTTAAATGTAGCCCCCATATATTTATATGCACCTAATTGTGTCTCTATGTGTTCTTTAGCTAACTGTTCACTATATGTTCTAAGGGCGTCTTCATTAGTTTCTATTATAATTCTAACTATTTTATTTTCTACGTCCTCTTTTTTAATTGTTTCTTCCATATCTGGAAGAATAGAAGCAAAAGATGTAAGATGTAAAGTGGTTGCTTTAATTACTGGAAGCTGAACAAACTGTGGTTTCATGTCTGTCGTATCTAATAATATCATCCACTTATTTTGATCTGAATCAGTAAAATCATTAACTTCCATGGATCCAATATTAATTACAAACTTCTTTCCCTTCGCTATAACACTATGTCTATGCACATGTCCAAAGACAGAAATATCGTATTGTTTACTAAGGGTTAGTGGAATTACTGGTTCATTGAGGGCATCAACTTCCATACCAACAAAATCACCCAACATAGTTCCCTCTGAGATACAATGCCATATTGCTAATGTTTTCTTGTTTGTTTTTAAAATAGATAACTCTGATTTTATTTTTGCTAATACATCTTCTGTACTACTCATTTTTTCAGTTACTTTGTTATAAAATGGAATAGCAACAATACTAAAGTCATCTATAAAATCAATTGATTGGATTGTATCAACAGCTGTAATATAACTATTATCATTGATGTTGTGAGCTACGGTGCTAATTGTTTTACGACAATATGATGGCATATCATGATTACCCGCCACGATAACATATTGTATTCCATACACTTTGTATCCACGTTTTAATTCTTCCCACAAAGCATCTTGTTCAAATGTTCCTGGTTTAGAATTTCTAAATAAGTCACCTGCAAGAACCACTATCTTCGCTTCAAACTCACCAGCCTTATCGATACAAAACGCCAAAGTTTTTCGGAAATCCGTTAATCTGGAATTAAGTCCATCTTTAAGAGTGTGTCCGAAGTGATACGATGCCCCGAGGTGAATGTCCCCGATTACTCCCACTTTCATTTAATATCTCCCTTAGCTCGTTTGCTAAGTCTTCAAGCTGAGAGAGTGCCATCGTCTTTACACCAATCATATCGGCGTTGTCAAACTTCTGGTAAATACTCTCCATCGAAGACATAGCCTCGCTAAACTCCACAGATTCTTCTGTGAAAGTCTGTTTGATTTGCTGTATGAGCTTGCGAGTTTCTATGGCAACAAAAGTAAACATGTCTTCGTAGTCGAGCGCGGTACCGGGCTCTTCAGAGTATTCGCCGTATCCGTCCCAATTGAACGTGGCTTTTTTAGAGAATTCTAAATCTATGCCGCCTCTCTCGGCTAAAAATTTAACAGCATTCATAAATGAGAGGTTCTTTGCTTTTTGCAGTAAAGATATTACATCACCACTTTCTGTGCACCCATAACAATAAAAACTATTTGACTCCCTGTATAGGGTCATACTGGGAGTCCGTTCGTCATGAAATAAACAATGGGTAATCCATCGATCACCCGCAGACTTAATAACACTAAGCCCCAAGTCTTCTACAAGCTTGAGGATATCTGTTTCTTTTTTTATTTCGTCTACTAATTTTTTATCTAGTTTGCTTTTCTTCGGTTGATCCGACATATGCTATGATTGTCCTTAGCTGAGAAAATAAAATTTTATTTAGCTGTTCCTTAACTTCTTCATCGATTGGTAAGTTTTTGATAGCCTGTCTTATATTAGCAAATTTAAGTTTGACTTCGTCAATATGATTATCAACCATTAGCGTTTACTTAGTGAGTCTTCCTTAGAAAACTTCTTTTTAAGATTTTTCATGAAACGTTTTCTAGCTTCTTCTTTTTTAATTCTCTTCTTTTGAGTTGCAGTGAGAAAATATTCCCTCATCTTAAGCTCACGAAGAATCCCATCTTTAGATACTGCATTAGTAAAACGCTTTAACGCTCTATCAATCGGCTCACCATCTCTTACATACACTTTAGCCATATCTTTTTACTCCTCCTATATAATATAAGATTATTATGTTAAAAAGTCAAATCATTCAAAATCAGATAATTTGAAAATATTACACTTATTTGATATACAACTTCTATAAGACGAAGACAAAAACCAATACCATTTCTTAGGTATTCTCGGATTAATATTATCTCCATATCCATCTGTAATTACAAAAATAGCTTTGGGATATTTCTTTTCATCGCGCTGAGCTATATTATTCCAAACATAACTTTCTAATATCGAAAAAGACGTTCCGCCAAAACCATAAAGTTTACCGCTTTCCAAAGATGTTTTATATACTTGAGTATCGAAACAATAAAGATCTATATCAAATTTATCTTTAGGAAGACTGGCGGCTGCAGTAAAAAATCTCTTAGCAAACCCCCGGCAAGATCCAGAGGTGTCCTGAAAGAATACAACTTTTATCTTAGTTTCTTCTTGTTCCCTCTCATCCACTTCCATTTCGGATGGAAGAAATAGATTTGAAAGTAAAGATATCTCATTAAATCTTCTGTTGGTTCTAGCCCATTGTTCGTGGTCTTTATTAGAATCTTTAATTTGTTTTTGTGCCCATTTATTAATAACTGTTTCCCATTTCTTTTTGGTAATTACTTTTGTAAGTTTTATAACTTGAGTAATATTACCAGCAATAGTTCCGCGCTGTTGAGAATTAGACTCTTCTTTATTTTGGCCTACCATATCAGAGAATGACTTCATATCATCCTGGCTTAAATCCCTGATGACATCGTCTACTAAATCTTCAATAAGATTATTATTTGATCCGTCTATATTGGTTCCACTAAGATTAGAATGATCGTCTATGGTTGTTTTTTCACTTTGTTCATCTAATTTATTTAGAAGGTTATAATAATATTCTAGACACCTATCCTTTTCAATCTTATCTGTTTCTTTAAAAACTATATCGACCCAACATCCATTCTTATTTAGTTTAACTAACTTAGTTCTATCAAATCCCATAGACCCAGTAAGCATATGATTAACTACTATATCCGCAGCTATATTAGCATTCGCAGCTATACTAGCATTAGATTTACCATTCAATAAAGATTTTAATCTTGCTCCATGCCCAAGAATAACATGGAGACATTCATGACATATTACAAAATTCCTTTCATATTCTGTTAGCTCATTCCAAAAGGAAGGATTAAAATAAAAGTTAACACGGTTTTCATTGTTGTCTTCAAAAGACACCATTGCTGTATCTGTTAAGTTTGTGAATGTTGGTTTCCCTAAATTCCACAAAGTAGAAAATACAGCGTGATGAGAATCTAATCCTCTAGCTATAGTAGAAAATTCTTCGTTAGATAAACTGATTTCATCTTTTGTATTAAACATACATAATGCCCCTACTTACTAAGAATAAGTTTAATTTATTTTTGCCAATAGCCGATAGGCTAGCATTAAAGATTGAAAGTTCTTTACCTGCATCTCTACCATTCAGTAAACTTAATTTTTTAATAACAAAACCAAAAATATGATCTATGTGAGTTATTTTATTTATTGTAGTAAAATTAGATCTCTCGAATAATGTTTTCATAATTTCAATTGATTCTTTAAAAGTTTTAATATCATCTGTTGATTTTATATTATGAATTATATAATTAATAGCACATACTCTATCGTACGTTCCATATAATGAACTACGTTTGCTAGATAAAACGTAACTTATAGCTACCCCTGTTTTTATAGTAAACTTTTTTGAACGCTTTGCATTAGGTGGATTATCTAAAGACACAGAAGAAAAAGTATATCCTTTAATTTTTTGTGGCACATCTTTCATTAGTCTTTTAGCTAATGAAGATTTTGTTTTCTTAATTTCCTGTATAATACTTTCATACTTACTATCTTGAATAACGTTTTCATAAATGATATTGCTAGTTGACATAAGTCTAGCAAGATCTTCTTCTCCAATTAAAGGCAAAAAGAATTTTCTATAACCCTCATTTATATTCAATAGTTTAGTAATAGCATCCACATTATTTCTAGACGATAAAAAGATTTTTGACTTATCTACGTCTTGAGAGGAATATAAATCAGCTATAGCCTTCTTTGTACTTCTTCCTCCTAGTTCTTGTATGAGTTTAGTTACGTTAACATTGCTTGGTAAGACGTCTCTAAGATCTCCTTTTTTAACATACAAATCTAATGCATAGTCTAATCGTCTAGGAGACACACTATTTTGAGAAACTTTATCTAAATCAGTCCACCACCCAATAGCATCTTCTGAAATTTCCTTTCCATATTTAGACACAAAATATCCACGATCTGGTTTATATGGAACATCCACGATTACATGAAACCTATCTCTTTGAGCAGGATCGAGTTTTTCCACATCATAACCTTCTTCTCCATCTCCTTCTTCGTCTGGGTTAATAGCAGCCCAAATAATTCTAAGGTTTTTAAATTTCTTACCGTTAATAGATTTGAATTGTATGAGTTCCATTACTGCATTTCTAACTTTTTTAGGACTTCTGTTATATTCGTCCAAGAAAATAGCCTCTACATCGTCTTCAGCAAAAGCCTTTGGACGGACTAAGTCTATGTAACTATTGCCATTTGCATCTTTTACTTCTTTTGGAATGCCAATAAAATCCACCCATGGATCTAGAGTGGAAGCACTAAAATATAACCATTTAAGTTTTGATTCCTCAAAGGCATTTAAAACTCTAGCGGTCTTACCCACTCCGTGCTTACCAACGAACAAAACGTTTTGATTGTTTTCAATCCAAAACTTTAATTTGCTTTCACTTATCATTTTAGTCCTTTCTTTTTATTGCTTATAAAATATAATATACATAAATTAAAAAGTCAATCAAGAATAGTGTTAAATATAAAACACAGCACAATATGGAGTATGGTTTCTTTTAAGAAGTTTTTTGATATCTACTAATCCAGATAATTTATTTGTAAGTTCAAATATAAGTTTATCTTTATCTGTTTTGTTTCCTGTAAAGTTTTCTATTTCATAAAGTTCCGATTGTATTTCAATGTATTTAATAGGTTCACCAGTAATATCTTTTAAAACATCTCTATAATCCATAAACTCATGATAGTCTTGGGCTCCAATAATTACAGGAAATGTTATATTGATTTCAGTTTGTTGCATGTCAGCCTTCTTTCTTATTTTGAATCCTGGGAGATTCCAGTTCCATATTGCGTATAATAAATCTTATCAGAGATGTCATGAATTATATTGCTAAGTCTACATATAGACATCCATGAAACATAAACCAAGAACCAACTAGGTAAATGTAATGCTGATATAAGTATCAACATTGATACCCAAAACGATAAGCAATAAGGACAACGAATTAATTTGCCAATAAATTTTTGATCAGATATTTTTGAATAAATCCAATTTCTAGGAGATTCAAATATAGATCCACGTAAAAGAACTTTTACAGTAGCTTCAGTTGCTATTGCCCCAAGAAGAATTGCTAGCACTATCATATTTCCTCCAACTTACTCTGTATTTCAAATACACTTTTAAGATTCCCGTAATGTCTTTAAAACATTCTTATAAAGAAATTATTTAAAGAAATTATTATATAATACATATAACTATAATACTCCCTTATTTAGCAAAGACAATAGAATAATGAGACCATAAATGAGACGAATAATTTAATAATTTAATTATTTGTCTCAATATATTCGCCGCATTATGTTTGCCTCAATATGTTTACCTCATATGATGTCCTCATATGAGCCCCTCAATAGTGGTCCTCAATTGAGGCGTATTGTTTTATTATTATAATAATATAATAATACTAAATAATACGCGCGCACGCGCGTAGCAACTTCCATGCCAATTAAAAAAATTAAGAAGTGAGTTGATTTTTCATAATACCTTTAAGTCTAGTCATAATTTTATTCATATCTAATTTAAGTTCTTTAATTTCAGCCTTTAGCTCAGATTTTGTGTTTTCATCTTCTTCTTTGAGTTTAGCTATTCCACTAAATACAGAAAAAATAACTTTACGTTGCTCTCCTAGAAAGGCTTTCATTACAGCGGCATGTTCTGGAGAGCTTGGTTTAAACACACCCCGATCATCAACTAAAGAATCTACATCGGGAACCATAACAAAACATAAATCATAAATGCTTTTCTTAAGTATTTCTTTAATCTTAGCGTCTTGTTCCACATCTCCAGTGGGCTGTATAGAAATACATTCCAAAAATGTTCTTACACTGTCTTCAGTACTTATCATATGTGCCTCCAAATTAAGACACTACTGCATGATAAAATAACCATGCAGTAGCAACTTAACTAAGTAATTTATTTTACAGAATCTCTGCGGCTAAATTAGACAGACGAGATCTTTCATTTTTATCTAGATATACGCTAGCTGCAATATCATGTTCTTTAAATTTATTAGTAATATAAGTTAAGCCATTATTATATTCATTTAAATACGATACGTCAATTTGAGTTATATCTCCTAAGCAAATAATTTTTGATCCCTCACCCACTCTCGTGATAATTGTCTTTGCTTCTTTTGGAGTGAGGTTTTGAAATTCATCTACAATAATAATCGCATGATGAAGTGACCTTCCCCTCATATGCATTAAAGAACAAACTTCAATGTCATCTGAGGTAAAAATATCTGAACCATAACCACCCTTTTCATCAGAAACCACCGATAAATTATCAGTAAAATTTAAAGTCCAGAAACGCATTTTCTCGTCGAAAGAACCTGGAAGAAAACCAATGGAATCTTTTCCTCCAACGGGAGTCACGGCCTTGGTAATTACAACCTGTTGATAACTTTTAGCGTGTCTAGTGAGATATAAAGCTGCCCCAAGAGATAGAATAGTTTTTCCACAACCAGCTTTAGATGCCGCCATTACTATCGAAATATCCGGATCGAGAATAGCATCAACAAGAAACCTTTGGTTTGCATTTCTAGCACGCACAAAATCATTTACAATATCAACATCTCCCAGTGGAACTATGCATCCAGACTTCTGTTTATATTTTCCAACAGCACCACCATTTCCATTTCCCCTCATAATAAAATATTCATTAGGGTATGCAAAATCAATAGGCGCCCGTTTTGTTTTGAAGAAAGAATCTATTTCATTCTTTTCAAGACTAATTTCTCTAACACCTTTATATAAACTTTCATCTTGCATATACATTCCAGATTTAGCAGATATTCCTTTTGCTTCAGCAATTAACCTCAAAGATATATCTTCAGACAATAAGAATATTTTATCTTTGGCTTCTTTTTTTAGGGACTCACATAGGGCTATAATTTTTTGATCGGCTGTGGCATTGGGAAACTCTGTAACGTCCACTTTTAAAGAACATGAAGAACCGAATGATACACCATCCGTCAAGCAAGCATTTTGTCTTAGTTTTTCAAGTTGTTTAACGAAAGTTCGAGCGTTATATCCAACTAATCCTAAATCACATTTATGATTATCTAACTCCTGAAGTACAGCTAATGGGATAATAAGCTCTGAATCTTGCATGTCATTAAGTACAGATTGATCTTCAAGTAGGACGGAAGTGTCAACAACATAAGTAGGCATAAGAGTACCCCTCTAGGTAAATTTATTTTATTATTTTATCTTTCTTTGAGGTTTCTTTTCGTAAGATATAACCTCCTATTTTAATTTTATTTATGATTCGATATATAGTCATGCGAGTTAAGCATGATAATGGTTTACTTAACCCACATGAACTATATATCTTTTTCATTATTTAATCCAGGGCATTGAAAAACGCCTTGACCCGATGGTCACCACGAAGCTTCTTAAACGCAGTCTTTTCATAAATTCGAACAGCCTCTTTGGACACACCATAACGCTTACCAATGGTCTCTAAAGTTTCATCGTCCATAATACGCGACAGAACAGTATCAAACTCCCTCTCAGTTAAAATTTCTTTAAGAACAGGCATCAAAGAAGTTTTAATATGAGCCATGTTAACAGCAGCCATTGGATTATGTTCAACATAATGAATATCAACTACGTCATTACCGTCCATATGAGACAAACTAATTTTAGATCCAATGGTGGCATGAACGGTGGTTACGGTTTTCTTATCCTCGTTTAATTGAGTTGCCACAGATTCGATAAGATCCGGCGTAGAAAGAGTCCCAGACTTCTCTGCCTGGATAAGAGCATTAACAATCATTTTATTTTTACCAGTGAGACCAGATAAAAATGCCTTATCCTTATAAAAATCTTTATGAATCATCGCTCTAACCCATTCAAAAATATAACCATTTGGATTAGTTAAACCTGCACTTTTAGCAACATCAAAATGTTTAACACCTTCGATAAAGCCAATGATGGCACTACCAATATACGATTCAACTTGAGTGTAATCCTTAACAATACTATAGGTGTCTTTAATTATGAGACCAATATTAGCACCAATCATTTCAATCATAGCCGCTTCATCTTCAGTAGCCTGAAACTCTTTGATCTTGTCGAACATTTCCTGATTAGTAAGGCGTTTTCTGCCATAGACTTGCGAATATTGTTCAACCAGTTTAGAAAGGGAATCTCCAGCCATCTTTCCTCCTACATTATACAGTTTTATTAATAGTTTTTCTTAAATTTTTCATCCATAGAAAAGAACCCAAAGTCTTTATCTTGAGCCCATGTTTCTCTCATTCTCTGTAATATTTCACGCTCATTTTTAGACGCAACAACATCAACGCTTAAACCATGGGCCATGAAGAACTCTCGCCAACTAGATAATTCAGCTACAGTGCATTGAGAAATTGTGTTATAAATCTCCAATGGAGTGTAAAGCCTAGGGTAATATGGACTACATTTATTATCATCACACACCGAAGCAATAATATTATTTAATTCCGCTACAAATGGTTGACGACATAATGGGTATTCTATATATGTAACAATACAATCTCGTTCTTTCCATTTATCCCAGCCCACAGAAAACATGTTTTTATTAATGCGCCCAAATTTAATATTAGTATTTTTATTAAGACCGGATACAAAATTAACGTGTTCAGTTAAATAATTAATGCCATTATCTTTAGCGGCAGTAGCGTGAGCATCACAACAGAAAGTAGCAATCATTTTATTGCCATCTACAACATAGAACTTAAATAAATCAACAATACGTTTATCTATTTTAAAAGTTTTTAAACACATAGGGTGAACACATAATGCTGGAACTTCTGATTCTAAAGCTCTTACTCTTATATATTCATCTGCAATTTTCATCGCATCAAAATATTCATATACTAAAGGTAATACAGCCATAGACCACACACTAAGTTCTTTTTTGATTGACGAATATGGACCATTAAATGTTTCATTTGGAATAGTGTCAATCACATTAGTATTTAATCCAGATACGCACATAGCTATATTATCAGCTAGTAAGTTTTGAGCTATGCCGCTTCTAAAAAGATGGGTTCCAGAATTATTACGAGTTCCAGATAACTTTCTAAAAAGAGTATTAAGAACATATGTGTCAATGTGTTCTGGAGAATTTAAAAAATTAAGAATATTAGGATGTATATCTATACCTCGATTTCCAAAAAGAGACGCATATATATATGCTGATTTTTCGATAGATGAAATTATATTTTGGCTTGGTAAAATTTCAAGCCTTCCCAACTTACCAATGTTATCAACAAATGCATTGGGATTCATACCAGAAAGAATTTGACTATCATAAGCTCTCACGTATAGGCGATGTAAAGTTTCACATAGTTGTTTGGGATATTCTATAAAACACCAATCAGGTAAATTTCTTGAAACAGGTTTTGCTTGTTTAAATATTGACCACATGTTTGCTCCTATTTTAATTTCTTTAATTGGTTTAATCTCTCCATGGAAGAATTCAACAGAGTTGGAATATTTGCTTCTGGTACCGAAGATATACTATATTTATTAAGTCTAACTTGATCAACCATCGCCCCTTTAAAAGTAATAACAGTACCATCTGATTTAAGTAAAATCCCATGGCCCTTTCCTCTTAAATGTTCGCCACCACCAAAACCTAATATGATGGAAGAGTCTACACGAGAACTAGTTTTAAAACAAATTCTAGTGGTAAAATTAGCTTTGATTGCTCCGTCAATAATTTTAACGTCAGGGCGTTGAGTAGCTAGAAAAATTCTTAAACCTGCGGCTCTAGATTTAGACGACAAAGAAAGTAAAATGTTTCTTACCTCTGGTGATTCAGAAATCATATCACCAACTTCATCACAAACCAACACCATTGGTTTAAGTTTAGGGTCCCCAACAGTAAGCCACGATGTCATAGCATCACGCACACGTTGCTGGGCCATATATTTATATCTATCTTCCATCCAATTGTGAATATGATTCAATTCATTTAAAATGTCTCTGGAATTAGAAGCTAAGTTAATTCCATTAGAACTAATTAAACCACTATATAATTGGCTTTCTACTTTTTTAGGGTCCAAATATATAATATCAACCCCACTCTTAACTAAAAGGGAATGGAGAATGGTATGAATGCACATTGATTTGCCGGCTCCAGTGGCCCCAGCAATAATAGTATGTGTTATTTCATTAAGATTAAGTATTAAATCTTCTCCCTTATCATTAATGCCAAGGAAAATTTGAGTAGGTTTAATAATCTTACCCACTCGAAATGGAACAGTTTCTATATTCTCGCGTGGAATAACTAATCTAAATCCACCACACAGGGTATCTGGAATTAAAATATGTGCTGGAGCCTTTAGAAAAAATGGCAAACCATCTAAGCTTTTTTCTACATGATTTACTTTTTTATAATCAAGTAATTTTAAAATAATTTCAGTACTCAATGTACCTTCCCTAGCCTCTATAGCTTCTACTAAAACATTATCTGTGGATTTAATAAATTCTTTTACTTTATCTAACATAATTGTTTTAGCCTCCACATCATAAAAACGTTTTTAATTTCTTTTCGCATTAAACGATGTCCACATATTGGACAAATCATTTTAAGACAAAGTTTAAACTCATGGCACTCAGTACAATTACCGTTTCTCTCATTAACTTGTTTTTCATTTAATATGCTATTACATTTAGTACATTTTATTTTCCACATAAAGTCTCCATGTTGATTATTAACTTCATTAATTGTTATTAAAAAATAACTTTTACGGTTTAACTTGACTTTTTCTAATTAATAAATTATATTTGGTTAGCAAACAAGCTAGGAGGATTTTAAAATGAAGGTAAAGGTTAGTAAGATTCTTGAGTCAGTTGAGGCTCTTAGGGCACTCAGTCTGCAAAAATTCCCTCTCTCAACTTTATTTAAGCTTCGTAAGAACTATGCAGAACTTGAGGTGGCCATTAAACTCTTTGAAGATAAACGCAAAGAACTATTTGATAAATATGGCACGAAGAAAGAAAAGGGCGAAATAGTAATTGAAACAGAAAATGAGACTTCTTATTTTTCTGAAATTAATGCGGTCCTAGATGAAGAGGTAGAAATTGATATTCAAAAATTTGATCTGCCTGTAAATTATGAAATGACTATGACTGATCTATCTAAGATTGATTACGTAATTAATATTCCCGAGTAAAGTAAATAAAGTGTCAGATGCTAGGGTTCAACTCCTAGCATCTGACGAACCAATTCATTAAATTCAAGATTATCAATCTCATAGGCTAACCAAGTATCAAAAATAGTTTTAGGTAGCAAATCAGAGCTAATGTCTTTATTCTCCCCCTGAAAATTAATCTGATGTCGGGCCATATTGATCTAGGAAATTTATCCACGAACTAGCCGCCTCTACTGCCTGAGATAAGCTTTTAAATGATTCAACCGCAGCCCGCATAATTTCCACATCCTGTTGGTTCTCAATTTGATTACCCCTTTCCTCTAAAAAAGCGGTAATAGAACTAAGCTCCTTAGTTAATTTTTCAAAATCTTTACTCACTTTAAACATTTTATCTCTAGCGATATTAAGAGTCATGCCACTAACTTTTTTATTATTCATATTATTCTCCTCGGATTTTATCCACTTCTATAGGAAATCCATCTACCAAACCCATATAATCCCAAACAACGTTTCCATGATCAGCAATTTCCAAAGCTTTATTTTTTAGCCTCTTCCTCACTGTCAGCTTCAATGGATACGGCTGAGGACATAATTGCTTTACCATTAAATAAACTCTATATTTCATAATCACCTACCCCACTTTCTTTTATTCCTTATTGATATTTGTCGAGCAGAACTTCCTTGCCAAATTTTACTTGTAGGTTTAAATTTAGCTAAAGCCTCTTCGTATTTTGGATTTAATTTAGATTCAATAAAAAAACAAGTGGGTATAATTATACAACCTATAATTATTGTATTCATTGCAACCCACCAGGAGCTAGCTTCAATTGAAAACCAAAAAACCAAACAGTCCCATATTAGTGATATTAACCATATTAATCCTGGCCAAATTAATTCTACAAACCCTCCAACAACACAGGCAAGACCAGATAAAGCCACAATAGAATTAATCTGGAGAAGAAATAATAGATTATCCTTATTATTCATACTTATCTCCATTTGTATTTATAACTAACAGCTGTTCATTTCTAAAAGATTCAATAAGTTTACGTACCCAAATGAGTTTTTTATTTCTCTTCCACCTACTCCAAGTGAATGAAATACTAATACCTCTATGGTTCATTACCCCTCCAGACTCTCTAATAGCCTCCACAATCCGAGAAGAAGACTTGAGTGATATCTTTTATTAATTAATCTTTTATTTTGAATGTGGAGCCTTATAGGAATTAAATCCTATATCAAGAGCCCTTTCCAAAATAAACAAGGAGGACATCGCTATTTATCCTGAAAAAGTACTATCAGACATATTAATGGGTTCTATAGTAATACGATAATGTATAACTTTACACCCCTCTACTGGAATAGCACTAGGATTATATTCAAAATGACTTTGGTCATTTGATATTTCTCGAAGAATACTTTCAATGTCAGATGAATTGAAGTTGAGTTTTTAGATTGATCTTTTTCTGCCTTAACAATCAACCATTTAATAATATCAAAATTATTCATTCTAATCTTGGTTTTCTGGAATCGCAGGGGTCAAGCGATTTTAACCAATCAACACTATGAGCAGTATATAGAATAACTTTTTCTAAAGAATTAATTGTTACAATAATACTATAACCGGAATCCAATCTAATCGTTGCTACATTGCCATCTATAGATTCAACAAAACCTCTGACAGATTCATAGTTAGATAAACAGACACGATCACCGACTTGCATACTGTTATTTGTCATATTCTTCTCCAAGGTAGTGTTCATTTTTCCATATCTCTATCTTAGCAATCATCTCTACTGCATTAATTATTTTCATAGATAAAGTAGAATAGTCATACATTAAATGACATCGAGATGAACAAGAGCTATGAAGACAAAACCCCCCCCATGTTTAAACCGCATGGGGGCCTTTTAACACATAACCGTTTCCAATTTCCATTTGTGGGATTATTTACAAAGCGTTTAAGATTTGCAAGAAAATCTATTGGATGACTATTTCCTGGGTTTAACCCCTTTAATTTTAACATTTTTAAGTTTGACATTTTTATTCCTCAGGATAGTGGTCTTAGGTTTTATTCCTCGATTAGTGTCTACCTTATATCCATCATACTTTTCACAAGAAACAACCACAGTGGTTTGAGATTGTATTTGATTCCATGGGATTAACCACATATCGTCATAATAAATAACACATAATAAATCAAAATCGCCCATTTCATATTTGGAAACCTTACCCTTTCCATTTGTTTTTCTGAGCGTAATTCTAATTTCTTTTTTATTAGACTTTGTTTTTGCGGCCCAAGCTGTTTTAACTTGTACCGTTTCCCACTTTTTACTATGTCTTCGAATCACAAAATCATATGCATATGGAGAATGATGAACGGGTTCTGAAATTTCCCATTTCTGTTTTAGGGACACATATGCAAACATAGCTTCTGACTCGGCCCCCTTAAGACTTAAGGACATTTAATAATCCGTTTCATCATAGCACCAAAAGTATATAGATTTGGATCTTCCGATATGTTTAATTCATATATTTTCCAGGTACTCTTAATGCTTAGTTCATGTGTTTTTTGGAAATCTTCAACCGATAAATAAGTATTAAAAATATCATTAGTCATTTTAGCCTTTCAAAACGCCCATAGGTGTTAAAGAATGAATTGGTTTAGCTAAATCAGATTGAGCCTCCATTACAACATCAATGTCTTTATAAGCCTGAGGGGCTTCAGATAAATCTAAACTTCCTTTTCTATCTTTTCCCCATTGATGAACAATGCCATGCATCAGACGATCTGCCTCCGCTTTATCAATAGTTCTATTTGCCGCTCCTCTTGCCATCTTTCTTCCAGCTCCATGAGAGCAAGATCTAAAAGACTCATCGTTACCAAGTCCCTCAACGATATAAGAAGAGGTTCCCATCGAACCCGGAACCAAGCCCTTACTTCCGATAGAAGCATCGACGGCGCCCTTACGATGAACTATTAAATTAGAACCAAAATGATTTTCAATAGCAGCATAATTATGGTGAATATTAAATTCATCTAAAAATTCAACATGTTTAAAAACTTTATTAACTACCTTTTTAAAGGCTTCCATCATAATACGTCGATTTTCTTTTGCAAAATCTAAAGCCAGAGTCATTGCGTTAAAATAATCTTGACCCTCGTCGGACGATAAATGAAAATATGCAAGCCCCTTATTTGGTAAATCTAATTTATTATCTTCACAATATTTAATTGCTTTTTCATGATAGCGCTTAGCAATACCATATCCGAAATTACGGGAACCAGAATGTAAAAGCAACCACACTTTTCCATCAGTATCTTTATCTAATTCTAAAAAGTGATTACCACCTCCAAGAGTTCCTAATTGATACTTAGCTTTATTAATTTCTTCTTCTGAAACAAATGTATTTTTCACCGAAGTCTTATATGGGGTATTATCAAAACTTGTCCACTCAATACGATGGTCATGAGAATTAAATCCAACAGGAATTAACTTACCTAGTCTTTCAATTACCTCTTCGATATCGGCCTTTGAAACTAAACCAGCTTTAATATTAGTTCTAATAGCTCCCATACCACAACCAATATCCACCCCCACTAAATTAGGGGCGATGGCGTCTTCCAACGCCACCACCCCACCAATAGGCATACCAAATCCACTATGACAATCTGGCATCAATGCAACATGGTGCTTAGCCACGGACAATAGAGATAAATCAATTGCCTGCTTAAGGGCTTCCCCTTCGATATTGAGGCACCAGCTTTTAATCGGAATCTTACTTTCTTTTGTCCACTGTATCATTATATTCTCCTAAATATATTTCTATAGTCGTGGCTTAAAAATTCATTTACTTATACATCTTTAGCCCGAGGTTCCGACTCCTCCGATTCAAACAGGGGTTGAAGCATTAAAGCGGCAACAAGAGCTGCGGCAATTGGATCTGCTTTATTCTCAATATCGGCATCGTCAATATAACAAAGCAAACACATCGCTTCCATGTTATCAATAGGTTGTTTTACAAGACACTTGTCACAGTTTGCCGTAGGGTCAGATGGAGTATCATAAGCATTTTTAGGGCAACACGCATTCTGTGTATACTCTATTCCGCGTAATTTAGATAGGGTCTCTTTAGAGGGATTAGCAATAAATCCACTTAGAGCCGTACGATACTCTTCATACTTCTTAAGGTTTTTAGTTTTAGCTTTTCGGTTGACACTCATTTGCACACTCCTCACATTTGTGGCACATATTTTGGGGATTAGTAGTTAATATAAACCCTGCGGTCAACTGAGAATCAGGCTTCCCAGTAAAAATAGAAACGTGATGTGAAAGCTTCGTTTCATCTATGGTTTTAAAAAATGGTACGTTTTTAAACATACGCAGAGGGGTTTCTAAAATTGGAATATTTCTTGAATTAGCAAATCCAATAAGATATTCCTGTGAAATATATTCTTTAGTTCCAAATACAAAAGGAGCAGAAACAATACGCATTACAGCATTTCCCTTCGCCCTCCAAAACGAATCCAATACGTTTAATCTGCGTACGGTTTGTCCCCTAGTATCTAAACCAGAACAAGATACATGAAGAAATGTTTCCGCATCAACCATATCCTTTATTTGTTTTACAGTTGGAACTCTCCACGCTTTAGTGGTTACGATTGGCGCAATATTAGCCTCCCTTATTAATTGAGCAACGCGAACGGTTAGAGGCCACGCTTCAGATGGGTCTCCAGTAACACCAATCCGAATATAATTTTGATCCACTGTTTTATTTAATTGTTTCTTTAAAAGCTCTTCATTGAGGGTCCCTACTATGGTGTGGGTAAAATTAACCCCCGCCATCCTTGCCATTTTTAATGAGAAACAAGAACTATAACACCCTCCATCAATAACCTTTGCCCCAACACAACCTTTAGTAACGTCCACAATATATTTTGTCTTCCTGTTTCCAGACAATTCTATTGTAAACGCCTTATAGTCCCGCATTAATTGTCTCCTACATTTAACATAATACTAGCGTTTAGTTTATTTTCTTTTATACCACTACACCCAATATAATACTCCTTCTTACTTTTGTCAATATATTTTTCTAAATAACAAGTTAAAACGTTTGAAATAGTTGTATGTGAAACTTTATAAGAAATAAATAACAAAGAAGGTTTTAAGCAAACTTCAACTCCCTCTACGCAAGTTAAATTAGTATTTAAACAAATAAGATCGTTATATTCTTTTTCTGAATTAGAAGGAGAAAAAGCCAATTGGAATATATTTTCATTTATAAATCCAGCGTCTTCAATAATGTTTATTGAACCACTGGCAAAGTTTTGATTTTTTATATTGATAATACATCCACCAATATATGTGAGGTTGCCCTTAGAAAAATCCGTAATTTGATCTTCAGATTCCACCGCAATGATATCTACACAACTATCATCATAGTCAAGAGCATATTCTTTAGGAGCATTATATTCTGGGGGAAGTTGAACATGACGAGCAATACCATTAATCATAACAACACAACCAGTTCCAATATTTTTTCTATAATCAAAAGATTCTACAATGCCAGCATTACTATTAGTAGTGTACCCAGACCCATAACACCCCCGAGATGTAGCTAAGGTTCCCATTCCCTTATGAATCTTGCGTCCAACTCTTACTTTCCATTTTTCGTCATTCCCTTTTGAAGTGGTGGCAATAACCATTACCATCATGTCATTGGCCGGATCAAAATCAGTATCTTTATTGTCACCTAAAATTGGAATAGTAACTTTAGTTTTCATTATTTCACATCTCCTCTTTCAATATTTATAATTTTTTTAGACATTTTATTAACCACTCTACTATCTCCACCGGGAGTTAATACACAAATTATACTTAGTCCATTTTTTTCAATAGTTCTTAAGCTAGTTGCATTAATACTAGCGCACCCATCGGTAAATAAAACGGCTTTCTTAATATTATTTTTTTTCATATGATCAACAATAATATCAAAATCCGTTCCTCCGGTGGTCTTCATTACGCCCTTTAATAGTTCATCCTTAGTGATTGGCTCAATGACATTTGAAAATAAGAAAATTTTATCATCAAGGTAGTCCTTACAATCAACGGCTACTTTATATACTAACTTCACATAATTTCCCATACTTCCAGAGACGTCAACATAAATATTACATACACCATAGTCTTTGGGAATTAATGGGTTTTTATAGAATGGGCGGTATACCCCAGCTTGCTGGGCCGCAATGGCATACCTATCTCTAAAATTAGGAATGGGGGTCATGACAGGAATTTTAGGAAACATTCCTCTAATAGTAGTTTCAATTTGAGACGAGAGACTCTGTTTTGACTGTTCAAGCAAAGCCTTTTCAATAACGCTTTTCTTTTTTATGGACTCCGTCATACGAGTAATAGCGCGAAGAAATACGTTATCATTAAAGCCTTGACTTTCACATTCTTTAAGCTCTTCATTCATTTTATCCCAGTTGTGAGAGTTGCGACTATAATATTTCTTTCTAATTTTTTCCTGTTGTCTCTTAACGTCCTCTTGAATGGATCTTTTAATAGAGCCCTGAATCCCCTCTGCAATAGGAAGAAGAGTTTCACTACCACTATCTGAAGACTTAATATTACCATGAGAGCCTAGCAGAATAGGAGATTGAATATCTTCTTCTTGCTCTTTAGCATTCTCATTATACCATCTCTTCAAATCCACCCACGACATACCAGCAAAAGAATAAAGCTTTCTATATTTTTGCCGATGAGTAAACTTTTGAAATTTAGAATATGGTCTTAAAATATTTTGTGGAAATTCCTTAGCATCATAAAAATTAGTAAAGAACCGAGTATATCTAGCCTGAGGATATTGGCAACAAATCATTGCGTTAATAAGAGCATCAGCAATAATATTATCTTCAGTGTCCCTAATCTTAGTTCCGTGTCCCAAAATCATATGTAAAAGTTCGTGATAGATTAAAACAAATCTATGTTCTGGAGTGGTGGCATATTTCTCAACAAAATCAGGATTAACGTGGATGGTGGGTAAACCATCCAGAGTAATACAAGCTGTAGAAACCATAGTATCGAATTGAATATCCGACACACGTACAAAGTTAGACATAGCCATAGCGTTTGCACCCATAGCATTGATAACATCTTTACGAAATTCATCTGGCTCGAACGCTTTTTTGTCAGGCATTTATTATTTATCCTTTATCCACAACGGGCTTTAAAACCTCAAGAGCCTCCTGGTCGGTAGAAAATCCATCTTCAATTGATGGGTCTCCATAAAAATCAACAATATCAACCAAAACATGGCTCACTCGAATAGTATCATTGGTAATTTCTGGTGAAGATTCTTTATTATAAAGAACTTTTCCAGACGTTCTAGAGGTAAGCGCAAGAACTTGAGCTGCATTTTTTGCTATAAAGTTAGTCTTAAGTTTAGTTGTATTATAAGAACTTTCAAGTTTAATCATTTTTGCTGGTAGTTTATCACAGATAGTACTCTCTGGTCCAGTAGCCATTTCACTAGCTGATTCAGCAAACCCTTCATATAGGTCTGTCTTACTTTTGCTACTAAAACCTCCTTTGCCAATGGCTCGCCACATTTCCTTGAGAGCCTCAAAAGTAAACACATCAGAATTTTCGCCATGGCTGGGGGGACGGTTGGCATTAAGTCGAGCAGCGTTCCAGAAATCTGCAGAAACAGAAATACCAACCATCTGTTGAAATTTACCTGGAAATACAGTCTTACGCATAATATTATCAACAACATTAAAATTTTTAGAATCACTACCAGTTACAATAAAAGAGTCCTTAAGTTTCTTTTTTTCCACGATGGCTTTAACCTTATCAAGACCAACCTGATCACTAACAACCCACCCACTGCATTTTGGGTCACCAGAATCTTCAAATTCCCTAAGAACTATTAGTTTATTAACGGCTTCGTCTCCATCACTTAAAATCATTAAAACTGGTTCAAGAGTTGCTCGAAGCTTATCAGTAGTAAAGCAAGTAATTTTTACCATTTTTTATTCTCCCTTCTGTTGAGAAGTGGCAAACTTAGCCGGAGTAAATTTATTATTATTAGATAAAATACGCATATAAGCCTTCAAAGCTTTAATGGCCCTTGCAGAGTCTGATAATAGCCGGGCATCATTATAATAATAACGGAAATTAAGATCAAGCTTTTTAGCTACGCTATCTAATGCGTCACCAGATTTTAACAACTCTGTTACGTTATTAAATTTTTGTCCAGGAACAGGAGTAATAGATTTAATAACTTCATTTAAACCAGTAAAAGAATGTAAGTTAGGATTAAGCATATCATACAGAACGGGGCAACGATAGAAATCAGAATTATGATTAGACAGAGCAACAGATAAAATCTCAGCCACAGATGCCAAGGCATCGTTAGTCACGTTGGAATTTTTAAGATATGGCCACACAGCAAGTGCAAAGGCCGCTGTTAATGGCGCATCTTTATTAATTTCCGTGAGATGGGTGTTCACATAACCACCAAGAACGACGGGGTCAATATTATGTTCCATACCCTTAGAAATTTTCTGAATGGAAAATGGCAATCGTTCAATAGTTTCCATAATAGAAGATGCCGATTTCCTCAAATAAACTTTAGCTTTTTCATGAGCCGTTTCTAAAATTTTATTTGGGATTGGCTGGTCGATGGCTTCATTTACAAATGAATGAAAAATTGCTTTACCTGCAGCAGCCTCTAGGCCACCAGGAAGACCACTAGCATCACGCACCGCAGCAAGAGATAGAATATTACGAAGAAGAATACCAGCTCTTCGACCTTCAATTGCTCCAGAGTATCCACTAGAATTATTAACTGAGATTACAAAATCATCCACATAACTAACAACATCATTACAGTTATTAAGGTAGTCATTATATATAGCCGCCGCCGCACCAAAGAAAGATTTAAGCCCCACGGTAAGTTGTTCATCGCGGTGATAAGATTTAGAAAATCCCCAGTGATTCATCGCAGGGGCATCATCACCAGTAATGTTCCCGATGATATTATGTCTGTCTTCTTCATTAATAATATGAAATGCTGGAGTTCTAATCACCCATGCAAATCTATCTGCAAGAGCCTGATCTAAAGGCTGAGTTCCAGCATAACTCAATGGGTTCATGGCGGCAAAAACCCACTTCAATGTATCTACACGCTTACCCTGCACACTACGGTTTCTAATGAGCTGAAAATAGTTATTTTGAATATCAAGCCTTGCTCTGTTAATTTCATCCAACAACACAAGGTTGACTCCCCAAATAGAAGTCGGAGTAGAGATAAAGTTCATTTCAGTTTTTTCTGTGTTTAAAATAGGAAATCCACATATGTCGTCAAAATTAGCCGAGGAACAATTGTATGCAATGAATTTTAAATTGAGCGTTTGGGCAACTCTCTCTAACATAAAAGTTTTGCCGCTTCCAGCTGCTCCAACAAAAAGAGCGGAGTCACCAGTTAAAAGTGCAGCCGACACTAAATCCTCAATTGCCTCACATCCGTAAATACCAAGCTTTTTAAGTTCCATTTGTTTCCTTTCTCTTTTGACATTTTGAGCAGTTGGGATGTTTCTTGAAATTAATGGGAGATGAAACCCATTCATTCTCACACTTAAGACATTTTAGATTCATATGTTTAAAGGCCCCAATATATTGAGTAGATTTACATTCTACATTGTGTGCAAGGCATAGCTGCTGAAATTCTTTTAATTTAGTGGAATATACTTTTAAATTTTTAATATCTATTTTATCATCATTGGGAACTGTAATCCCAAGCCTTTCACATTCGATTCTTATGAAACTTTCCACGTTTTGTCTGGACACAGTATATGGAATTACAATTAACTTAATGTTTAATGTAGAACATAGGTTAGCCTTCTCTTGGTCTCTTTTCTGTATCATCACTGCCTTTTCTTTAAAAAATTTAATATTTTTATAATGTTGCTCCCCATTGTATTCAAAGGCTAGATTAAGAGCACAACAATAGCCGTCAAGTTGCATTGTGTTTCCGTTTTTATTTTTTAACCAGTGAGGCCTTACGCTTGGAAATTTTTCTTTAAACAATGTTTCAAGTATCTTTCTACAAAAATTTTCTTCAATATTAGATTTACAAATGGGACACCAGGTTTTATCGTGAAACAGAGCGCGACAAGAAGTTTTGAATTCGTGGCCATTTTTACATTTAACTAAGAATTTTATATTAAGCCTAATTTTTTCTGGCATAGATAACACCTGGCCACCACGACTATGCACCAGACTTAATATTTCTTCTGGTTGCTTATGTATTCTCTTAGAGCATTTTGGGCACCCATGTCCACTACTTAAATCGTTAAAACTAATTAACCATTTATGTTGGCATGTATTGCAACGACACGATAGTTTACTTTTATTGTTAATGTATTTTGTGGATAAGCAGATAATGGTTTCATTATATTTTTCTAATATTTTTTCCTTCACATATTGTAATGTTCTCATATTATCCTCCAATAATAAAGGATAATGTTAATAGCAAACCTACAATATCGTTAATTTAATCTTCTTCATCTTCTTCGTTATCGTTATCGTTTTTTCCACTTGGATATCCACCATACCACAACACTTTAGAAACATATGTTAAAGCTTTCCTCCAGGTGTTAAATTTCATAACATCTGATTCATGACCGTGCGTGGTTTTAGTAATTTTACATTTTTCTCCAACTGTAGATAAAATTAAATTATATACACCGTTTTCGGCGAGGGTATGTTCAAAAATTCCAAACAGATATACATTATTAATTGGTTTTAGAAATGGTGTAATAGTTTCCAATCCAACTAAAACACTATCAACATCATTAGTATTAAGAAAACCAATTTTAATTTCCAGACCACGTTGGTTAATAGTGGGATGATAACCACTTATTTGTAAGCCAATTTTTGCAAACTCTTTTTCGGCGGCCTCATGTCTTATACCAGAAGAAGTTCCAGTCTCCTCTAAAAGAAAGGGCCAGGATGGAGTTGCGCTTGTTGCAAGTATTAACTCATCTCTTTCATTTTCAAGTTTTTTAATTCGATTATAAGTTAGTACAAGTTGTTTGTCAATTGGGTCCCTTTGTTCAAAGAGTTCCTTTCTTTTAGTATTAAGCTCTTCAATTTTTATTTCTAACTGATCCACAGTTAATTGTTTTTTCTTGCTCATTATACTACTACTTTTAATGACCCAAACTCAATACGATCTACTCTAAAGGATCTGAATGGAGCGGTTTTATGGTCCATTGTTTTTAGGTCTTCAATCCTTTTTAAGTTTACACCAACCAAAACAAAATGTCCATCGCCAGTTTCTTTTACCTCTCGCAGTAAAAGAAGGGGGCTCTGGGTTTCCTCGTCCTGTCCAGAGTGAGCCACATCTACATTAAATGTAATAATTCTTCCGACGCAAGGCGTAAAATCATTAATAAAATATCTGCTTTTAGCTTTCATTTTTATCTCCTAACATCCATTTCTACGAACACTACAAGAAGAACCAGTATCTTCCACACCTTTTTTATTGACATTTAATTCTCTATTCGGAATGTTGCTTAGCATTGAATCCAGTTTGTTGCCCCTCTTCTTTTTTGCCAAAACATTGCAGAGCAATTCTTACGTCATCTTCAGAGGGGTGCTTACGTTTATGTAGAACGCCAATAGCTTCAGCTTGTTTAAGTAAGGCGCACATCAAGCTGATTGGTAAATCTTCTCTTGCAATTTCAGCTTTCATTTTAGTTGCGGTGGGACATATCATTTCCCAAAAGTTAGCTCGCTCTGCTTCACTAAGACTTAAATTGAAGAAGTATTGAGTCTGAGTGTTAAGATGTCCCAGGTCAGCAATGCCAGACGTAGTCACAATAATTGTACCTTCAAATAAACGAAAGATACGAGATAGATGTAAAAGGATGGCCGCAGTTTTATCGCTACTTACATTGTGTCCATCAGGACCTAAACCAATACTAGTGCTAGCCACTAGCTCATCTAGATTATCCAATACAATTCCAAATTTTCTTTCTGCACCGGTGGCCGCCATGAAATTAAGCCCACCGATTAAATCTTCAAAAGGAAGAGCGGCCCACCAATGTTGATTGATAATAACATATGGAGTCCCAATGGAACTAAAAAGAGTTTCTGCGAGAGTTGTTTTACCAGAACCTATTCCACCGAAAACCATAATACGAGCCATAGGATTAGAGCCATTTTTAATTTGATTTGCCACAGCGGCAATGTTTTCAGTGAGTAAAGAAGTAAATTTAAGGCTCACATCTCCAGGGCGATGTACTTTAACGGAGGCGGGGATATCTCGGCTGGGAATATGAATGGCATCAGGAAGAGAATCCACAGTACCAAAATCAGTACCATAAAATTTACCCAACACCCGTTCCGCTTTCTTATGGGGAACCAAGAGTTGAATACCAGTATCAACAGTTCCCACTACATTTTCTCCCTCTAACATGGGAACCATAAGTAAAATACCAATACCCTCTTCATCAATGAAATTAACCCTAGCAAATACTTTATCACTAGGATAATTTTTTAACATCGGGGTGGCTTTCTTTGGCACCTTACAGTGTTTGATGTCTTTCTTGTCAATGGTGACGATTTCATTTGGCAACACCATACCGTTCATTTACGCTCCACCCCTTTTGTTTTGTAATTGCTTCCAAGTTACCCAAGCAGCATACCCTGCCACCTTACGCTGCCTATCAGTACAAGGCATTGAAAAAGATAAGTCTTGAGCTATGGAATCTCTAATTTTCTCTGCTGTCCATTTATCTCCGTATAGAGTATTTTCACTAAAAGCTTCTTCGAGATCATGCCACATTCTAAAAGCATAAGAAATACCAATATCCAAAGCTTCTTGATTTTTTGTAGGTTTCATTTATACTCCTTTAAACTTTTAAGTTACATCCTTTTTAACTTTACGTTTATTCCTAACCTTCTTTATTGTATACGGGTCATCAGATAATACTGGTAAAAGCATTAACATGGTAGGAATTAGAACGCCTAGCTTATCTGTACTAATTTTAGTAAGATTAATCATGGTGGCGACTCTTGCCATTACAGCAATAGGACAATATCTTAAGGGAGGACGATAAGCATCACCGTCAGTTTCATATTCATATTCTGACCATGCACTATCCCACTCTACATTGCTTCCGTTTTTTCCAACCTGATCTATAACAACTTTAAGTGTAGATAGAATTGTTGGAGTTGTTATCGTATAAGAACAGGAGGTACATTCATTATTTATACCTGCACAACGAAGTATTTCTCTTCTATCCTCACCCCAACCCCATAAAAAATTTCCGGTTAGCCGAAGCAATTTAAATACTTCTCTAGCATTATTATAGTCTGGCGTTTCTACAAATAATTCAATTGCTTTTTTAAAATCTTCTCTAAATATAGTTTTTGGATATTGAATTGAATCTGAATTAAAGACTATATATTTTTTATATTCAGCATTAAGTTTATTAATTCTTTCATTTAATTCGTTTTCAATGAAGGGGCCTTCACTTCTATAAAGAATCCCATCGCTGCCCACTTCCGCAATATAAAATTGTTTATTCATTTTTTGGCCTGAAGATAGACATCGAGGGGGGATTCTCAAGTAGAGTTCTTAAACACATAATATGTGGTAGTACTAATGGAATTACATTATTTAAATAGTCTCGATGCCCCTTCTTTATTTTTTTTCCAATTGGACGAGATGGCGTCCAAGCCTGACATTGTACTTCCATGGCACACGCTTGAATGGTTAAAGCTATCATTACAGCTGAACAACTACTACCTAAGTCAAGGGAATTATCTAAACACATATCAAGCCAATTATCAAAATCAAATGTATCATTGTAATTCATTTCCTTTAGATCTTTACTAACACTATAACAAGCTTCTCCAATTTTAGTACACACAGCTATAGTAGATTTATAAAAAGAACGATAGTCACAATGTTTACAGACTTTATCTACATCACCCCTAGCAGTACAAAAACATCCAAACTTTACCCCCACAAGGCTGTCATCAACCGTATCATTATCTTCAGTCCAATTGAGATTTACCATTGACATAAGTATTAATGTTTCTGGAGTAGGATTACTAATAAAGGCGTCCATACTTCGTTTAAACACATTTAAAATACTATTAGACGAAGATGGAATGTCAAAATGAAAAGTGCCCCGCTCATCTAAAATAGACAACCATTCTGTTTGTTCTTTTTGGTTTTTAAATTCAGTAATTCTAAAGGCTCCACATACCCCACCGTTTATACTTTTGGTGTATGGTTCATGATATTCTACTTCTTCATCGTCTTCTAGCCAGAGGGTTATAAGTCTATCTTCGGCTTTGGTGGGATATTTTGGTGCGATTTTCTTTTTAACTTTGGATTTTTTTGTCGTCACTGTCACCTGACTCCTCACTTTCTGAAGTCCTTATTGGGGGATTATCTAAAATTACTTTTAAACTTAATAACATCGCCATAAACGGGCCCACATTTGTAGCATTAAGTTTTGAAACTCCTATGTCTCCAAGCACTACTTTTGCCGCATGTAATGAACACTTACAGTAATAAGCATTTCCAAGTGCAACGGCTTTTAAGCCTTGATTTTTATATGCTGGTGCAAATGTATCAATTAGACTATTTAAAGACGGAGCAAAACTAATCATAATGTCATGATAAGAGCAATGATCACAGTCTGGTAACTCTATAATACCTTTAGGGTTATTTTTTGTTTTGGTTGGACAGTTTAACATATCTATTTCTTCACCGGTATCTCCCCAATCATTACGTTTAAAGCCCCTAAGGTGTCTTGTAACTGCCTTAATATTATTAAGAATGGGTTTATCAATAGCAGTTTGTACCAAATTAATAAGTTCTTCTCTGAAAATACCCGCCCCTGGAATGGAATTAGCAACATCATCAACATTAATAATTGTATGCCAAATATATTTTTCCTTCAATTGAGCACATAATGCTTTTGCTGATTCAGCACTTATCGGTCCATGTACCTGTTTAACCCAGCTACTGCGCGGAGCTTTAAATTCAATTACTATGAACATTGGAGAATTCATTTAGACTCCTTTAAGCTTTGAGGCTTATCCTGTATGGTTGCACGAAGAGACATTAAAATTGGTAAGAATAAACTAATGTGTTCTTTTCTGATACGACTAATTTTAAACTGTAACATCATTGAATTAATCGCACTTAAGGTGCAACCAGTATTTTGAATATTATTAATAACATAATTTCTATTCCAAGAATTTACAGGGATCTTTCCAGTTTTTTCTAACATTTCCACGCACATAGAAGAGGTCACGGAATTGTTTTTCCATGTGCAATTCTTACAATTAATCTTCTCACAATGAATAAACTCGCGCTTTACATTATCATATAAAGATACAAAATATCTAAGATCAGATAGAAATGAAGTAATGTTTTTTACTTGAGGATTAACAATAGTGTTTTCTAAAGTTGTTTGCAATATTGTAAAAAAGTTTTTTCTACTTTCAGCTATAGAATTATTTAAATCTTTTTTAAGAATGGGGACAACTAAATGACAAATAATTTTACGTTTTAGTTTTTCTATAGCTTTATCTCTAGCCTCATCCCCATGTACCATATAGCTATTTGAAACCCAAGTGGCCTCAGGATTGGAAAACTCTAATATAACATAATGTGTGTCCTTACCCCTAGTCATTTATCCTCCTAGATATACTTAGGTGGCGTTTGTAAAACACTAGATAATGATAGGCCGAGTTTAACTAAGGCCCCCATATTCTTTTTATTAACTCTATCAATCTGAGCAATAATATTAATCATGCACCGTGACCATGGAAAATCCATGGGATTTTCCACTCCTACCTGTCTAAATCTTTTGTCTTCAAATGTATTAAAGAAATTAGTAAAATCATTTATAGTGTTGTTCTTTTTAATATTATAAGAACAACGAGTGCAATCAGTATTTGACCATGAATTAAGTCCCACGCCTGCTGTGGTTTCATTGGGGCATTGACAAAGTTTTCTACTATCTCTTACCCAACATGAAATTTTAGCGAACTTATGAAGAGTTTTCCAATTAGAAACAGTTGGTTCAGATAAAAATATATTAAGTTTATTAGTAAGTCCGGTTAAATAAACAGATGAATCATAATGAGAAACAGTAGTTTTTACTTGAACTATTTGGCTACTTTGCGTCCACTCTAAAAACCATTTAGTTTGTGCAATCTTAGCTTCGGAGATAGTATCATAGGGCCCACTATGAATGGTGGTATATATTTTATCACCAGGCTCCGCCCTCACAACCAAGAATCTATTAATCTCTTTCTTTCTGCCCATTATTCTCGTCCTCTAGCGGTATATAAATGTCGTTAATATAAATGTCGTTAGTTTTACCACGAGCCTTACCGCGAATACCATCTGAGAAATCATATTCATCTTTCATATCTTTTTCAAACCAAGAACCGTCACACATTTTTATCGGTATAGCAATCCACCAAAAGAATATATTAAGAATAATAAAAATAGCTGTTTTATTATTCACGCCCTTAGCATATGATTCAAGGGCATAACAAGCCCCCCATATTAAACCAGCAATAACAAACAACGATCCGATTATATTCATTAGTCTCCATCCTCTCTACCTAAAGCAATGCACACGGGAAATTGTGGCACTTTATAGGGAGTAAGTTCGAAGAATTTAATGGTAGCCATTTTGTGAATGTACTTATCTTTATCTTTAAGAACCTGAACAAGATAAGCAAAGTCTCCTTTAATACCGGCTCTAAAAGTAACATCCTCGGGTCTGTCTGGCTCTGGATTAATTAACACAATAGTCTTCGCTGCCCCAGCCCAGTTACCTTCGCCCTCAAGAATGTCTGCAACTACATATTCTGCATCTTGAAATTCTTTGCGTTTCAATAGAAATTGAGTGCGCTTATGTTGATAGGCAGCATCGATACGAATAATTTGCCCTTCCCAATCTTTTGCCAGTAAATCCTTATAGGCTGTGTCTAACTCCTCTACCTTCTTTACTTCCCTAGATTCCACCATTACGATGAAATTAAGGTTCTGTAAGGCCGTAGTAATTGCCGGCTTTCGTACAGAAAAATTCTTTGTTTCATCTAGTCCATCAGCCCCCACACCATCATACACATAAAGCTTAACCATAGCCTTGGTGTTTGCTAAATCTTCTGTGGAGCATTTAGTGCGCTTAACCAGCTCCATTAGTTCGTTAAGTTTATGTCTAAGACTATGATTGTAAAGCTCTCCGTCAATAACTAAATCTGGATTAGCATCAAACCTAGACTTTAACTCTTCAAAGATATGGGGACAAGAAACAATTGGTTTACCACCGCGAGACCACATACCATCAGCTTTAACTATACACCGCATCCCATTAAGCTTGGGATCGGAAAATACTTTTCGGCCTGTCTTAAAAACTTTTTTCTTGTGATCATTATATGAATGGGCCAACATTGGCTTGAACATTCCATGAGAGTCCACGCTGTCCACGGAATCTCTGTATCCTTTATCCCATTTCTTTTGCCACTTAGCTTGAGCTTCTAATTCTGCTTGTTTTTCAGGAGTAGTTTCATTAGACCTGCCAATATTCTTACCTTGACATTCAGTCCACTTAGCTACAACCTTTTCTCCGTCTTGTGTACCAGAGATAGTTCGATATTTATTTTTCTCAATCTCAATGGTCCACTCTTGAATACCTTCATCACCCCTACGTGAATATAGAGTTTGTAGCTTCATCTATCTCTCCTTGGCTTTGATTTGTTAGTTCTAGTGCTCAATTAAAGTTTACTTATAATTTCGGACAACGCCGAGTCCACATTATAATTACAATTAAGGTCATAAGTTAGTTCATCAAATAATTTTGATTGAAATTTAAATTTATTGGGGTCAGGTTGTAAAATATTTTCATTTTCGGCAAGAACTTGTTTCTTAATATTTTCTTTAATATTAGCGAGTTTATTTATCAATTTTTCTCTTTCGTCGGCTAGTAATTTTTGTTCATAAACAACTTTGTCCAATCTATTTGCAGCTATCATATGATCAGGATTAATTTTACATAAATCCTTCACCCCACATTGATAGCTTTCATCTAATCTTTTGACCTCATTGTTATAATTTTTTCTAAGTTTCCATTGGGTAATAACTAAAGAAGCCTTTTCTTTTAAAATGGGAAAATCATCAACAAATATTTTACAATTATAAGTAAAAGATTCGTTGTACCCGCCCCCGGAACCTAAATTAATTCCCCTAAGTGTTGCTTCCTCGTTGTTACCAAAACGATCACTAAGAATATCATATATACCATATTTTTCGAATTGTTTCCCACTTAAAGATTTTAAAGTACCCCGGATTTCTCCGTTCCAACCAATGTAGCCATTAGGTCCCCCCTCCCCACCGCACCAATTAGTTTTTCCATTGATGGGGAAATTATGAGAATTACTTATCCATCCCATAGTTAGGGATTCAATTCCTTGTTTAAAAGATAAACGAAGATTATGGTGTTTTTCCATCCATTTAATTAAATTAATTTCTATTTCACAAAGGCTAGAAGAATTAAGTCTAACCTCATCCGATATAGCCAGCTTATTTTTATATGCTTGTTCTATAGATTGTTCGGCTATTTTTTGTGTGGCGTGTTTTTTCTCACAGTTAGCTGCCTTTCTAAAAGTTGTATAGTTTTCTAAACATTCTTTGCAGGCAAAACAGGTTACTGTTTTAGGCATTATTTTTTCTCCAATCCTAATTTTTCAATGACAATCTGTATAGCCTTCTCTCGGCTCTCTGCCACAAATGGAGATATGACTATCTTAACAAAGGAATTGTTTTGGCAATCTTTAGTATAATCCGCATTATCACCAAACCATCTTTTCACTTGGATGGTTCCATTTTCATGAAGATACCCCCACCACATCGCTCTCATGTTAGGTCTGGTAAAATAGAACCACGCATAGCTATCTTACCTGTCTCATCATAAGTGGTGTCAGTGGCTCTATCATATCTGTACGCCAATTGACCTTGAGCGTTGTATATAAAGATACTACCCCCTTGGTCCGAAACGCGGTATCGAACCGCTCCTGTGGAACTATAAATAAACCGGTCAGACATGTTTTATTTTTCCTTTCTAAAATTTAAACATTACTGGGGATATCGTTCTTGTGGACCTGGCGCTTCGGAACCCGCTCGGTTGGTCCGAGGACCTCGGGGGCGCCCCTGTCTTTAACGGACTCCTCTTTGTCTACGCGATCCCCATAGCCATCTTCTGGTTAATGGACCGGCTAACAGACAATTCAGTCGTATCCACTCGCTGAAATATAAAAATTCAAAATATGAAAAGTCCAATGCCAGCCATCATAATATACTGTATAAAATCCAATATTATGGTTTCCGGGCCAGGTAGACTTAGAAACAAATCCATAATCAATCGTAGCGGGTATTTTCAAAGAATAATATATATGTTTATACCAGGGTATTTCAAGTATATATCCACATCTAGTTGCCCAATTATTTTTAATATTCATTTCTTGGAACAGTAAAGAGGCCCCATTTCTGGGGCCTCTTTCATCTCCTTACTCTTCGTCCTTGTCGAATTCAGTCCGGACGTAAACACCCCAAGGAACCTGGTCGGGGCCAACCCCACCAGGAACCACGCACCAGATAACATCGTAGTCGGGAGGCTCCTTCGGGAAGGTCCCATAGCCGTCAGTAAAGTAAACTAAACAGGCCGGGCGCACATTCTTCTTCTCATAGAAATCAAACACGGGCCGAAAGTCCGTGCCACCACCACCACCGAGCTTTGTGGGAAGAGTGGAGTTACACTCAGTGATGATATGATAATCCTTCTCATCAACTTGAGCATCACAACCAACGATGTGAATCGTATAGTTCTTAGACACACTCATGATGCCTTGAACTTCACTAAGGAAAGTTTGAATCTCGTTGGGTCCAATGGAACCGGAAGTATCTACACCAACAGCAACTTCAAGGCTTTCAGACTGGAACCCAGGGAGAATAATACCAAACTGAAGCATCTTCTTATTGGGCTTAGTCCAGGTGAAATCAGTCTTCAGTGCAAACGGGCTCAGATATCTGGAAAGCATTTGCTGCCACGGAACCTTATCTTCCAGAACATCCTCAATAATACGCTCCATCCCAGCGGGCAACTTACCCTGCTGGCGGGCCTGAACAGCAGCGTTAGCAAGATGTGATTTCCACATTTGCTCTTTAAATTTTTCACTGGAGTTCTGACCTCCGCCATTATTTTTCTTATTGTTGCCACCATCCCCCTCGCCAAACATATGCATATCAAACATCTTAACCTTTTTCATGTCAGGTGGGTTCTTAGAGACATCAACATAAATCTCTTCAGCGCTTCTATCGTTATACTTTGCATCAAACAAAGTGCCAGCGGGAAGCTTGAGATTGTTCTTATGAAGAATAGCGTTGGTTGCATAGTCAATAGCAATGTTCCATTTGAGTGGGTCACGCACACCCTTACGAACAATGTGAAGTAAAGCGCAATGCATAACCTCGTGGACTAAAACTCCGATTAACTGATCAATCGGAATGTCCTTAATGAACTGAACGGAATAGAAAATGTTTTCTCCGTCAGTCGCCATCGTTGGAGACCCACCAGCAGAAGTCCACATTTCATCTGGAGCTTCCTTATAGTTGGGAGCAAACAAAAGAAAGGCGAAGAACGGACATTTAGAATGCGCCTCACGTTTTGCAGCTGCAATCTTAATCTTCGCAATTTCTGAATCGCTCTTGCCAGCTAGAAAATCTGCCATTTAAATCCTCCTTATCTACTTAGTTGAAACATAACTGGGATAGGCGAGCCACTCTCGCCCACCCCACATGATAAATATAACACCTAATTAGATTATTTTCCACCACCGAATTTCATGGACACGGTCATGATTTCACCGTACATCTTGGTGAGTTCTTTGGCCAGGTCGGGAGCCGCCTTGATGAGAGCCACAAACAACTGGCCCTGTCTCTCGGACAGATGGCGAACGATAAGTTCAACGAACTCACGTTCCAGCTTAGTGATACAATAAACAAGCCCACCGATGAACTTATCATCCTTCGTGAGCTTAGCAATACCGCGTTCTTTCACCAGGTCATCAACCTTACCACACAGGGCAGCATAGAAAGCATACTGCAAGGAAGTTTCACTGGGCAGAGGCTCCTGTTTACCGGCAAAAATCTTATCGAGGTTAGGAAGCTTATGGCGCAACTTCAAGAAGCTCACAAACTGATGAGAAGCAGCATCACCAATGGTGCCCTGAAGCAACGGAATAAGAAGGTCTTCATTCTTTACGGTGTTGATGATTTTGCTAGTGTACTCCCAAGTTCGCGGGGTGGGGAAAGACTTCTTCGTTTTGTCCTTATCGGAAGGGTTGAGCATACCAGGCTGAGACTCAATGAAAGCAATAACAGTAGGAGACACTCCGGCCTTCATAGCCCAGTTAGTCCACACCTTCTTATCAACTTCAATCTCAATGTGCACGAAACGATTTTGAAGAGGACGGGGCATTTGGAAAGTAACACCACGATCTTCCTCTCGGTTACCAGCAGCAATAATACGCCAGCCGTCAGGAAGAACATACTCACCAACTTTACGATCAAGAACAAGCTGATAAGCGCCAGCCTGAATCGTGGTATGAGCAGAGTTCAATTCATCCAGAAGCAAATAACCGCACTCCTCATCTCCTTTAATACCGTGCTCCTTGTCAGCGCGCTGAGGAAGAATTACGGGGTTAGCCCAATAAGCTCGCCCTTCATGAATGTAAGGCAAACCACGAAGATCAGTTGGATCAATAGTGGTGAGACGAACATCCTTAAAGCCCATACCCACCTCTTGTGCGAGCTGGTGAACGAGGGACGACTTACCAACACCAGGAGGCCCCCACAAGAATACAGGGATAGTGATGTCGAGAGATTTAATAGCGGCCTTGGCGTCTTCAATATTCATCTTCATTGGTTTTTCTCCTTTGAGTGTTACCGGACAGTTACATTTGTTAGGGTTGGTTGAAACGATTATGTAAACCGATTTGTGAATTTTTAATGGATTAACTACAAAAAGATAAGTGAGATATAATTTATTTACTTATCATCATCCTCCGAAGCTTCATCATCTTCTTTAGTAAGATCAATTTCTTCAGCCTCTTTAGCTTTTTCTATAATCTTTTCCATGTGTTTTTCTTTGCAGTCTCCGCTTCCGCATAATACTCCGCCGGTCATTGGGGAGTACCAAAAGAATTCGCCAGCTTCAACATCGGGACGAATGAAAGTGGAACATTCACTACAAAAATATATATTAGAAATGTCTTGAAACTTTTGAAAAATAATTTCAACTCCATTAACTGTAGTTTTCTCTTCGTCTAGGGGTTTGATTTCATTTTTCTTACCCATTGTTATTCCCCAATGTTTCAAGAATAGTGGTGATTAACTGTGCAGCAGATACATCTTGTTCTGTGAGAGAACTTAAATCATTTTTATAATCGAGATGAAGGGTGATGGGTCCGTATTCAGTCTTCCATTTCTTTGCCCAGGTTTTATCTCCTTCAAGAGCAAACCCGCCGCCCTCCATAATTTTATAGAGTTCACTAACCTTGGCTGGGGCTGATGTTCCAGAGTTAAAAGAAGACATACTTTCAATCATACCATTGATGGCCCCGTACAGTTGAATGACCCCATTGGCCTTGGAAGTATCAACGCAAATAGATTGTTCATCCAAATCAAACTTCAGAGAATAGGACCCAGCATTCTCTAGCGTTTGAGATACGGGAAAATCAAAAGCACTACTAAAAGTAATTCTATTACCATAGGTTTTAGAAATGTTATAGGCTACGGTACAACCAGCCCTCACATATTCTACGGTAACAAAGTCCTCTTCCTTTAGGGCGTTAGTAATAAAATCAATGATTTTCTTTTTAGTATTAAGCCCGTTATCATCCGCAATAAAAGTATTAACTTCGTTGAAGATAGTTGTGGAAATTTCAGCGATAACTTTTTTAACCGTAGTGGTCTTATCTAAGGACCAGTTTTTTTCAATCATTTCTATCCTTTCCATTAGTTTCAATCGGACAGTTGGTTTCAACCGAACAGTTAGGTGGTGAAAATATTAAGTCGGTTCCTCTATATATGTCCTGCCAATATGCAAATCCATCATGAAAAACAGGAAGGGTCTCGTTAAGATGAGATATAATTCTAACGGGAACCACTTGAATAGAATCTTTATACCAACATCCATTGCGACTACTAACGCTCCATTCACCAGATGTAATTTTAGAAACTGGATCTAAAATTTCAAGAACATCTCCAGCGGAAACTTCCCACCCACCCCCAAAGGCATCTGCAGCTCCTTTAAGAACTGGAAATTTATTAGGTTGGGGTGGTTCCCATGTAAAAATACTTTTTCTTAACATGTCTTTGACTACTACCCTGGCTCCAGGAACAGCCTGTCCCCTTTTAACCATTATTTCAATTCCATCATCGGGGGTCCGAACCCCATATTCTTCTTGGATTTCTCCTTATCCGATTCCTTATATGGATCAAAGAGGCGCTCCTCAATAACTTTAGCCGCCATTCGATTAAGAGAGTCCATGTTAATCTTTGCATCAGTCTTAGCAACTTCAACTGTTGCAGAGATAACTGCATTCTTAATTTCGCCGCCAGTCATAAGATGTTTGCTTAATTCCTTAAAATCGAGCGCATCTTTAGGGGCCTTGGTGGGCAGCAAAGCCTCCCAAATTTTAGCACGGCTCTCCTGATCAGGAAGATCAAAAGTAATCTTCATAAGAAGTCGTCTATTAACAGCCTGATCAAGCTGAGAAGCATAGTTCGTTGCAAAAATTGCTACGCCATTAAAATTTTCCATAGACTGAAGCAACGCATTAACTTTGCTGATTTCCCAAGAGTGCTCCGCTCCATTCCTCGCTCCAAGCAAAGAGTCAGCTTCATCAAAGAAGATGATGCACTTTTCGGTTTCGGCGCGTTTAAACACTTCAGCAATACGCTTTTCAGTCTCTCCCACATATTTATCTACAATTTGACTGTGGTCAACGATAAGAAGAGGCGTGTTGAGTTTCTTAGCAACATATTTGGCGGCTTGTGTTTTGCCTGTCCCAGGAGCACCATGAAATAGAAAACACATACTATTGGTGTCCATAACCTCATCGAGACCATAATCTTCAAAAATCTTCTTACGGTTAACAATAGCATCAAGGACATCCTGTAGTACATTAGCTTCATGTTCTCCGAGAATCAAGGGAACATTATGCTTTGGCATATAAATATACCCAGCGGATTTTTGTTCTTGCTGTCCAGGCCCAGCGACCTTACCACCAGCCATGTTCGTCGCACTTGATGCTGGGTGACCAGAGCCATCAGCCGAGGGTAAGTCAAGAATATCATTCTCAGGCAGATACTTCTCCAAAACAATTAAGTGAGAAATATCTTTACTCTTTTCACTACTTGCAACAGTTAGAAGCAATACTCTGGGGCGTTCATCTGGTGTTGCTTGGCAATCAATATTTTTAATGGAAACATTAGCAGCGTAAGACAATGATTCAATGACGGCCTCAGCTACCAACATACGCTTATCTGGGAAAATATCATAAACACCAGGGAACATAAGTTGAAGAGAATCATAAACTCCATCGTTACTACCACTAGAGAAAATAGTGCCTACGATAGCGTTCATTGCGACATATTGCGTAGAGCCAGAGTTTCTGGGAAGGACGATAATATATCTAGTTCTAGCCTTATTAGTATTCGCCATGTTACCTCCTGTACCTAATCTTCAAATGAAATTATAAATACATCACCCCGGGCGCTATAACTCCCAGGAATTCCGACTTGAGCCTGATTACCATTCATCGTAACATCGGCAGACTTACTTTTAATACCAGACAAACCAAGAAGAGTTCCCTTTACTAGAGACATTTGGGTATTACCCATACTAGAAGAGAAGCCTCGGAAAATCTTATTAACAGCAACTCCATTACAAAAACGAGAAGCAATAATAGTATTTTTATAATTCTCAATTAATGGATCTCCCACAGTGGAAATAAGTGAGCCATCAAAATTACCATCAATTCCACTCTTAGGGGAAACATATGGTTTGCCATTTACCATTAATTCAATTTTGCAACCTAGAAAATCTGGAATAGAGAAGTTCATATTACAAGACATGTTAACTTTTTCTAAACAAACTTTATTTTTCCTTTGGTGATAAATGATTTGTGCAACGAGGTACGGTCTAATTTCCTCTGCATTGGCCTCTATTCCATTCTCTGAAAAATGAATTTCCATCGTCCATTGAAGAGGTAAATTTTGACCAGCCCTCCATCTACGAGAATAACAAGATGTGTTTATTTTAGAAATTTCATCTTTATTTAAATTAAAAGCAATGATAATATATTCCAGACCAGAAAATAAAAATGATCCAGCAACCTCAATCTCCTCAGTGGTCGCTAAATAATAATTAGATGGATTAAACAATTGACCTTTAAAGTTTTCTCCAAAGGTTTTTATTACTTTAGACCAGTTATCCGTTAATGTTTTATCAGAGAAGATACGAGTAAATTCCGAATCCCATCTAAGAACATTGTCGTCAATAACAACCTTGCTTAAATTACGAAGGCCCTTTTTAACAAACAGACTAACCTTATTAATTTTCTTGGCCGTCATGTCATTTACCCTTTGTTGGGATAATACTCTTAATAATATGTTGTAATTGTTCAACTGCTTGTAGCATTTCTATTTGCCTTTGAATAGTATCAGCTATTAGAGAAATAGATACAGAATGAGTAAGGCTTTGTAGTCTAATATCTTTAAGACAATATATCGGAGAAGAAAAGGTAAGTTTAAATCCAACAATTTCACTAAGATCAAGAGTTTCTTGTTTTGTAGAAAACTCCATTGGCCAAGATACAATCTTAGCGTTGCATGCATTACCACTGCGCTCCATCTCATCAATGGTAATTTGAGTATAAAACTCAGGGAATTCCATACCAATTAAAACAGTGTTAATGCCAGCATTAGTAATGCGTTGATTAAGCCTTACAGTGGCTCCCATTCTAATTATTGGCATTTTTTCTATATTTAGCTTTTTTAATTCTTCTTCCAGGGAAGATTTTAAAACATCTAAATCTTTAGTAATCACCGTTATCTCCTTCTGTTTTTCCAGGCCACGGATTATCTCGCATCCCCGGCAATTTTGTTTCTAAAAACACAGACAGTTGCATGACAACATTCAAAGAAATTCCTAGATCTTGTTCATCGGAAACATATAAAGCATTTCCAAAATCTTGCCAATTGCTTAAGAATCCTTTTTTAAGATAATGGTCAATAGCAGGCGCCATATTAGCAAAGTCTTGAAAGCTAGGCCAGTTTCCATAGTCCATATGTGATCGAATAAATGGAAAAGTATTACATTGATTAGTTAAATCTATAGCAATCTTTGCACAATGCTCTAGACTCCATTCGCCCCCAAGGCGCCTATCAATGCTTTTTTTAAAGCCCAACCATAAATCATAAGAACTTCCATAACAATCGGTCATATCGCCCAATACATCACGTAAATTGCCTTTAACAATGTCTACCGTTGGTGCTGTCCAAAGAGAAGATAAATCTCTAGGAAAAGTGTAATCTTCTTTTTTATATTCTTTGTTGTTAAGACTATCATAGTCTCTAGCTCCCGCTTCTGCTGCTGCACCAAACACACGATATGTGGTTTGATCATATACGGGAGTAAGATTATATTGTTTTGCATATTTAATTAATCTTCTAATTGTAACTCTTGGATCTCCAACTGCCATATCATTTAACATAAATCTTTTTGTATCCATATCAAATAAAGTATTATTAGGACGGATTTCGTTAAGAGATCCGTTCATAACTCTTAAGCCAAATTGGCTAGCACAAATATCAAACCCCATCAAACAATCTAACATGTCATTATAATAGTGATTATTGATAAGTTGAATCGGAGGCTGTCCATTTTTACTCATTGTGGTGGCATTTGAACTTACAAAATCGATAACATATCCTTTCCACAATAAATAATCTAATACCTCTAATCTTGTATTTCTATCGGAAAAGAAAAAATCTACATCCTTAATAGGTTTTCCAAGTTTATTAGCAAGTAGTGATCCACCGGCCACCCAGAGCTTACCAGGATGTCTAGCAAAAACAACTAACATAGATAAGGCGTCAAAAAGCTCGGGGCAATATCTAGTTGCTATATCTTTAAACGGAAATATTTTACCACTTAAATTTCTTTCTAATATATGGGAGTAGTCTTGTTTTTTTCTTTTAGCTTCCTGAATAACACTTGACGAAAGACTAAAACTTGGATTAGGATTACAAGCAAATAAATCTTCCGATAGTACCCCGTTCACCGGACGGTTTGGATTTTTAGCTGTTGCCAAGTTCGTGCTCGTGGACCAGGGAATCATCACACTCCTCCGCCGCTACAATAGTAGAACCATATAAATCTGGATCCAAACTGTCTGGAAACTGTTGATATGCTTCCCACTCCATGCTAGTGTGCAGTTTGAATGACTCATATAATGCCTCCATCGTAGCGGCAATACTGGCGCTCTCTACTCTTCCATTGTGCATCGCCACAAAGACAAACATTAGTCTCCTCTCTGTGATGCTACTAGTTTTAATCTACCATATATAGCATACACATTTCGCCTATATGTTTCATTACTTGTTCCTAAATATCTGTTAAGGGCCGCGTCATGAGAGCCATGGTTTTCTTCCAGTAATGTGCTATATACATAACATCCCGCTTCAATGTTAACATCTGGATTATATATATCAGCGGCATCTCTAGCAATTCCAAGTCGTTGAAGTTTAGTTCCCCACGAAGCCCAATTAATTTGCATTAGTCCAGCACATTCCTTTTCGGACGTAGCGCTAACACGAAAAGTGCTCTCCGTGGACATGATAGACATTACAAGAAGGGGATCTAAGTTATAATCAGCAGAGTGTTTTTTTGTTAATTTATATATGTAGGACATATAGTGAGAACTAAGTTTAGTGTCAACAGATAAAACTCTAACCACCCCATCTTCTCCAATGGGAATTATTGCTGTGGTACTACGGAGTTCTGCTTCACTTTCTAGGGTTGGTCTATTTCCAATTGCAGAGGCCCCCAACAGAACCACAATACCGCATAAGACAAATAGAATACGTACTGTGGGGACAGCAACACGTTCTGGCCAGCGAGCCACCAATACTCCCCAGGTGGCTCGCAAGGCCAAAGCAATGTAAGCTTTAATTCGTTTCATTTACTTCGTGAGCGGTCGCTTATTAAGCACTCCATCAATAACCCCATACTTCTTAGCTACTTCGGGGACCATGATGAAGTCACGATCGCAATCCTTTTCAACTTTAGCGAGCTTCTGACCAGTCTGCTCACTAAGAATGGTATAAAGTTGCTGAGCCATTCTTTCAATTTCGTTTGCTGCAATTTTAATATCGATAGACTGTCCGCCTGCTCCACCACTAGGCTGATGAATCAATACTCTGGAACGAGGAAGGGCGTAGCGCTTACCCTTAGTTCCGCAGGCGAGGATGACGGCTCCCATGGAAGCCGCTTGCCCAATACAAATAGTATTGATATCGGGACGAATGTATTGCATCGTATCAACGATAGCTAATCCAGCCGTCACCGAGCCACCAGGGCTATTGATATAGAGCCAAATGTCTTTCGATGGATCTTCTGCCTCTAGAAATAAAAGCTGAGCAATAATAAGATTCGCGTCTTCATCGTGAATTTCTCCATCGAGAAATACAATGCGATCTTTCAGTAGGCGCGAATAAATATCATATGCTCGTTCGCCCCGCCCAGTTTGTTCAACCACGATAGGAATAAGTCCAGCCATGTTATTTTCTCCTCATAGTTTTGTTAGATGCTGGTTCAGTTAGTTTGGTAAGACTGCCGTCATCTGCTACGCAACTGGCGCATTTACCGTAAAGATCAACGCAAGAATATTGTGAAGCACACAGAAAAATAGCCTTACATAAAGGACAAGTAATACTTTTAACCTCAGGTTTAATCTGGGTTTTAACTATTTTTACTTTTTGAATTTTAGCCATTACTTATGCCGTCTGGCCATACTTCTCCAGAAGGCGTCGGGCAGAATCAATGGCTGCCATCCGGCGAGCGTATTGACGATTCTTACGACGCTCAGAAAGAATCTCTTCAATATGACAATCCAACTTAGCTTCCTTCATAGCTCGAACCAATGAACGAGTTGCACCCTCGTGCTTGTTGGTTTTGTCCGTAACAACACAAGCAGAAATTCCGGTGCTAACAAGATCATTGTTCAACCAAAGTTCAGTAATAGCAACCCACCGGGGAAGTCTGCCATTCTGGCGCTTGCTGCGGTTAATAGCGTTTTCTAGTTTAGAAAGACTGGCGTCAGTAGGCGTTTCCTCATCATGATATCCCTTCACGCGAATAAGAGCAGCCGTTCCGCCCTTGGAAGAAAACTGTTCAGCATACCTAAAAGCCTTCACTTCGTAAATATTTTTTCCGATCTTCATTTTAATCTCCTTGTGTTTGAATTAACTAAGGGTAGTGATGCCACTAAGTAGTTGTTCAACACGACTAATCCACTCGATAGACTTTAATAACCTAATAGAAATTTCTCGTCTTACTGATATAGCCTCCTCTTTACTTGCAATATCCTCTCTTTCATTAAGAAACAAAGACCTGTCTACTTCAATATGTATCTGATCTAATGCCGTTTTTAAAGCTGGAAAATTATTACGGGGAACTTTTTTACTTTTAACCGATTTCTTCGTGGCGGTTTTCTTAGAATTCTTTGTAGATGAATTTCTATCTGTCATGGAACTAACCTCATTTCTATATCATAAGTGAAGGACCTATTCAAGACATCACCTCTTAAGAATGCTTTTCTATAGTTATGAGAAGTTGGATTGTGATTTAAATCAGCTAGTAAATCAGTGTGATATGAGCAGGAAATTATAGCGGAAGCGTCTATATTCTTTTTAATTAAACCAGCAACAGTTTCTTTAACACAACAGGATAAATAAATACCCATAACTAATACCTTAGTTGGCTTTGGCAAAAATTTATTAATGGCCCGTTTTACATGAGTGGAACCATCTATCTGTCTCTTTTTTATTGTGACAAATTTATTATAGCCATCTAATGCCCTGAGAATTGGCGGTAAAGTTGCATCCCATGGTCCACTATCCGTTGTAAACTCTACAACAATGATTGGCTTTTGAGCTTTCCTAAATGACTGAATAACTTTAATTTGTCTTTTAATCATATCTCTGGATAACCATCCGATATTATTGAGTGAAAATGCAGATGTATTTTTATCGTTTCTCCATCGAGCTTCTCCCAAATCAAAATACATACGCTGCATATCAATAATAACTAAAGCATCACCCCTCTGCACATAGTCATTTGTGTTGGGTATGACACTTGGTAATCCAGCCCCATCAAGCGCTTCTTTTAGAAATCGCTTTGAGGTTTTCATAGTTGCCTTAACACCTCCAGAATATGATTTGGATCAGCCACAATAACGCCACTAGCTGGTTTATTTGAAAAAGATTCATACGGACTCCACGGCTGATTAACTAAAATAGATGTTCCGCCCGCAGCATCGAAGGCATTACAATTATCTATTTTATCGTCAATCAAAATTCTTCGTGGGGCGGCCATTAATTCCTTCCGCCTCATTACTGTTATATCATCTAAGCCGATATCTAAGTAATGTTCACACCATGTAATTTTTTGAGAAATACAACTGGCGTCAAATGGGCAAGTACATATAAGGGTAGTGTTTCCTTCGGACTTAAGGGTTTTAAATGCTTGTAGTCCAGATGGTAGTGGCTCTAAATTAATCCAAAAATCGCTGCTCATAGAAATGTACTGCATAACGCGCCGATACTTGAGGTCGCGCCAGATGTGCAGTCCCTTAGCTGGCCCAGGGGGCAACGATAAACCAAGGCGGTCAGCTAGGGAGACTAGTGCTCCCTCAAGGTCAACCAGAACGCCATCCATATCAAAGATGAATGTTTTCATCTTAACTCCTTAACTTGTGGGATACAATAAAAGATTCAATTCTTTGTTTTTTCGTATTACCTCCTGTGTGTCCCGACTGTCAGTATTGACGGCAAATTTTACATTAGGTAATTTTTTCCATGCCATCTTTTTAACTATGATATCCCAATGAACGGGCCGCAGTTGCCAAACATCCATTCCGACATCAAAGCTCATATCATCAGCATACTCGGGTAATGCACCGTGACTATGACCATAAAGATGCCAAGCCCCATGATGTTTACGATCCCAAGCGCGCATAGCGTAGTGACAAAAAACTGTGAACTGACCGTGAATATTTCGTTCTAAAATATCATGAACCTCAGTGAATTGTGATAAACACAGAGCGTTCATTTTGTCATGGTTACCACAGACTAATATCTTTTTACCCTTAACGGCTTGGATCCAATGTCCATGGTTCTTCCATGCAAAGTCTCCAACGATGATAAGGGTGTCTCTTGGAGAAATTACCTTACAGTTATCAATGAGGGTTTTATTCATATCAGACACAGAAGAAAAAGGACGCTTTGCATGTTTAATAATACCCTCATGATCAAAATGCGAATCAGCAAACACCCAAGTATCATTCATCGTCTTGTTCTTCAATAAGTTTTTTCATTCTTTCTTCACCTGCACACTTAGCAACAAAAGCATCATCTGAAGTGGAATACTCCACAGTATTTAATGCTGCTTGTATTTCCATCGCAGCTAAGAGGCGCTTACTAATGGTGCTTTTATGCCTAACACTATATATAAGACACCCACTATGAGAATAGAAGTCACAACCAAAACATGAACCTTGCGCTGGAATCGCTCTAGCTTGACACATAAGAATTGGTAGAGTTTTGTTTGCCGTTCGCGCCCCTAGTCCCAATTTATATTCGTTCTTGTTTTTTATCCACGAGACCCTATTAACCTTCCAGGTGTCAGCTAGAATAGAATAGGTAGATCCAGACGGACTAGCAATAAAATTATTGAGGGATTCTACAAATCTCTCAGTAAGGACTAGGGTAACCGATTTGGCCATTTTTCCTCTATGGCGGTCATGTCCGCTTTAACAGTTCCAACCATTATTATTAAAGCTAAAAGTAATTCGCTCATAATAAATTTTATTGCAGTCGGCCCACCGCCATGTACTAACATTGATATTTCAGAGAAGGCACAACTGCAATAAGAATATGGAAATCTTTTTCTCCATGACATGTACAATGGACAATTTTTTAAAAAGCTTCTACAGGTTATATTACTATTAACAAATGGACACTCTTTTAATAAAGAAAATTTAAAATGATTTCCTGAGTCACTCATGATGTTTTCAGTCAATTGGATAATTATATTAATATCTTGAGTTTTTATAAACAATTCAATTTGGCGTAAAGCAACGGCCCTTGATAACATTTACCGTCTCAAAAATTTTTCTCGCCAATATTCAAAACCATTAAACCAGAAGTCAATGATTACAATTTTTAACCATTTCATTTGTTTTTCCTCTTTTTCCAGTCAGCTATGTTAGTCACGCCAACATTAGATGGGGCAACAGTATTATTTTCCCCCTCTTCTCTATATACCGTTTCAGCGGGAGGGGAAAGAGACGATGCGTTCCTAATATCTCGAAGAGCCACACCTTTATCAGTAAAAGCTAGATTAAGAATGTCTAACACTTCTCCCCATTCCATTAGTCCTTAATAGTAATGAGCTGTTGTTTGTGACAAGATGTGCAATTTACGGGAAAAATATTTTGGTACGGCCACTCTTCTGGAATTATACAAGAAATAGCAGCACCACAAATAAGGCACTTGAGGTCCATCATTTCTCCCTAGGCTCTGCAAATGTCAGTTGCTCCTCGACAACAGTATATACTTCTCCTTCGCAGCAGGTAACTAAATATAGTTCCCTATCTGTATCCCTTGTCACTTGGACTATTGTCCCGACAAACGGAAAGAAGAAGTCGTCGTCAAAGGGGGAGACGGTAACTAAGTCTCCCGATCTAAATGCTGACATATTAAACCTTGATGTCACATTCGCAATTCACACAACCAAAAGCATCGTGGTCACTCAAATTGTGACCGCAGGAACAAGGCTTGTCCTTATCTACGGGGAAGAAGGCCACACAGTCACATTCTGTACATCCGCGTCTAAGGTCTGAACAAATGTGTTCCGTATGTTTTTTATGAGAATGTCCACAGGTGCAATTAGGCATTGGTGCATTCCTCTCCATGAAGAATAGAAGTTAATACTGCCGAAAGTTCGATAAAACCAGCGAGACAAACGCTCATAAGATCAGAGCAACCAGAACGGTGATCATCTAAAACTTCTTTAGTTCTGCTATCTAATTTTTCATGGTTTTTCTTCAGGCCTTGCTGAAAAGCCATTCTAGCTCTAGCCTTAGCATAGTATTCGTCTATGCCACATCGCTGTTTATTGAGAATCGACACGGGGCAAATGGAACAGAAATTACAATTATAATAAGAAGAGCCACCCTTCAAAGTCTCCTGCATCCTGTCATGAAAATCTTTTACCATGGGGTTGGTGTCAGTCAGCGGACTCATAATTGGATTACTTACATTGTTCCAACTCTTTGTACCCGCTCCAAGCCCCACTTGCAAGGGACATTGATTTCTTTTTAAATATTCCTTTCTAATTTTCAGTAATGGAATCTCGCCGGGATCAGTTAAAAACGCATCAATTGCGTTTCTAAATCCTTCCATTCTAATAAGAATAACATCTTTAGTCGCCACCACACCCTCCATGACATCCCTTGCAGTCATGAGCACAGCCAGCGCTTTCATTACCATTCTCAATTTCGTCTGCCAAATTAAGGGCTGATGGAAATTTAGCTTTGATAGTTTCATACATTGTAGTCATAACTTCTTTAAGTGGTGCTGTGTATCCATTTTTAAATCCAGGTTCATATTTATCTAGATATTCAAATAATCTAAAATGAGCGCGAATACCCAACACCTGCCCAGCTAAAAGACGAGACATAAGTTCCGCTTCTTCGTCATCTTCGGGCTCAGCATTCTCAAGATCCGCAACCCACGTCTTTAAGTGGTCTAGGGTTTTTAATGAATCATTAAAATTACTGACTATCTTTGCTAATATTTCTGGAGAGACATCAATCTTATGTCCCTCCTCTCCAGCTAAAAGTTGTTTACCAATTGCCTCGGACTCAACAAAAAACTCTTCTATCGTGCGAATCATAGATCTCCTTTCGGGGCATCTCCACCTTTGATGCTGGTTTTTACATCTTCTCCAGATAGAACCACTCCATCTGGAGCATAAATCAACATTGTTTGAAAAAATGCATTACCCCAGGCGTCTTTAATTGCAGAAGTTGTATCAAGAAAACTCATAACAATCCAAATAGTAATTATCGTAGGGGCATCCGCACCAATCAACCAAACAAAAATAGCATAAGCTACGCAAAATTGTATTGCGGAAACCGCCGCATGAATCAACAATTTCATTGGTAGGCTTTCACCCCAAAACTTATGTTTAATTGTTTGACAAAATTGACCCTTAATGTCTTTACCCTTAATGTCGGTAATGGATTTAGCTTTACCAAAAGTCCATCCGTACTTAGTTTGTAGGGTGCTAAGCGGACTTACGAAATCTTTTTTGTTTAAGTCTTGTTGCATTTATCACACCTTCATCTGAAGGGCAGCTACAAACTCAAGACCCTTTTTTACAAATTCCGACATGATTTCTGTTTCAAAATTATGTAAGTGTAATTTCATATTCATTTTAACGGCCAAACAATAAATGCTTTTTAGTGTTGGGTATGTGCCTCCATATCGAGTTTCTGTATATGGTTCCTTTAAAAAAAAGGGGACACTCCATACAGTTGAAAAATACTGCATCACATTTAGTCCTTGTGTTATTAAGTCCAACTAAGGAATTAATAGCACTTGTCGCTGTTCGCTTAGTTGGATGAGCTACAAAAATAGAAAATTCTTCCAACATCATGTCCACGGGCCTCATTTAATTACTCCTGTCTCTTTTCATTCGCTTCCATCTTTCACCCAGACTAGCCTCAAAGGTACTCAGCCATGTCGCCGCTTCATCGTTTGGGGCGTTTGAAACTGGAAGCGTTTTAAGCCAAGCCTCTAAGTCCTTATCTTGTTCTTCAGCCGTAAAAAGAACTTCTGGTGGATTTGGTATTGTTGGTGCAGATGGAATTTCACTTAAAAATTTCTGAAGACTTGAATCTAAATTATTCTTGGACATCGCAATTTTGAGCAGCCCCTATCATAGCAATGGCCCGCTTGATTTGAACTTCAGTCACATCCTTACAGGAAAAGGTGCCAATAGAGAGCCGACAAGATACACTAGAATCCTCTCCGTCAAAAACAACTAATACAATACTTGGAGAACCTTTGACAGTTTGCGAGGCAATGTTTCTAGCGACTCTAGTGAGCGGTTCCATACTCTTCTCAGCCTCACAGGCATCAATTAAATCCTTAGCATCCCTTAAACCAAGAAGTAAAACCTCTCTCACTTCCTTAATGGCTTCAATTTTTTTACCAGCGCTGATTAAAGACTTTACTGTTAAGATGAAATTATTTTGTGCAGACATAATTTTACCTCTTTCGCTTTCATAACAGCTCTGTCATACCAACTTGTTTTAGCTAAAAAATCTATTTCAAATTGAATGCCATCCCGCATATCAGATATAAGAGCTTTGTTACACTCCCCATTTTCATTAACTGTAAATGAAATGGCAATCGCATTTCCTAGACTTATTTCTGTCCAGTATTCATCGTTAGCTTTAGGATATGATTCTACTTGTTGAAGCCTCATCTCCTGTTCCTTTCAACGGTACAAATGCCTTTGGTATGTCTGTCTACGGTAAATTTCAATTCTGCGTTACATTTAGGACAGAGGCGTATAGTTTCAAGTGGCTCATGTTGTTTCATTTCGATATATCCCCTAAGCCACCACGCCGACTGTTCAACGAGACATACTGGACATTTAAATGCGTACCACACTCCATTTTCTATACTTGAATTATTTGATTCAGCTTCATCGTAATCGTCCAATTGCACCTCCTACATAGGTCCGGTATCATCTTGGTCTTCACGAAGCCCATGTTTAAGTTCATACTCGGTGAGTTCCTTACCGCAATACGGACAAGAGTAAAAACGAATACCGCACATTGCTAAGGCTGATTTCATATCGGTCTCAGTCATCGGTCTATTAGAAAATAAATCTTTAAAGCATAATTTTAAAAGATTAAATAACTTAAACATGTTTATTGCTGATTTTTAATTGGACCAAATAATAGGGTCTCTTCAGAGATATTATTATCATTAGAGTTCAAACAGGATACATACCAAACTTCTCCGTTAGTTTTCCTAGCTATAAATATATAGCTAAACTCTGGTAAACTCTGAACCTCAGGACCATATTTTGATACGACTGCTTGTCGACTTTTGGTTGGGCTAATGCTACAACCCATAAAACCAATTACCAAAACCGTAAATAGAAAACAAACTAAAATTTTCTTCATAGTTTCTCCTTGAGCCTTATTCATTAACCAATTACACCAAGCTTCTTCAGGCGCCGAATATAAGCCCAATCGGAAGCTGTGCGCTTGGGATAATTCGCTCTTGCTTTTGCATCCTCATTATTAATGGCTTTAGTAATTTCGTCTCGCTCGGCCTTCAATTCTTCGTCAATTTTATTGAGCTTAGCCATAGCTTTATCAAGAGGCATTCCAGTCCAGGGTCCTGCAAATTTACCAGGTACAAGGGGGTTAGTGTGACAGGTTTTGCTAATAAGATTCGCTGCACGCTGTTCGAGATTAGACATGTGAAACTCCTTGACTAGTCTTTCAACTAGTTGACACCCATTTCCACGCAGGGTGCTCCTCGCGTTTATTTATCCTGAAAAGCCGATCTTTCCAGAATAGCCTGAATGTCCGTATCTTTTATTAACGCCTGCATGAGATTGAGTTCATTGGGACTAAGATCACTTTCATCAAATCTCAATAAGATGGCATAAAGTTTAGTTTTAGTATTGAGGTATTCCCTACGGGTTTTGGGATTTACCACGGGACATTCTCCTTTTTTCATTAACTTGTCGGAGTTTTTCTTTTTTAATTTCACAAATAGCTTTCATGGTTATTAACCCCATAATTAACTTTGGAATTAAATTAACAAGAGAACACTTAGATAATCCATATTGTTCATTTGTGTCGAGACATGTAACATCAGAATAATGTGGAGGTACTTCAAATAATACAAATGAATGTACAAGAGAACAGTTTGAATAGAAGGCTTGATTCTTGGTTACTAAATTGCCTTTATGAGCAAATGGACATCGATCACAATACTGTTGACTTCTCTCCTGCCCCCCAAGAACATGATGATGAAATTGACAATCATAATATATAGCCTTGGCACTTACTCTTCCAGGAGCAGCTCCAAAACCACCAAACATATAGGGATTAGTTAAGAAAGAATGAGCGGAATTAATAGTCGGGTTTGATAAAAACTTATCTATCAAATTAATAAATTCATTGATATTATACATTGGAAACATTTATGCCTCAAAACTTTTTAAGAGTTTTAGATTCATGCCATTCTTTGCCATCGAAGGTGTGTACTCTATATCCTTTAGCTTTATGCCAAAAGGTATAGACAGAAAAATCTCCCTTTACTACGGAGTTAATCACTTTATGGTCCCACACATCAAAAGAGATTTCATCATATAATACAATTCCAACCGGAAAACATTTGGGAAAAAAGTTTTTCATTTTCTTAATTATTTTCTTAATGGTATCACCACTATCCATAAAATCATCAACGATAGCATATGGAAACTTAATTTGCTTATCGGGTGAACTATATCCAGCCTCTATTGGATCTCCATGACTCTGATCATTCTTTCTAATGTGCATGCTATTAAGTTTTAGAGCCATTGCAACGGGATGGCCAATTAAACCACCACTTAATCCCGTATGAACAATAGAAAGTTTATTATGTTTTTCGGAAATCTTATCAATTACTAATGCTGTTTTAGAAACAATATTTTTATAACTACTTGCTTCAAAAATACTATCCATATATGACATTAGTTATCTCCTATTCCCTAATCTTCCTGAGCACATGCTCTTCCCCGGCTCCACCAGAAGATTAGTTTTAGCCGGATTGTGGGGTCATCACCATGATGACCCCGATTGAATGACCACTACCGGTAGTCAATTCAATAAGTATTACTGGTCAGCTGCCTGACTGCACTCACGTAGCAACGTTGATTTGTGATTCATAAGCGCGAGTTGGGAATTGCAGAACCGGCTGGGCTTATATAATAAGCCTGCCCAGACTCAAAGGTGTGCCGAAGCACAACAATCTTTGCGGCGTCATGCCATTGACCTTTTTCTCTGCAAAAGAACCGACGATGTAGTAAATGGTTCCAACTTTAGGAACCATACACCCTCTCAGTAATACAGGTGTTTGGCGAAGGCGGACACGACCGTCCGCCTTCTAGAGTATGCCATCTCTATTCCATAACTTATCATGGACGCATACTGTGGATTGGTATCGAAACCGCCCCAATAGAGTAACACACTCATAAAAGAAAGAATAAACAAGAGAGATATCTCTAGCCATGTCTACTCTTCCATGTAAACGCCTGGCCAATCGATCTGAGTGGGTCTTCACGCAAACGAGAGTTGAGCGTTCAAACAATCGCCATCGGCCTAATTGGAGTTTTCTTTCTTCTATCAAATTCAATTTCCTAGAACATTACTCCTTCATTCACCTATAATTAGGAGGGAAGGGAGATGGTTCTTTATGTGGGGAATAGTTTGAATGAAGAAAGAAATTTTGTTATTACTTACTCAACTGCTACAATAGCGGGATATACCGCATCATTGGCAGGCGGGGGATCAAAGCCCGTATCCTTATCGTACTTCAATCCCCAATCCAGCAAAAGCTGATTGAAAATCTTCTCAGCTTTACTTTGAGTACAGGGGCGAGTGAAACTATGAATCATCTTGTCTTTACTGCCCTCAACAACTTTGAGAAGTACAACTCGATACTTAACCATGGTCTGTTCCATTTGAGGAACTCCTTTCTAATTGTGGATAATTAAGGCCGTCATTTAAGTTGGCATTATTCCGACGGGTTAAAATAATGCCATCAACATTAAGGCGCTCTCGTGAGTTGTCTCACAAATCACCTCTTTTGGGATTTGTTTCCAAGTCCAGTGGCTTGCAACCCCGCATGAACTTTAATAATAAAAAGTTCTAATGTGCCGATGCCCTTCAGGTCCAGTAATTTTTTAATATAGGAACTAGCTGTATCTTCCGTCATTAGCTCACTAGTAATAAGCTTAAGAACACAACCATATTTACTTTCAAAAAAACATTCTTCACAAGTAGAAAAAGAATATGAACCCTTTTTTCCAGTAAGACATTCGGAAATAAGACATCTATAGTCATTTACGGGATGTTTTAAAATGTTAAACAATTCATAATATTCTATATCATGTGCCATAGCCCGTTCAATAGCTTGTCTGGCTTGCCTTCTGTAAATCTTAGCTGCGGTAGTCGCCGTTACTTCTTTAATAACTCCAGATGAATATGTAACTTTAATTTTATCTGGCATTATATTTCTAATTTAAGTTTTTACAGAAGTAAGTCTTTCGCGAATTTCTGCAAGTGTTTGTTCTTTAACTAATACACCATTCACAAAAATAGGAGATAAGAGATTTCCAGGAACTTCTTCCCGGCCATGTCCATCGGACAAATAAAGTTCCCCATCGTCTTTCTGTAGGACAGCCACCCTTCCAATTGCCGACTTCTTTATGGACCCGGAGTCAGTTAGTGGATTCTTAAAGATGTTTACATCTTCTCCATTAATTGTAACATGGGTTGATTTTAAAGCGAAGCCAAATGTATCACGTGTTACACATTGATATGTATATGACCCAATACCAAAGACGACATTTGTGGATGCGAAGCCCTTTGCTTCGAGCCCGCTGCAAATTTCCCTACATCGATCAAGGGTGATGGCATCACCATAAATCAGACCAATGTGTGGGTCCAAACATTTATATCCTTTATCGTTAACGGTACCTCCAAATATGTCCCAAAGAACTTCGATGGCCCCCTTATATGCGAGGAGGTTGTTAGCATCATGATCCCCACAAATTATTTTAGTTGGGTCACCACTATCTGGTCTAATGACAATCTTTCCATCACGCTTGATTATTCCATCCTTTAGTGGAAAAATAATATTAGATAAGACATTCCAGAAGTCCCAAGTGTCAGAGACAATTGAAAGTATCCCTGTTGGATAAACATCGAACATCAGTCGCTTATATGTTTCAAATTCGTTGTTAGCCCCCCCCAGCACACATAACAGAATGCTCAGTAGCGTTCACTGAACATCCAATTAATTCTTTCTCTACATTCCCGTGATAATATTCCTCTAGATATGTGATGGCTGGAATTGAATCTGTTCCAACAAAACTGAGAAGATGTCCCGCTCCACTCATTTCAGCAGCCTCTAAGCACGCCATGCCCCTAAAACTGAAATCATGCCCTTGGAATTTAACAAACTCTGGATCACCAGTCAACTTTGCATAGTGATCCAGGATTTTTCTGTACTCGGCTGCGGTTGTTGCGCTCGTGCTTGCCAGCCAAATTTCACAAGACATAAGTGTTTCAAGAAAATTTGTGAGCCAGAAAAACTCCGAGCCTGTGTTTTCTATTGTGAGCATCGGAACTCGAAGTGGGACTCTGGTGCCTTCTGGCACAGCCATAATTTTAATTGGAAGATATCCGAGATCATGAAGCCTTTCGATATGTTGGGTATGCGGGTTCCCTATCCCAAGAGTTGAAGAAATTACCCTCTTGTATTCAGAAACCACATCGGCCTTCGGTCTTTCAAAAAAGTTCTCATTGAAAAACTGAATGAGATACTTCTTAATAAAGGCTTGGAACCCAAAGGCAACTACATGTTTTATTGGTTCGACCCTACTTGCTCTCGGCGTCCAAGTTGAATACACGGTTTGTGTTCCATCTGGATACTGTTCTCTATGGCCTATTTTATAGAAGTCGGCCATAAGCATTGGGATTCTGGGCATTAGTTCCCTCCTGTTTTTATAACATCTACGATTTTAAGTTTAGAAGATCCCTCTTTAGTAATTAGGGAATTTGTTGTGACGACAAGATCGATTGGGCTACCAGCCTTTAAAACATCACCATTGAAAATGCTGTCTTCACAGTGAGTTACAACAAGTGCCACTGACAACGGATTGAATTTTCTGATAGCGTTTGAGGCAAGTATAAATGTACCACCATACGAACAAATGTCGTCAACTATAATAACATGCTTGCCTTCTGCTGGAACCCCATCCGCGATAGAATAACCAGTGAGCTTACCGTCTCGAAAATCCCTGGTCTTTGAACCTAAGACATGCAGATATCCATACCAGGCTTTGCCATAACGCTTTTGTGCTCCAGAATCAGGAAACATTACTACTGAATTTTTTGGCGTGTAGTTAACGCCAAGCCCTGTAAGCAGTTCAGATTTTGGATAATATGAGCACGCAGATTCGCCAAGGTATGCAATCGATAAATCGGAATGGGGATCGAGAACTGTAATTTTCTCGAATCCAAGTGATTGAATAAAATCTCCGACATATCTTAGCGAGCACGAACTTCCACCTTTTTCGTTCCTGTCAGCTCTTCCATATGGGAGGTAAAAAATTGTAAGAGTTAAAATATTTGGATAGAGCTTTTTTATCAACATGAGCGTGATTAGTTCTGAATCAGATTCCCACTTCCATTTGATGTTACTCGCTGCCAAAAGTGAATGTCCCATGACTTTAAAATCATTAACATTTTTCTCTCCGCAGGGAAATGAGCTTTCTAATATTTGTCCATAGTCGGTGAAGAACATTTCGTTCCTTCTCTTTCTCCTCCATGTCGAGAGGTAATGGTTTCAAATGACAGGAATGCCCATCATTATAAAGCTTGATGTTTTTGTCACGCTCTGGTATGTAAGGCTTATACATGATTTAATTCCATTGTTACTCTATTTCAAATATTTTTCTGCAGCAGATCTCATTTCTATATCAATCTGGCGAACGGTCTCAATAAAGATTGGATCCTGCATGATATCTAAATCTCGATGTAGTGGTAAATTTACAAAGAAATGCTTAAGAATTTTACCACCATGAGGAGCCATAATATAAATATCATCTCCCAAAAATACAGCCTCTCTAATGTCATGAGTAACAAAAATAATGGTTGACTTAAGAGCCTCCCAAATCTTTGATAAAAGAACTTGCATTTGATAACGAGTTACCCCATCAAGAGCACCAAAGGGCTCGTCCATTAAAATGATGTTAGGGTTGGAAACAAGACTACGGGCAATAGCAACGCGCTGTAACTGACCGCCGGATAACGGTCCATACATTGCATATTTGTCTTTGTGTTCCACAAGCCCAACAAGTTTTAACATTTCCATAGCCTTATCTCTGCACTCTTTAGATGATACGCCCTTAAGCTCTAGGGGTAACATCACATTTTTAAGCACAGAGAGCCATGGGAAAGAAGAATATTGTTGGAATACCATACTGACAATATCTTTATCGGAACGAAGTTTTCCACCAATTAAAACTTGTCCAGATGTGGGCTGCTGTAGGCCAGCAATATATTTTAACAATGTGGATTTACCACATCCAGACATACCGAGTAGTACCACAAACTGTCCCTGATCCGGTTTGTTTTCAATAAGTAAATTGCAGTTCTTAATAGTGTAATTTTTTCCGCCATCATAAGTCTGGCAGATATCTTTTAACTCAATTATGTCTGGGTATTTGGTGTTCTCAAAAGTAACACCATCGGAGGTATTATTAATGGCGGCCTCGATGATTTCTTCTCCAACGCTACGTGCCATTATCGACCTCCTTTATATTTAAATGGAAACGCAATTTTATCTAACCACATGAATAACTTATCTTGAGTGAATCCAATTACAATAATAACAGCCAAAAGGGCAAACACCTTATCTACCCTACTTTGTCTCGCTACTGTAAAAATAAGAGCCCCGATGCCACCGTCCTGTTTGTTCACTACTTCAGCAATGATAATATAAGTCCAAGAGATAGCAACAAGCACACGGATATCATCCGATATCCTAGAAACAACGCTGGGAATATAAACCCTAAAAATTGTTTGCCAGTTAGTAGCTCCTAAAGTTTTAATGGTGTCCAGATAAACTTGCTGGACTTCATCGATTCTTTGCACTACTACTGGTAATAAATACACAACAATTCCCAGAGTTAAAAATTGAATCTTCATCGCATCGCCGATACCAAACCACAGAATAAATAAGCCAATGACGGCAGTGAGTGGAAGGTATCTCAAGGCGGTAATATATCTCTCTGTCATTCCCCTACATACTGGAATGAGACCAATAAAAAACCCAAGGGGAATAGCAATGAGAATTGCTTCGATGTATCCCATAATATTAAGTTTTAGGGAATACAAACAATTCATAATAAGAGCGTCTTGATAATGCAACTCTGGCACGGAAGTAATAACGCTTACTGGGGAAGGAAGAATGCTGGAACGAACAAGTCCAGTACTAACTACCGTCCACCAAATAACAAGTAGTAACATTGCTCCAAGAATTTCTACGATGAGTTTATTTCTATTGGACAGTGTTCCACGCAAAGTAAACAAACTATCCATGCGATCTCCGTTTAATTAGGGGTTACTTCAAAGGTCAAACAATCTCCTACCCACTTATTCCCAACATTGACATCAGTCAACATAGAATCAACATCTATGTCGCCTTCTTCTTTTCTACACTCAAACCATATACAAGCGTCTTGTTCTCCTTGTCCTTCATACCAGCTATAAAATGCCTCTGCTTGTGCTTTAGTTTTAAAACCCCTGATTAAAATTTCAAACATTTACTTCCCCTTGCCAGTAAAAATTATCCTCAACATAACAAGGGGCCGCCCGCCAGCATTAGGATACATGGCACCAGCAAAAGTTTGCCAACGCTTACCAATACGACCAACGCCGATTGAAGAAAAGTTCTGTTGACCATGTGTATAATCGGCAGACACTTGTCAACCATTAGTAAATATACGATCAATGCCAATCATACAATTACTTTTAGTGTCCGTTAGTCCTTCATATTGAACCCCACCGTGGACTCTAATCAAACCCAAGTCCTTAGTGGCCACAAGAAACGGAACGGAATTTCCAGTAACCATCATGTTGTAAAACCCAACGCTGACAAAAAACTTATGGCTGTCGCTTTTAAGCACCATGTATTTAAAGTTAAAATATTCACGATGCTCAACTTGTTGTGGATTGGCGTAGAAGTCAAACCCCACTTCACATCTATCTCCCAAACCAAACTCAGTAATAAGAAACTGATCGGTGTGGAACTTAGTATAGCAGGCCTGCCCACCAATAGACCACACATCCTTACCAATGTAATCACTAGTAGGAATAAGTGTGAGCCCAGTAAAAGTGGCCCAGTTTGTAACACAGAAAATCGACAACGCCATAGTAATCAGAAACTTTTTCATATGACCTCCATAGAGGGGGCCCAATATGGGCCCCCATTATAAAATTTAGTTTACCGCACCAACTCAAAATCGGTGCGACGATTAGCAGAACGGCCCTCTTCGGTGTCATTGTCAGCTATTGGTTTATTGGGACCATTACCAACGATGACGAAACGATTGCTGTCAAATCCATACTGCTCGGAAAGATATCCAGCAACAGCTTTAGCGCGAAGATAGGAAAGACGCTCGTTGGTCGAGGCACTACCCGTACTATCTGTGTTACCTTCGATTCTGATGCGGGCACTAGCAAACGACTTAGCCGTGGGAACAAACCCAAGGTCAATAATCGTCTTAGCGTTGGCATCGAGAGAGGCTGAGCCCGTGGCGAAGCTCACAGATAAACGCTTAGTGCTAAGAGCTGGAGCGGTTTCAAGAGACTTGGTGGGCTGAGAGAACTTAAAGTCAGATTCAGCACCATCATTAACGCCAGTGAGATTGATATCACGAAGAATACTGGCATCGCTAATAACTCTCCAGGAAGGCATACCATCTGGAACCAGGTTGGTATTTTCCTGATACAATCTACCGGTCTCAAGATAAAGCTGTTCGCCAGTTACACCAGTAAAACTTCCACGAAGATTAAAGAAGTTCACATTGTCTCCGTAGGTGTTTAAGCGAACATTGTTAATTGCCTGATCAATGAAACCATCAGGTTGATTCAAACCCTCGGCCAGAATCTTAACAGCCTGAGAGCGGGCAGTGGGGCTAGAGTTAACTTCCGCCGCACCAATCATCCAACCTTCTACCAAAGCCTTGATGTCGTCTCTACGCTTCTCAATAATTTCTTCCTTAGCATAGAAAACATCGGCGATGATATGGGTAGCTTGTTTAGTGGAAGCGAGAGCCTTAGCTCCTGAAACCTTACTAATGCAGTCTTCATCGTCAGGGGACCACACCACCGCCGCCTCAACCTGTCCAGCCTTAAAGGCCGTGGCAGAATCAACAGCAGACGGAACCTCAATAAGTTTGAGGTCTTTAACCGTCATACCTACCGCCTCTAACGAACGCAGCAGGAAGGTGTGGGATGGGGTGCCGAAAGCAACACTAACTCGCTTACCCTTGAGATCCTGAATGGAGTTAATAACTCGGGTACTAACAATGACATCTCCACCACGGGACCAGTCAGACTGAAAAATGATTTTAGGTTTGTATCCGGCGCGCTGTAGTGCCCCAGCTTCGGTCGGAAACGAGTCAGCAGTAGTCCACAGCACCTGGACTGCATCGGCCTTCCACGCCTCTCTGGATGCGTTATAATCGTCGATAACAACAAACTCTACAGGAAGATCATACTTCTTCAGATACTGAGAGTCGTCATTCGGTTTGAAACCACGATTATAATACTGACCACCAGCATAACCTCCCCAGGTAACCACACAAACCTTAAGAGGTTCCTTAGCGTGTTTAAAGAAAGATTTGCTTGTACCACTAGATCCCTTCGGAATAATATTAGTGTTGTTCAACACCCACTTTCCACCGAAGATAAGGCCAATAACAAGTAAAGCGAGACCAATAATTTTTGGACCAGTTTTTACTTTACGTTCCATTTCTTTTCCTCCTTGCGTTAGTTATTTAGATGAATCAAAAAACGAGTCAAAGTCTTCCAAAGATTTTTTCTCATGTCTAGAGACAGCGGGGGTAGCGGGTTGTTTTGACGCAGCTTCCAACACAGAATCAGTGCTATTATTTTTTCTAGCTTTTAGAACTTCGGGATCATACATAGAGCTGGGTCGCATAAGTTCCTGTTTTTCACCAGGAGAAAGAAGAAGGCTATCAGCTTTTTGAGACCACATGTCGAGTTCATTAAGAGCGTCTTCTTCATAAACCATATTTTGCAAATCTACGCCTTCGATTACCCCAGAACTCATTTTCATGAATTCTTCAATCTCACCAATCTTCATGGCAAAATCATCAGCCATATATTCCATGGTCTGATCAAACATAGCTCGTTTATCTGGATCACCCTTAATTACACTTAGGGCAGACTTAAAAGCAGACCATGCGGTTTTAGTAGCTTCATATTGTTGAGATTGAACTTTAACCTCATCGGCGGTGTCTTGATAAAGAAATTCAGAAACTTCATACATTTTTTCCAAAACAGTCAAAAGCTTTGATAACTTATCTCGTAGAACTTGTAAAGTAAAATTGGATTTCTGAAGCCGCCCTGCCCTCCTAGCATTTAAAACCAAGGCCTGCTTCTTACCGGTCTCTCGGGCTTTACCGGCAATAGATAAGCTCTCTTTACGATCCTCTTCATTCTTGTGAATGATTTGATCAAGGGACCGGATCTGTCCATTGAGCTTGCTGATGCTTCGTTCCATATCGCCCAAGGAACGCTTAAGGCTTTCAAGATAACTCTTGAGAATATTGATGGGGTCCAATTCAATAATAAAGCCCGTAAACTTCTTCATGGCAATCTGGAAAAGATACCAAACTGCCGTTTGGAATTGTTTATTTAAAATCACATACAGAATACCAAAAAGGCCAACCCCAAGTAAAGTGGCAGTGAGGGCGCTTTGTAAGCCAAGAACAATATAAGGGAGCGCTTTATAAATACCGAGACCAAACAAAACTAGCAAACCAACCATAGCCACTTTGCCAGCCGCGCCCTCTGGTTTATCCCAAAAGCTTTTAATAGCTCCCTTGGGGTCTTGCATAAAACTATCTAAACCGTTTGTCGTATCCATTATTTACCCTCCTTGGTTAAGTCGGACACCATGTCCTTTTCTTTACGAATGGAACCACGAATAGAACTAAGTTCACTGGCAACCCGTTTTGTAGCGATGTTAATTTTTTGAATAGCGCTCTTAGCTGTTTCCAGATGTTTGGCGCGGACATCATTTAGTGTATTAATTTCCTCCCTTAATTGTTCAATTTCTGTTTCCTTATCTGAAATTAATTTTTCGGTTTTAGCCGCTTCTTTTTCATGAGCAGATACATCTGTTTCAGTTCTGCTCTTGACATTTGCTTTGAAAGCCGATTCGTATTCATCAACCGAAGCAAGCTTGTCTTCAAAAGCACTAAGAACATCGGTTAATTTAATACCTTGTGCTTTAAGGCTTTTAAATACAATCTTAGCTCTCCTGGATTCCTCAGGCACATCCTCTGCCAACTCAGACATCATCGAGGCAAATGCTGTATATGCAGAGGGCTCAGATTTGGCTAACTCATCCAAGATTTGTTTCTTAATTTTTGGGTCTCCACCTGAAACCGAAGTCGCTGTAATCGTGTTAGTGTGGTCGCTATCATCTTCTATAGCAGGAACTAAAGAATCCGGCACAGAAGATTCAACGGCAGTGTCATTATCTCCTTGAGTTTCAGTGATACCAATAGCATCAGTTAATTTAAAAATACTGCTTATAATTTTCCTTTCAGCCATTACCGCCTCCTGTGAATTTAATCTCATTCATAACTCGCCGTTCTTTATTTTTTCTAAAAACACCTCTGTACCACCCATACCTATCAACCGTACCATCTGGCCGCATTCGAGACCAGGGTTCATCAGTGTTAGTGGGATACCAATCGTCCACTAGCGATAAACCAATAGATAGACCTTCCCACCCCTCATGGGAACATAACCATCCAACAATAAGATCTAAGTCTTTTTGAGTACAAGAAATCAAACGGTTAGAATAAGGATGAGTTTTTTGTATTCCTGCTTTACCTACCCAACCTCCCAGACCCATATCACAAGATTCTAGAAAATTTAGAAACTCACCAAATACTTTAATTTCGCTATCTTGTTCTGCTTCTATGTTGGCTGGATTAGCAGGCACAAATCTAGTACGCCACTTAACATACTCTGCGTCTGGAGCTTGCCAAACTATACAGAATCGTTGATATTCATATAAACAATTCTTTTTTCGATAGCGACGATTCATGAGACACCTTCATTCATTTCAATCGGTAATGGGGTAGAATTTCTACTCTCTTTAATTCTATCACTAACTATTTTCAATGCCTCATTTTGTTCTTCCTGAGTAAGCATTGTCCATAGTCTTTCACATTCATCTAAAACCATACCATACTCATCATCGGTTAATTTAATAGCCATATCAGCCATTAATGTTCTATGTCGATTTAGCCATTTTTCTAAAACTTCTTGTGACATGCTTCATCCTTTAAACTACCATCTTCGTTACAATGATATTTAACATAATCAATAACGATTTGACTAGCGAATTCATCTGCTGTAATGCCTTTTTTCTTTGCCTCTTCATCCAAAAAATTATAAAGATCATCTGGTAAATCTACTTGGAATTCAACCATATCTTCGTCATTGTCTTCTTTGATTTCTGGATAATGATTACGAAGGGTTATGGCTACAAATAAACAAATTAAAGACACGGCGAGCAAAAGATGATTGAATGGGGGTGAAACGAAGCATGCTCCACCAAGAGAAATAAAAGATAGAAAAATTAAAATATTGATGGTACTGGATTTATATTTCATGTTATCCTTTCACGGCCTCTAGTTTGGCCAAAATTTCTATTGCCCCAAGTAATTTTCTAGCTGTATTTCCTTCTTCCGCCTTTTTTTCCAAAGAGCTGAAGTACAAAAAAATGGGTCTGTTGTATTTTTTCGTCCATATGGACAATCTCGACACTCATCGCTGGTTGAGACACTATAAGAGAAAAAACATCCGCCTCTAATAACATCGACCCTTACTTTATTAATATTAAGCCAATTTTGTGTGTTGGGATCACGAATAAAATCTTGTAAAGCTTTTATCATATCATCTAATCTACCCATCTTCACCCCAAACAACTTGTAATTTTGCAAGTAATTCAATGCTTAATGCTAATCTTTTTCCAATGTCTAATCCAGATTTTACAGCTTTACAACTCTCTTCATTGTCAAATGGGCATTCATGACAACATCCAGCTTCGATAGATATATAGCAACCATCGGAAGTGAAGGGTATTTTTTCCCAATTATTTTGTGTAGGTTTATCAATAAAAATTTTAAGCTGTTTCATTATGCGCATGTCATATTCTCTGCCCCATTTTCCGCTATAGCTCATATTCACCCCAAATAGCTTGCAGCTTTGCGCGTAACGCAATGCTCAATGCTAATTTTTTTCCTATTTCTAAATTTCCATGTATTGCTAAACAAACTCCATTTGATGAATTTAAAAATGGGCAATTATGACAACAATTAGCTTCGTCAGATATATAGCAACTATCATGAGTAAAGTTTATTTTTTCCCAATTTACCTGAGTAGGTTGATTAATAAAATTTGTAAGTTGTTTTATAGTACGCATGTCATACATTTGTCCTACTTTTCCTTCATCTCCCATATTTACCCACCCAGCTAAACTCAGTTTCCAATAGAGCCATGAGTTCTATAATTTTACTTAACCTAACGGCTATTGGTAATTTAGATCTGGAATCGTGACGACACCCAGGATTATTAATATGACTATGTGAATGTAAAATAGGCCAAAAAGGACAATCCTCACAATGATGTTTATAGGATTCCTCAGTTTTATCTTTTTTATATTTGTAGAGCTGACACGTGACCGTTGCTAACGAAAGTTCATTCCAAGTTGTTTCATTTGGACCCTCAATAAAAGACTTAGAAGCACTATAAAGCTCATATATATATGAAGAAAAATTTTCCATATTTTATCCTCCTAGTATATACACTTCAACATATCAACGACTCAGCGCTGATATGCTGAGTCTATATACTACTTTACAGATAAAAGACTATCGAAGGACTTGCTATTATTACTGTCAACTCTTGCCGTCACCACTCGACCCTGAGCACGATGAACATCATTCATGATTCCAACAGTCTTAAGTCCCGCAGCAATCATGTTGATGGTGTGAACATTATAATGAAAGGCCTTATCTTTTGGAAATTCAGCAATTAAAGACAAACAAATTGACTTACTACTAGCTCCATCATTAAGGGCCCTAACTAAAAGACCTTGAGTTGGTGCTGGTAGCTTCTTAAAACAATTAAGCCCCCAGTTAGAAAAAATACTAATGGGCTTAGCGGATGCATAATTTTTTCCGTTCCAAGAAATTACAACTGAAGCTTTTGTAACTCGCGTCATATAATCTCCTTAATGTTTAGATAATTGAATTGGAGGCAATCGGATACAAAGCCTCCGATTGCCCAATGGGCTTTGAAAATTTTACCGGCTAACGAGCTTAACGCCAGCCTTCTTAAGAAGACGACCAAGAGTGGTAGTCTCCTTAACGGTCAACTTTCCCTTCTCTTTCTTGGGTTTAGGTTCAGGCTTGTTAGTATTGAGCTGAGCCACAATAGCCGTATAGGCTTTAGGATACTCAGTCTTAGCAATAGCAAGCACAGCCTGAAAAGCTTTCCTGGCACCAAAGAGAGTAGCTGACTTCACTTTGCCAACCTGGACTTCGTAAATACCAAACTTACCCGTCTCAGGTTCGCGCAGCGTCTTGCGAGTAATTTTAACACCAGCAAAAGTTTTACCGTAAATCGAAGACTCTTGTTTATTGGCCATGTATTCTCCTTTTGGTGCAAGCCCTTTAAACTGTAATAGATGCACCACGGCTATACAGTCACCTCTACTTGAACCAGAATGGCAGGGCTTAGGTTTTTACACCCTGACGATCACTTCGGCGCCAAGCATCGTCTCTTGTAGTTTTCAATATTGAATTAAAAATTAATAACTATAAACCTTTCCAGTAGCTATTTCTAAATACCATGAACCACCATCATGATCATGTTATTGGATGTGTTTTTCAGCTTTTTCATCGAAAAGAATTTTTATTTCTTTGCGCAGATATTCAACCCTGTGCTCTACTGGCAAAAATCCACTAGCACACGGACCATGACCTCTACCTCCTGTTGGAACCCTCGATAAAAAAATTCCAATCCAGATCTAATTAGGGCTCGAATGTCATCTTCGTTTAATTGCTCGTCTTTTAAACAACCATCCCAACTCTTTATCGCTTCATATACTGATTTCAAAAGAGAAGGAAAAGTATAATGATAATCATTATCACACAACACAATGGCAATTGTTCTCATTTCAACCTCCGATCAATGGCATTAAACATCTGGCATGAGCATAAAAAATTTCATGATCAACTGAAGGTATTTCATGACTTGTTAATTCCATTTTTATCTCTGCTTCATATCTAATATCCCCTATGTAATACATGGGGCAATGGCAAATACAACATTTTACTGGCCTAGGTGATTCATAAGACCCCATTAATACTTCTACTTTATTTGTGGGCATTTTATCTCTCCCATTATCAAATATTTAAAACACATTAACGAGGTGTGCTTTTACGCCAGAGAGGAACAGTACAGATTGTCCTTGACAATCCTCTGTTTGCTGCAAGTGGTGCCCATGGCCGTCCCCAGATAGATTGTGAATTTTTAAAAATCTATCCTTCGGTCTTCTTATGCTACCCTGCGAACGAAGACGATATTATCTGCACATGGCCAGCCCTCACTCTTTAAAAGATGGCTGCCCTTAAGCCTACTTCCCGCGTTAATGTGGTGTTACTGTTTAGGATTTGGATTCATTAATTTCTTTAAACTTTCCTCGGCCATAATTCTTCCAATAGCCTCACTGAAAGTCTCATTAACCTGAACACCATCTACATAAATCACCTTATGCCACTCACTTCTAACTTCTTCAACCACGTGACCGTATTCTTCCCACCGTTTGTTGGCCATGTTATCTCCGATATAAGTTAAGTTAGATTTATTCCTACATTACGACTCGCCGACTTACATCGACGAGCCGGCTCTAGGAACAATCTTCACTAGAGCGGTGGCGACAGAGGGCTTCTAGTCCGCCCATCATTTCCACCTTACCGCGATGGAGATTTGACGAAGCTAGGCCTCCAATGGGGCATCTCACCAGATGATAGTATAAATATTATACTACCTTCCAGCCGTCGGTGTCTCCCCCTTGTAAATGATTCTGGGAGTGCCTACTTACACACTGGCGAGGTCCACTTTTAAATTATGGAGGAGGACAATTAATCCCGGTATGGCTTTCATATTGTTTTTGTTGTTGCAGCCAAGCATATTCTTCTTCCAAATCCCTAACGGCATCTTCATTAAATGCGCTTTCTAGGCTAAGTCCTGGAAGATTTTTTCTGCAACTCAATAAGCATCTATAAGTCTCCAACACTTGTTTGTATTTATTTTCCATTTACTTTTTCCTATTCTTTCTTCTTGCGGCTCTTAGTTCAGTAATGAGGTGCGGTAGGGCTGTGTGCATCGCCACGATAATTTCTGTATTGTAGTTTTCCTTATCATTTCCTGGGCCATACTGCACGCACTCAGCAACATCTCCACAACAGGGGCATGGGGCATGAACAAATTTCATATCCCTAACTATCCATGGCCCCGGAGTAGATTCATTGTAAAGTTTTTCTAGAGCGTCAATGTCTACTTTAGGCATCTTCTTTCGGTCCAGGCACAAGCGGAAAATCAAATACTTTGCCGAGCCACTTAAAAAACTTACGAAAGACTTCGGGGGCAAGGTCAAACAATGCAGCCCAAAGATTTCCGATAGGAACAATGGAAACAATCGATCTACCAATAAGGGTTCCTATGGTGTCGGTAGGATAATATTCTTGTCTTGGATAAATAATTTCTTTAGATTTAGCAACCTTATTGCCCCTGCTGCTTAAATATTCCGCGAGTCTTCTTTTATCTCTAATATAATTTCGGGCGGTACGTAAAGTATAACCGACTACACAGAACGAAAGCGGGAGCCAATAAAGTAAAAGTGACATAAATCCATTCCACTTCCATTCGGTGATAAGATTTACGATCCAATCCATTTTTATTCTCCTATTGTAGATTAATGTTAGATAGCCACAAATTATAGCCACAACACATTATAGTGGCCCGTCTACTATTGGTTTGGTCAGTGCTAAGAAACTACTCAGGACACAACCCTTTTCACTCTTAGCCTGTATCAGTAGTCGTTACGGGAACATCCCAGATTCACCTCTGGTTATTCAACGAGCTTTCGGGCGAAGCGTGCCTGTTAAATCCACCAAGACTTAGTAGTGGCCTCCTTTTCGTTTGAATTACGCGTTTACTTTATTTTGTTCCAACAGGCCATTTAAACGAGCGCGTTCCTTAATAGCTCCCAGACCTACCCCAAATCTAGTATCAAGTCGTTGAAGCCTATCCTGAGGACTACGGAGATCAGATAACCTCTGGCGTTCTTCAGCTTCGTTTCGCTTGATATTACAAACCTCATTGGCAAACTTACCATTATACTCTTTCATAACCTTCTCCTTCTCTATCGAGAATCAGGTTTAATTTCCCAAGTAAAATCAGAATTGATTTCCTCGGGAATCTGACCACATTCCACGTAAATCATTTACAGCTTTTTTTGATCGCTCAATTAATAAACCAGAGTAAGTAATAAAATGTTTTTTATCTCTTAACTCTTGTAATAAACACCATCCTCCAACCGCGCCCACATGTGTTTGGAATGGACACTCCTTACATAAACTGGATATGCTTCTACCATCTCTAGGCCAAAGCGGTCCCCTTCCCTGCTGTCCATCACGAGAGTAGCTGGAGCAACCGTAATCGTCTCTAATTTTTCTTACCATCAACATGTTTTCAAAACTAGGATCGCGGATAAAATTTTCCATAGAATTTATCCACTCCCTATGTGGAATCATGTTACTCTCCCAAATTCATGAATAATTCTATTTACATTTACTGGCCCCACTCCACACTTTGGGCAGTGATCATTATCATCGTGCCAAACGAAGCACTTAGGGCAGTTCTTAATATCCTTATATGCTCTAATATCAAAACACTCAGAACAGATATAATAATGATAACAAGAACCATCAGCCCGTCGGGAGTGAATAACTATTTCTCCCTCAAATTCAATTCGATATTGACATTTTTCACATCTTAAGGAAGGCATGAACATCTCCCATTAATAATCCAAGAAAGTCTTTTGAGGCTGGAGCAGGGGAAACTGGAACATCTATATATCTAATACCACGCTCCATCGCTATTTCTTTCATTAGTAAACTCTTACCGCTATATAGAGGAGAATCATCATTAATCATCATTCACCATCCGCACGTATAAGATTAAATGTTTTACGACTTTTAGGGAGACTTTTGAAAAACTTATCAGAATCTTTAATTCCTGTTCCCCAAAATAATCGCTTGTTGCTTTTACCATTGGGCAACATTTTAATTAATTTTGAACCTATACCACGACAACGGTATGTATATTTAACATACACACCAATGTTAACCCCATTAGCAAAACGAATGTCCGGGTGCTTCATCATAACGGCCACGCCAATTAACTTACCATCATCTCGGCAGGTAGTTATTTTTTTAATATCACATGGGTTGTGTAACCAAACCCAAAATGCGCTCTCATTGTCAATATAGAGACGATTGCGCAAGGCTTCCTTAGCGATCATATAAATATCAACTGAAGTTTTAATATTTTCAAACTTCATGTTTCACTTTTATCTGGAAGGGCGTTTTGAAGAAGATTAAGTTGGATACAGCGCTTTCTAATCTTCATCAATTCATTTTGAATCGCCGTAGCCTCTTCTGTAATGTGTCCAAGATTATCTACGGTTTGTATTCTAGATACTATATCTTCTATAATAATGGAGTTAATCTTAGTAGCAATCCTAAACCAATTGGGCTTTTTCTTTTTCATTGTTTTCTCCTAAGAGACTCCATAGTTTATGCCATTGGATCGATAATTACTAACTGGCTGTGTTCTTTTTTTCTAACCATAAAATTACCTTCGTGTAAATCTGGGTCGCCGCATGACAAGGATTTCAAAGTATCTAATACATCCATTGCCATTTGAGTTTGAGGATTTAGTTGCATGTTCTTTTGTTTTCTTTTCCAACCTAGCGCCCAATTTGCCAGTCGTGAAATAAATTTATCCTCAGCACATTTTGGAAAACCAAAATCTTGAATAGCAGCTCTTAGAACCTGTCCTCGATTGGAAAAGTCATTCAGTTTGATTAGATGTTCCATTTTTATTATTGTATATTCCTCTACCCGATCTAAGGACTTAAAGCGGTATAGTTTTATATCAAAAATCCTAGGAAAATAAATATTATTTTCTGGCATAATACGAAGAAAATTCCAGTAGGGATCATTGTGATGGGTCCCAGTAAACATTCTATGAAGCTTAATAACTCGATTACTTGAAACTTTATATATTTCTGCATCCCGGCCTGACCCGATTTCTTTATATTTTTTTCGCAATCTTATTTCTTGTTCTTTATATGATATATTTGTTTTAGTCGCCACGATTGATAAAATCATTCCATTCTCCACTTTTCTTTTGAGTTACATGTAGAAGGTCTGAATGGAAAAATCTCAGACTCACACATAGCTATAATTTCTATAGAGCAAGTTACACACATGCCTGTTGTTTTTTCCCACCCCTCACTATCAATATCAAAACAATTGATTCGACTCATGGGACAATTTTCACAATCATCAAATCGACATGGAAAGCCTTCAAGAATGTCTTCCCATAATTTAATATTTGGATTACTAATAAATTCTTTCATTAAATTATAAACGAAAACAACAATTTCATCATCGTTAAATTTAGATGATTTTTTAGGTTTACTCATTCGTGGTCCCAGTTAAAAGGTTTAAAATATCATAGCGATTAATCTTACTTGCTATTTTCAGAGCCTCAGCATCAGACACCATGGGATTTGCACCACAGTCCAACAGTGTCTTCACAAGCCCAAAATTTCTAAGACAGGTGGCATTGATAAGGGGAGTCCCATTAACGGCGTTGACATCTGCCCCCTCAGAAACTAATTCTTTAATTACTGATAGTGTAATTTTCCTTCGTTCACCAAGAATAACTCGTTGAGCCTTAAACTCTTTAGCGTTGTATCCGGCCTTATGAATAATAGTGTTGGAGGGAATAGTTACTTCCCTAATCCATGGTCCAAAATTAATGAATGCAAGAATATCTACACTAGCAAAATGAATACCACCTAGAAAACCAATCCCACATCGTCGATAATCTTCCACTAAACCAGTTTTATATTGAAGGCCCATGTGATTTTCTTTAAGATTATTTACTCTGTAATATTTCATATGAACCTCCAAAGTTTTTTAAAATATCAAGGGGCCGGGGCCAGCTGCCCCAGCCCCACCGTACTTCCTGCCTGAGGATCAGGCCGGACCTTTCGAGGGTCGGGGAAGTCAACACGCCATAGAGAGCCGGGGTTGTCCCGTGTCCAGATCCTCTCTATGGAAATGCTTTTTCTCCAGGGACGGAGTAACAACTACGAAACCATTGTGCCAATAACAAGAAGAAGCATTACTCCAATAAGAAACAATACATTCATCACCCCGCCTAACCAGCAGAAAAGATGTTTACTCTGTGTACAAAAACCCCCGATAGCTAAACCAACACCAACAATAGATGCAACCATATCAAAACAATAAATCAATCCAGAAAAAACGGCAATACCAGATTGAGGTTCCATTCTTCCGCTTGTGATAACTATTCCAAGAACCAAGGTCATAAAGAAAGTTACGATAGAAAAAACAGAGATAATAAATGAAACGATACCAAGTTTACTATGCTTATCCAATTCTATCTCCTTAGTTAGTAGTTTTTTGTTCCCCTAGATTCCAGTAGCGCCAAATATTGAATAGCAATGACGGTGAGCTTAGGTAAGTCATCTGAAGTGGGATAGTTTTCGGACGGTACACTAGTTAAAAGTGGACAACACCCATTGTTGATATTTATTAATGGGCATTCAGACCCAAAATAACAATCTCTTACCGCATGAATTTTTACCTCTTCCCAATTTTCAGAAGAGGGGCACGCAATAAACCTCTTAAGGTATTTTATATTACTAGGTTCTGCCATCTTCCTCCTCCGAAAGAATAAAAGCTAAAGCCTGTATACTACCAAGAACTGTTTCGGCGGTATTTGTGCTCAATATACACCCGCGCTCAGATTGGAAACAACACCCATAACAATATGGATTTTGATAACGAGTGGGGGCCAATACCCTACATGATATACCAGACAAGGCAAATCTTTTCAAAAGTTGGAATGAATCCTCGTTAACATTAGATATAAATTCTTCCAATGCCTTTTTAAATAATATTCTGTTAATAATAAAAGAATAATCTTTTATATATTCACTCATGTTCTTCAGCTAACATTTCTAATCTAGCAATAGCTTGAATGGCCATAACAACGGAAACTGCCTCTCCAAATCTTTCGATAGAAGGCCTTCTGTATATAAACCTAGGGCAAAATGTATTAGTTTGTTTATATTTGCCAAAATGGACAATCACAACAATGGGCTGGAGATCCCTTGGTTGGTCCAGGAGAGCCCAATAAACATTGTTGTAGTAGTTCATTAGATTCATCAATTAATGCTAATGAAATATTTTTCCAATTATGGGGGTTAGGTTGTTCTGTAAATAACCTTAAAGCATTAATTGTTTTTTGATATAACATTACTTTGGCAAGTGGTCAGTTTCCGTTCTCACAACTTGACCATCGGAACTATAATATGTGATAGTTCTAAGGACACTACCATCATTTAAAGTTCTATATGTGGTTTTAGGTGGGGGATCTTTACGATTGATATTCATTGTTATTGCTTCTTTGAGAGACGCAATAAAGTTTTTGAAAAATTTATTTTTTCTCATTTTATTTTTATCCTCCACCCTTGTTGATTTCCCTTGTCCACAGGGGAACCAGTTGCTCTATCTCTAAGTTTTCATATGTTTCTATATAAGCAACGGCTTGAATACTAGCAACAAGCCTAGAACTCAAATCTAAATGAGTATTTTTATAAAATGGACAAAGATGTTCAAATGCTGAATCATGCATCGATAAATGAAGATTTTTTCCAAATCTTGTAAAAGGACAACAACCACATCTGCCTTCATACATTATATTAAATGGACATGCATTTTGAATTTCCCAATATTTGTGTACTTCTTCCCAAGTTTCAGGTGTTGGGTGATTCACAAAATTAACAAGAATAACTTTAGCATCAGTCTCTCTTTTTGACATTTATATTTTCCATTGCTTGTAATTTAGATAATAAAATAATACTATCGACTAAAAGAATACTTTGTATTTCTTTAAAATGCTCTTTACCTTTTGGGGAATCTAAATTACTGACTATCCATGGGCATGGATGTGCATTTAAAAATGGACAATCGCCACACATCAATGTGTTCATCCCGACGATTTCAAATTTTATCGGGCAATCCTTGTTTTTACTTTGTAAGGATTCATGTCTCCAAACTTCAACCATATCTAACCATGAGGTTAAATTTGGTTCATTGATAAAAGATTGAAGTGCTGCAATAAATGGTTGCATCTTTACATAAGGCCTTTAAGTTCTTGTTTTTTATTTTTGATTTGTCGTAGGGCCTCTTTGGTTTGTGCATAATTATAAATAAGGGTGCTGTCACCAAAAGATTCAACACCTATAAACTTCAGAGTCTTGAGAAGTTTTTCAGTACTATCAATAAGTGGATCGACTTCCATTTGAAGTTTAGTTGCAAGAGTTTTAAGTCGAAATACCTTTTTGCTCATCGGCATCTTTAGTCTCCTTTATGAAACCCCTGGCCTCATTTCTTGCAGCCAGTAAATTATTTTCATAAACACATTCAGGGTCTGCATTATTAACGGACACGGAGATATCAGCCATATGGTAGTACTCGTTGGCTGCAACTTCAAGATTCTTTAAAAGTGTGCGAACCCTTAACCAATCATTATAAGAAACTAAATGCCCGTCGTCTTGTCTCTGTAGCATCCAATCATTTTCATTGATACCGTATCGCTCTATCATGAGCACCTCCTATAGTTCTCACATTATAGCAGGCCGTTTCTAGCCTGCTAGCTCTAAGAACTACACAGTGATAGCCTTAGGGTTTAGTCTCCAATAGAGGAGTAATAGATAAACCGGTAGAGGCTCGACATACAAATAAGTATTCTCGTTTTGTTTTACTATCTACTACGATGGCATAATTAATTGTTTCTCGTTTATCCATAACGAAACTGCCTTCTTCTTGGGGCACTAATCTTTTTGATTCAGATGCTGCTGAGACGTCGTTCTGATGGGAGAGGAAAAATAAAAACCAAAGATAAACAAAAATTCCGATTAAACTAATAATCACTACTAGTTTTGGTCGTTTCATATTGTCTCCTTATTTATTGTCACTCAACGGCCATGGATCTGGATCAGGGCCACGACCAACAAGCCATTTTTTAATGCTTACCACATCAATAAAAGAACACGGACTTTCATGTGATTCGTTTTTCATCCAATATTTACTTCCAGACATTGTAAATATCGCAATTTCTTCTGGCGTCACTTGTACTTTAACTACGGGAGAAGTAAGCAATCTATGACCCTGTGGAACAACAGGCCCTGTAGCAGCCGTGGCATGATCATGGACTTCCTCTGACATTTTACATAAAGCCTGTGTACCACTTACATTGAAGCTGCCATAAGTAATTCGAACACATTTATATTCTCGACTCATGTATATTCCCCTAATAGAATGTGGTCGTTAAATTCCAGGTTGTCAACTGGTAGTTCAGAACAACCCTTTACAAAAAGAATAGAATTAATTTCATAAGTCTCTCCGCTATAAGCATCAAAAGCACATGCTCTTAAATCCCCACGCTTTTCCATTTCCACTTGAAGGCCTGCGATTATTTCACTAATTCTCATGGGTACTCCTGCCATCTAATTTTCATTTTTGTTATAATATCTTCTGAAACACCGTGGATACTTCCGTACTCACCTCTTGCAGTAATTACTTCAATTTCTATGTTTAATTTATTAGCAAGTTCTATATATGGTTTTATATCTGAACGAGCAATAAATGTATTACTTACTATTACATTTTTACCACTCTTAAGATCGGTCTCAACTTTATGTAAACACCATTTATGAGCCACATGGATTAAACGAGTGTCGAAAATATATTCTCCATTCTTTTTAATGAAGAACATATCCGATTCCCAATGTGCAAACTGAGGGTAATTTTGAATTGCAATGGTAGATTTTCCACTGCCAGGTAAACCCCTTACTAAAATTAGTTTCGGCATACTTCCTCCATTTAAAAAGTAAAGGGGGACCAGTAGTCACAATTAAACGTAACTTATTCTTCAGTTTAATTGTGTGATACTGGCTCCCCCATATTTGTCCCGCAGCTATCCAGGCCCGAGACTCGGAACAGTGCTTCCCTCTTCACAATAGCTCGCACAGGACTGTAAAAGACATCCTGGCAGGGGATGTGAAAAACGCAAAGAGACTGTTCTTTCGCTAGACGCACTTTGGTACTTCGGCTCTCCCGAGTCAGTCCTCTTTTTAGGAGGGTATGGGCCGAGGATATTGATTACCCAATAAACGTGCCCATACTCGTCTAACTTCATACCACGATTCAAATCACTTTCATGATTCCAGCACGGCTCGTGGTCTTAAATATTTATTCCGGCACCTTCTCGGCCCGAAACTTTAGATTGCCCAGTCCTCAGCCAACCCGCTTGGGCTATTTAGACATCCAAGGAAGGGTTTAAACGTTACATTAGCTGAGCGGCTAATCTCTTTTGCCAAACGACTAGGGTTAAATTTTCCTGCTCGGTGAAATCCAGGACAGCACTTAACTTGCTCGTTTGACTCCATCCCACACTTATGTTTTTCTTTCGAATTATTAAGCGTGGTCTTCATAATTTATTTTATTGTTTCTAAGAACGCTTTAAGTTCGATTGCTTTGGTTACTACTCTAGATAAAGGAATGAGATTTATAGATGATGGCGCACATACAAATTCATGGGTATTTGAATTTAATCCCATAGGACAATCCAAATCTTTAAATGAACAAGGTATATCTAGTCTACGGACATTACTTAAGTACCTACATAGTGGACAATCTCCCGGAGCCTCACCAGCAATTCTTAAAAAAGCAATGAAAGTTTTTTTACTCGGGTTATTAATTAAATTATCAAGAGCATCATTAAAATTTTGCATAGAATATTTTTTCATAACATTTCCTATTCCCCTCTGCATTTCCAGGCTTGGGACTGGCGGATTATCATCCGGCTGCATTAACCTTGCCCCGGGGCAAACTGATAACATCTTACATCTGACCATCAGATCCTGGGTTTATTTTTAAACACAGGATAGTGGACTTAATTTTTAAAAGCCTGTAAGGATATCAGTTCAACTTCCCGGGCACTCGACTCCATTTTTTAGTTATGGGGATTATTTAATCCGAGCTTCTACATCTGACCATTATGTTTATATAAGCGGCCAATGTTATTCTCCTTTCTAGATTAGAGTCACTACAACGCTGCAGCGTTGTTTTTCGAACCACATCTTATGGGATTGGCGCGGTATTAAACGTTTCAATTCATCATAAGGGGGCCGCATGATTTCTAATCCAAGAATTAACTATCGCCCTTCTACAACACCCAACATTAGTTAAGATGTCTCAGGCAACAGTTTTAAAAATTTAACACGCCCTGAGGAGGGGATGAGCCTACGTCCCAGGTTACTCGTTCATTATATTCTTTTATACAATTACTTTGTATTATAAACATTAGTCAAGGGCTGCGACAATAAAACACAGTCACCTTCTTTCTGGGACACCTCTTCCGACACGCCATGTAATAGGGCTTCGGCATCCTTAACCTTTCAGTGCGACTAAACGCTCATTTAAGCCGTTTGATCTCGTCCACACTGCTTTCGTCAATTCAGCCTACAATTCAGAAAGAGGCCCTAGATAATATTAGCTCCAAACCACATTACGGGTTGGAGTACAAACTCCCTTCGAGTGAAAAATTACATGAGGGTTTCCGCTTTTCTCAGTAAGCTCTTCTGCTTTGGTCTTCACCGCCGCCTCGTCTTTGGCGAGAGTTACATTGTTACAGACGGGACAAAAAATAATCCAAAAATCATTCACGCTTGTGTCAACACCGTTTTGGTTAAAATTCGGATAATCAGACCACATCGTTTCTCCTCCTTGTTTCTTAGGTCCCATAATTCGCCAACCAACAGGAATTTGCCAGCCAGCAGGAAAAATTCCTTCTGAAGATTTATTTTCTTCGTTTGCAAAGCGCTTACCATCTGAAGTTAAAATTGAGATTACCTCAGCCGCGCCGACTATGTGAAAGGGCTCAGTTAAACCAACGCCAGGGTCAACGGTAATGTTTCCATAATAAGTGGGGCGAGGAGAAATTACACGACCTTGAAAAATTATACCATTTCTATTGTATGCGACAAAGTCTTTTTTAACTGGAACATAACCAAATATCGCTATCCATTCGTAAGTGAATTTATGTTTCAGTGACTGAGATTTCATTTTAATTGCCAAACTTTTTGATACATGTTATTAAGTTTTTTAATCACTTTCTTAAAGCGTTTGTTTAATTTGGCTTTTTTAAGTGCTGGATGATTTCTAAGCAACTCCTCCGATAAAATAATCATCGTATGGAGTCTATCTCCAGCCTCTAAGATGTGTCCTTTATTAAATTTCATTTCAGCTCCTACTTCACTAAGTACCAGCCAAGAACCATTAAACCAATGTGCATCGTGTTGTCGGTGGCCACATACACTATAGATGTAAATCCAGCACGAAGAGCGTGATAATTTTCATAGTCGTATTCCATCGGAATATCATACTTACCAAACACAATGAAGTCTTTTAGACTACGGCTATTTATCATTCCCAACCATTTGTCCGCAAGGCCCCACCTATCAATTGGGTAATGAGAAACAAATACAATAGAGGTCCATAATAAACCATGAATTTCTGGCCATGTAAAACAAACCACCGCTAAGGTATACAGTAGGCAATGTACCGCACATTTAAAATGGCTGGCTGATTTATTCATTGCCATCCACTTGTTTTGTAGTAAATAATCACCTACCATGTGGCCGAGAATTAGTAAAGCAAAAAAGTTTCCCAGCAATTAATTATTCCTATCTTGTGATAACTTAAGTCCGTTGGCTTTAATAAAATCCTCAGCCATTTTAAGTTTAGCTTTAACATCAGAAAGAGTTTCTTTTTTCTTTTTCTTCTTAAGTTGTTTTTCCATGGCCTCAGTACGGGTTTGTATTGATTTATTTAAAGCTTCTAAATATTCTTTATTGGTTTTGGGTTCAGCAATTTCAATTTGAAATTCATCCCATTGGAGATTACTAGAACCATTGATATCACTATCGTCGTCCCAGAAAACTTTAACAGAAACCCTGGAATCTTCATCGGCACTTTTTATCGTCTCCATTAGAGCGTTGGCTTTAAGCTTAGCTATTTCCATAGAAGACATACTTTCGTCTATGGAATTAACAAGATCCTTTAAATCTTTTATGACCTCAGTAACCCCTGTAACACCATCGTTAAAGCAGGGACATTTGATTTTAAATTGATCTAATTTTTTCCATTTAGAAAGGCCACGCTTAGGAACTTTACCCCCAAGTTCTAAAATTTTATTTTCGGCCTCTTTAATTTCAATGATTTGTTTATCGAGTTTAATTTTCTTCATTCTTTCACCTTTTATTCTGGTACATTCAAACCGTGTTGCACCATAACAGCTTCCATTTCTTTAACCCGAGCCTTAAGTCCTCTGACGGTGTCCAATCTCTTAGCTTTTAAAGCTGCTTTAGCTGCCCTATCCTTTAACATCTCTTCATGTTCTTTTAATCTTTTTAAATACTCTTCGTCTGTTTCCATATGAGAAGTAGAAATATTAAAATCCCAACGCTGAATATCGTTATCATCATTCCAATCCGTATCGAAATAAATTTCATTATCTTTGGGTAAATTTTTAATTACTTCCTGCATAGCCGATAATTTAATTTTATTAATTTCTATAGTGGCTTGGGCTTTATCTAAATTAGTGATCATTGTTTTAATATTTTGAACGGCTGAACTAGGAATCATAGCATCCATATCGTCGAGGAGTGGAAATTCAAATACCATTTCTTCAATTGTATCTGGGCGCGATAATTCTCTGTTGGGACACTTGCCATTTATTTTAATAATATTACCCATAGTTTTGGTAATTTGATTTTTGATTTCTGAAATTTTCTTTTTCATTGTTTAATCCAAATTATCAGAAAAGTTTTTCTGGTATTTGGCATGAGCAATAAAGAAATTTTTCGCCCTGTCCTGATGAACTTCATCAAATAGGGAAACAGTAGCATTACCAACTTTAGCAGAAGCTTTAAACAAATTCTTCTGAGCAAAAAGAAGAGCCTTACTTGCTTTTTCCCTATTCGGAAAACCCCAACAAGCCCACCAAGACTTACGAGTTTGATTATTCATCCCTCTATTACAGGCAATTCCTTTTGCTTTTCTAGCCGCTTGCATCTTATCTTTTACAGCCTCACGGTCACGAGACTTGTTAAGGATAAGCACATAATTAGCTTCTCCCAATGGCTCGTTCATTTTGACTAGAAAAATTCTTCCAGTCGTTCCAACCGTAATGACCTTACTTACTTTAGCAAAGCCTTTGCTGAGAGTTAAGGGTTTAGTTTCCATGTATTTACCCTTAACGATATCCGTGTACCATGTTCATTAAATCTTTTAACGCTCCGTACTCTGGATTGATAATTTTAGAAATTAAAACATGAATACAACAGAGAGTAGTGAGAGTTAAAATTGCAGTTAAAATACCAAGGACAATTTTTACTACCCCATATGCGTTTGGATTATTTCCACAAACCCCTCCATCCTTTTTCCTGATCGCTAAGAAAACAACCAAGAAAATTAGATAAAGAATGGAAATAGTAATAATACCACTCCAGCCTTCAATGATCTGTTGCCTTACAATATAGGGCCAAAGATTTTCAACCGTTGTTCCAAGCTGTGCCGCAATAGACTGTAGAACTTCCGCGACTTTTTCCATATCACGCTCCATCCTTTCTGATAAGATATTTGAGTTCATCTGAAACATTAGAACAGATGCCATGTTTTACAGGAAGCGACGATGGCCAACCGTAGGGACTGATCATAAAATCATCAGCCTGTTTAACTTGACCATCGTTACTTTCAACCCACCATCCCACTGGGACCTCTCCGAAAGTCTTAACCACTTTAATCATTTTTAATCTCCGGTTCGGAAACCACTTCCCACTCTTTCACTTGTTCAGAGTCAACATATGTTTGCAGTTCATTTTGAGCTAAGTCAAGTGATGGATAGTAATTAACAAAGAACGCACCTCGCTTAAACATTCTTGCACCGTCTGGAAAAGTATCCATACCCGCACAAAAATATTTAATACTACCGTCATCATTCAGGCGGGCAATGGCAAATTTTCTGCTATTGGTGACTACAGCATAAGTTTCACCATTTGAATCAGTGTACTTGATCATTTTCTGCCTCCAATCTTTTTAACTCCTCACTGCAAGAAATAATATTACCGTTTTCATCCCTACAAGTCTTAGCATCATTAGCTTCATCTTGAGTAGGAACGCGATAAATGGGAGGAGTGTTTTCGCTTTCATGGTGACAAGTAGGACAAGTAACATTAACAGCTGGGGTGACAAGAAACTTTTCCATGTCGATATAACCCCATCCGTCAAAATTAGTTTCATTTACACCGTTCCTCCACACAAACTTTCCTTTACATACCGGACACTCTTCATTATCGTTGTTACAATCTTGTATCCAATAATGACCATTCCCACACAGATATTGATCATAGCCTTCGTATGACATATCTTTTTAAATACCATTTTTCATACGATGAAGGTTACGAAGAATGCTTGCTTGCACACGACTAAGACGAACCACTTTACCGGTCTCTGGTTTCTTTGACGCAGCGGGATTAAAAACATCCATGCGATTCAAATCCTTATCTTCTTCCCTTTCGATAATACCGAGAGGAGATTTACGAAATGATAAAAATACTCGGGTACCTTGTCCGTTCTTAGGCATCAGCGACTCCTCTTGGGATTTTGCTTCTTGGTTTGGGTTTTCTTTTTAGAATTACTACCACGCTTTTTATCTTGATTCATACGCATCTCAATATTAGTGGTGCGCATGCAAGTGTCGTCGCCCATCATTTCCATTGAGGCATGATATTGAAACGGTTTCTTTTTCATTTCTTTCTCCCTTGTCTCTCTTGCTATGATACCGCTTTAGATGTTCACAAAAAGAACAGTGTCCGCGTTTACCTAATCCATTTTTACGGTACTTTATACATGCGAGGGATATTTTAAAAATACTATTTTCTTCTTTACATTCGTTGCATTTTTTATTCATGTCATTATATTTACAAAGTTATCTAATCTAATCTAGTCTCACTTAAACTAGAAATTCGCTTAACAGCCTTGAGATTGTCTTCACATCTAATCTTCAGTTCTCTACGCCAATTTTCAATCATGATTGTAGTGTCTTCATAAAATTTATGGGCGTCTTGATAGGACTTCATGGCTTTGAGATTTTCTTCTCGGGCCTTATTAAGGGAATCCATTTCAGCTAGAGTCTTACCCTCGAACCGCCCGAAATAATAGAACCCAACACAAATGGCCAATATTACCAATACCAACACGATTGTTATAATTACATTAATCATCGTTACTCCTTATGGGAGTTGAAAGTTTGTTTGATTAACGCATAGACATCGCGATTAAAAAACTCATGTTGAGAAATAAGATGACCCATCATTGAAATATCTACTTGTTCGGCAATGGCAATAGCGACGCCTGCGCTTCTGGAAATACCAGCCCCACAATGAACAACGAGTAAAGAAACCTTATCTTTTATTTCTTCAAAAAAATGAGTAATCGAAAGAGCGTCGTCTCGCGTAATGAATTTAAGTTTAAGTGTTCCACCACCAATGATATCAATTTCTTTACCGTTCATATTTTCAAGAATATCATCGAAGGTTAAGCGAAGAACGAAGTCCGCATTAAGGGGTAGCTGAGCAAGGTCATCATCTGAACCGGTAATGCTGATAATGGCATATGGTCCAGTGGACACCCGCACTTCTTCCAATTCAAGTAAGGGCTTGTAAGCAAGCTCTTCAATCTGTCGTCGTGAGAAAACCACGATTCTCTCGATCATGTTCCTCCCTTTCTTCTTTGGATGAATCTTCTTCATATGGATCAGCAAACTCATCCACTCCATATAGAACGCGCTGATGATCTAAGTATCTTGGAGTTTTACCATGGGTCTCTTTGAGATGGGCGATTCGCTTCTCTCTCTTAATTCGCAAAATTTCGGTTTGTTTTTGAGCAGAGGTAATTGCTCTTTTCAAGCTTTCAATTTTGCTAGGCCAAAATTCTTCATATTCAGGAAGAGCCTCTTTAACTGCGTCTTGA